AAACCTCTTGTCCAGAAATCTTGATGATGAGATGTGTGTTTTACAAATACATTGTAGCCGTGTATCGGCTCTTCTAATTCGGTTTTTTTAATTTCCATAATAATTAACGTTTGCTAACACAAGCTATACACCATAAAGCGGATAGGTTTGTGCTAAGATTAAAAATTCTGCTATGCTTTACGGTGCATAGCTTCAACCGTTATGCGTAATACTACATTGCTGTAACAAAATGCACCTCGCCTTGTATCTGATGGGCAAAATCAATATAATCTTGCCCAAGTCGTTTAAAATCTTCTCTGTAATGCTCACAGTTTTTGCATTCATAATGCCCATCACCCCAGCATTTTCCTTTTGGTTCTCCTTGCTTATAGCCGTTAGTTGGGCATTGTTCATCCAACACCGTACTACGCATAACAGCACCTACCAAAAAGGCGGGGCTTTCGGCTTCGTTAGAAGCATTTGTGGTTAAATTATTATTCATCTTTCTATGTTTATTTTTGGTTAAAATCCCGCCCTTCTGGTAGCTGCTCCAACGTTATCAGATATCAATATTCGTTTCCAAATTTTAAAGTCAATATTACTAATTCATGATTCTTTTTATTAAAATTTCTAAAATCTTCAGACTGTGAAAATCCAATTTCCAAAAGTCTTACTTTGTAATTTATAATATCTGACATTTTTTTAGACATTTTTTCTTTATCTTCAATCGGACCAAAATACTCTTCAATTTCTTTTCTTTTGCCTTGTAATTCAATACTATATTTCATTATTTTATTTTTTTTACTACACGCACATAAATTATTTCATGATCTGGATTTTCATATTCAAACTTAAATTTTTCATTATAAGCATTTACCAAATCTTCAATACTTAAAAATTCCCTATCATCATTTTTAATAAAATAGAAAGACTTTTGATTCGCAACACCATATCCGCATACGGTTTTATTTGTAATTGTTTCTTTTGACAATTTTAAATCTTTATCTTCAAAAACAGAATGCCATTTTGTTGCAAAATTTCTATGGCAAATCATTTTAAAATTTATATCATTTTGATTAATCATAACTATTTTTATATTTTCCCTTTCATCCAATCCGTGTTTTGTAATTCTTTTGGTATTTCAGGGTATTCAATTTCAGGATTTAAAGTTTTCCAATTCTCTAAATCTGCATGAGTAACCATTTTTTGATTTTCAATGCTTGTGTTTTCTGATCGTTCTTTTGACAATAAATAATTACCGAACGATACAACTTCATCTTCTAAATAAATTCTGTCCATTTTAAAATATTTAAATTTAATTGTTAAATAATTGACATCTGATAACACTGTACATAACAATAGCTTCCTTATCAGTCAGCCATCGTATGTACTTTGACGTTATCTGCAACTGCTACGATACCGCTTCGATACAACGAATTTTAATAGTTGAACCATTTATGTATTTAATTTCTACATCTCTGACATTTTCTTTATCATAAACAGAAGAAATCTTCTCAATACCGTAATTAGATATTTTACCGCATTGAATAAACATATCTTTCATTTTAGGAATTATAGCGTTAATAATTTCATCTCTTTTGTCGTAACTAATATCAAATCCTTCTCGGTTTTGGATTAGAATTTGCTCAACTTCTTTTACAATATTTAATCTATTGTATTCAAGTTTTACGGAACAATGCAATCCTGAATATTGTATAAATTCAAGTTTGCATTTTTGTTCTATTGTTCCTTCAAGGAATAAACCATCTGATGAAATATAAGCCATTTTACTATCTAAATTGTCTTTGAAAAATTGCTCTATATTATTCATTTTTATTTGTTTTAAAATTGACACCCTTGTAATTTGACCGCCACTACCGCTAACAAGGGTTTGTACAAGTTTATGATTTGAAAAATCAACTTTTGTTCGTTTAGACATAATAATTATATTATCTAATTTTTTTAATAAAATTTCATATCATTAAGATATGTTTTATATAATTCTACATCTTTACAATGTTTAAATAAATCTTCTAATATGTCAGGATTATCAAATATATTCCCTAATATTTCAATTTTATCTTGTATATAAAACAATACATCATCCATACTATCCCAAGGATCATCTGGATCACCAGTTCCATTAAATGTTTCAACATCTAATGCTTGAAATGTATATTTATTATATACAACAATACCTAATACATCATTATCTTCACCTAAAAAGCTAGAAAACTTATTTCGTGGAGATTTAATTTTCCTAACAATATCTCCTCCCCATATAGTACGTCCATTTTTATCTTTAAGATTTGTGGTTCTACATGGATTTTCTATCTGATGATGGATTAAAGTTTTATCTATTAAAAAATGTTGATTTTGATGCTGATGGTGTATAATCGATACACCATACATCCATGACCAAGAATCTTTTGTTTTATAAATACCCTTATATTCGTGATTATCAGAAGGTACATCGTTATTTACAAATAAAACAGTGGTGGATTCTTCATCTATTCTATTACTAAAATTAATCATTAATAATTGAATATCATCTTTATATTCCCAAATACATCCATCAGCAGTACCATTATCCGTTTGTTCTTTATAAAAAGCATCAAACATTTCTCCTGCTATTACTAATTTATCACTCATAATATTATAAATTTGTTTTGATTATACTTAATAATTCTTTACTTGTCTTAACTAGACATCTTTTCTTTACAGATTCTACCATTTTTTTAGGAATATCGTAATGTGGATGTTTACCAGAATGATACCAACACCTCTTTATGTGCAAATCTTCAGCCATTTGATGAAGATTCTCTATAGAGTAAGGAATGCATATTAGATGTCGTGAATCATCGCATATATAAACCAAAGATGTTTTCATACTCTATTTATTCTAAAATCATCCAATCATCAGTTAATAAATCTGTTTGTGATGCTAACCAAGGAACAACCATATCATCTGCTGTTTTCATATCAATATGAGCATGATAACTAATTACTGCTCCTTCTGGGTAAATACCTAATAATGGAGGACGATTAACTGTAAAGGTAGATCCTGAAACAAGAAACAAAAACATTCCTTTTCCGTTCCAACCATTACGAGCTACTTTTTTACCTAATTTTAAAGCTTCTAAAGCTTGTCCGAAATTTAATGACATATTATAAAACTTTAATTAATTATTATTTAAAAAGTTATCCATTTCTTTACAAAATAAATAACATAATTCATCCTGATCTTTATTAGATTTATTAATAACAAGAATATAACTAGTACCACGAATAGAAGAAGATATTGTAAATATTGACCCCATAAATTCTACAAACCAATTATATGATTTATACCAAGTAAGCCAAGTATAATCTGATTTACCAAATTTATTAAAAAAGATTTTCTTATTATCTCCAGCTATATTACAATTAAACCATTCTTTATTATATTTATAATGATACTTTATTGCTAAGAAAGGAACATTGGCAATCGAATTAATAGATATATATTTATACGTTTCTTTTTCTTTTTTATCAAAAGTACATTTTTTAATACTACTCATAAATACTAATTTAGTTTTGGTATAGGAGACCAATATAAAGGATGAAGATCTAATAGATAATCATATTCTGGATCTAATAAATCATTATAAATTCTACAATGATTTGATGCCATAGTGCGCCATCTAATAGGCATCTCATCTGCTACACAACCCAAATACATAGATTGAATAGTATCAGTCTCTATATTACCATAATATAAGAAAACTAATTCTCCACATTCAGGTAAAGAATCGATATTTGTAATATCAATTTTATGTAAATTTGGATACTTTAATGAAAATATATATTTAGTTTAATATTACCTTCTTCATAAGTAACTTCTTTAGTGTACTTTTTAGGAAGTTTTACTGAAAATTCAACATAAGATTTCTTATTATCTTTAGTACTTTTAGTTAAATAATCTATTAGTTGAGATACACTTTTTTTTATATTATAGATTAGTGAAATATTACATTCATCACAAAGAAACTCAATCTCTCCATCTGTAAAATTAGCGAAATCATTTATAATATTAATATTATCATCTTCATCAATTACCCACAAATGATTTTTAAGTTCAGATAATTCAAAAATAAGTTCTTTATGATTATCATCAATAATTCTATATTGATTTTTTGTTTTTTTAATATGCTTATATACAGCTTTGAATGTCTTTTTTCTACTTAATATCATATTTATACTTATTTTAAATTGAAAAATTCCTTGATTGTTTTTGGTGTATATTTTAATCGTCGAGTATCTTTTTTAATTTTTGTAAAAAGATATTTTTGTGGAGTAAATGTTTCTTCAAAGAAAGATGGGAGTTTAATTAAATTAATATAAATTTGATACTTATCAAATAACCAAGCTTTATTTTGTTGAAATAATCTAGTCATATTATTTCTATCAAAAATACCTTTAGTTTCAACATACGATATTAATTGAATTGTATCATCGCTTTGTTTTTCTTTTTTATATAAAAAAGGACAAGTAATTTTTAGTATTGTATCATCAATATCTTGTGCAATTATCGAAATATCTTTATCGGGATTCCATACTATCTTAAAATCAGTAGTATATATTTTTTTACCTATAACTTTTTGAGTTAAGATTTTGGTGGATTTTTTTAAAATTTTCTGATACTCCTTGTTAAATCCTTTAGTAAGCACAAAAGGTTCTGGATTATGCTCATAGGAAAGTATCACTCCAATAGATAATAATTCCTCTAAAAAATAAGAAAAATATAATTCTTCATCTGAATCAAACATTAGCAATAAGTTAAAAATTAGTAAAAAGTGCAGTGGAAAACCCCACTGCACTATAATCAAAAAATCACAATGAAATATAAAATATTTTATTCATCATCATCTACTAAAATAGCATTTTCAGGATTTATATCATCATTATCATCATTTTGAGTAGATGATTCAAATTCCATTTCAGCCTGTACCCCATTAGTAGATGTACTATTAACAGGATCAATATCGGTAGCAGCACTACTAGTTGGTTTTACAATACTACTGATATAATCTGTAATTTCGCCTTGGTTAAAAAATTCACTCAAATCATAAGATCCTAAAAACATATCTGATAAATATACATCAACACTACTAACATCGTTACAATTAACTTGAAAAATAGCATTAGATGCGTTTTGTGCAACTGTAACAGCAAATACCCCAGTATCCGCAAACTTTCTAGAGTTTTGGAATCTAATTACTTTTCCTGATATAGGATTTTGAGTAAAACTTCCATCAAATAATTTATCAAATAAGTTTTTGATAATTCTTTTATCTTTACTAACTACTAATCCAGTATGACGAAGCTTTCTATTATTACCAAATTTAGTAATACTTTCAGAAAAACTTGTTGATGGATTCCTTTCTTCATTTTCTAGAAGTTGTTTTAAGAACTCTAGAACATTTAAGTTCTCTCTTTCTCGAATTATATCAAGAAATTTTGTAGAAATTGTTTTAGATTTTCTTTCTACTACTGTTTTTGTTTCATCAACTACTACATCCATTTTTTTTTAATTTAAATTAACGTTTATAAAATTATTATTCAATAAATTATGCATATTTGCATAAATCTTATCATCATCAAAATCATTTTGAGCATTACTATTTATAAGTTCTTCATAACTATTCTTTATATACTTATTATAAGCTAGTAATATATTTTTTCTAATATAATGACAGTGAATCAATCTTTTGATAAGTACTTCATAATCAAAACTCATTTCGCAAATTCTAATCTCTATTGTTTTATATCTTGATGAAAATCTTACCCAACATCTATAATCGATTTTAACATCTCTTGCATTATAAGAACCTTTATAATCCCAACTGTCCAACTCATTTAGAATAAAATCTTTGATTTTGGAAAAAAATATACTATCATTTATTATATTAAAATGATCAGTAAAATCAATATGAAAATGTATTCCACTATCGGTCAATGCACAATTCGATTTCATTAACTTACAAATATTATATAATGCTTTCATTCCAGGTAAACCTGGAGCAATTCTAAATCTTAATTCTGAAGTTGATGATCTATTTTCTTTTAATCCATCGATGGTATCAAAAACATTACTATTTGTTAGTAAATTACATTCAACTTCAACACCACTATCTACAGGTAAATAGTGAAGCGCTTGTTGTTCAAAAATATTATCATCTAAAATATAAGGATATTTGAATATAAAATTCTCTGAGTTATAATAAGATTCAAAACTTGCTACATCATTAAATTCAGCGAATACTTTTGGATTATCATTCATCAATATTCTTTATTACTGGATTTTTGTACTGGAGGAATAACAGCATTTTTTTTATCATCATTAACAGACCTATTTACTGCAACTTCTTTTTCTGAGAAACGCTTGCGCATCTCCTCTCTCAATACAGGATCAGTAATGGTATTAAGTAAATCTTCATTGGATAAAGATTCCAGTGATAGTTTATCGTCTATTGGTTTTGCAATATCTACTTTTGATTTAAAGAAAATAATCAATTCATCTTTTAGTTCTTTAGTATTCTTAGTATTATAAGATAAAACTTTTTGTTTGATATCATCTCTTGTACTTTTATCTTCTACTTTTTTACTATAAGATGTGTTGTCAATATTTAAAATGATATTTTGACCAACTTGTCTAAATGATATTTGATCTTTTATTTGAGTTTCAACAACTTCTTTCTTTGGTTTTACAATCTTATCTTTAACAGATTTAACTACAGATCCTACCCCATTATCTTTTTTCTTACTATCTTTTTTCTTATCATCTACCTTTTTAGTTTCTATTTTCTTAATATCTACCTTTTTCTCAACTTTTTTAGTAGATTTAATATTTGTTGGTGTAGAATCACCAGAAGCACTTAGAAATTTAATAAATTTTTTCTTAATGTCATCTGTAGAATCTTTGGTTCTATAGACAAAATTATTTGCATCACAATAAGCTTTTAACTGATTGCGATCAAAATCTTGAATTTTTTTAAAATCATGTTTCATTTCCAACGAATTTTAGTGAATGAATTTTATTTAATGGTTTTAATTTTATATATTTACTAAGAATTAGTTCTCGTAAATCTAATGGTTGATTAGTATTAGTACATTCTCTAATTATACCCCAATTTACTTTAATAAATCTATTTACTAATTCTAATATATATTTATATTTTTCTATACTAGATAATACTAAATCGAATTTAATACTCGCATCAAGTTCTTCAAAGAAACTAAAATAATCTTCAAATTTGTATCTATTAATAAAAGGATTTTCTTTAATTTTAATTGGGTCTAATTCAATATGATCATTATGGTTAGTATGACTATCAGTATTACAATCAAAATAAAATAAAAATTCTCTTAATAAATCATAATATTCTACATAAATAGTTGATTTGAAAATATTTGCAAAATCCCATATTTTTTGAATAATACATGCATCAAAAAATGTAATATTTGAACGACTTATATCAAACATATCATAATTAGAAAAATCATTAGCTTTATATATATTATAATTATGGGTTTTAAATAGTTTATAAAAAACTGCTTTTTGTAAATAATCATAAAACAGATCCAAAATATAAATATTTTCTTTTAAAAATAAATCATCTACTTTAATTATTTTAGATCTGAACAAGTTATAAAAATTATTTTTTTCAATTTTAGTATAATTACTAATATCACATAATAAAAAGCTATTTGTATTTTTAACTAATTGATCATCTTCTACTGGTTGTAATTGATAAATTGTATCACGATATTTACCAAACGTTCTTATAAAATTATACTTATGATCTGTTATACAATTATTTTTTTTATTTTCGTCTCTAATTATGATATAATCATGCTTATTAATTTCATCATGATTTAAAACTATACTTGAAGAAGAAAAAATAGATGAATAATCATAATAATTAGATAAAGCTAATGAAAATTCAATATCGGTTTTTTCTTTTTTTGCACTAATTGTTTTTTTTCTTTTCTCTCGTATAGCTAGAATAGATTGTTTCTTTTTTTCAATAAAACTATCAATTTCTTCTTGAATATGTTCAATAGGAACATCTGGAACAACACCTAATTTAACTATTTCATAATATATATCTTTATATACACGAATAGCATCTTTTATATAAGTTAAATTTAAATATCTTTTTATTGTTTTATAAACAAAATAACCAGGATATTTATGTAATCTAGAAATATAATTATTACTACCTTCCAAAATGCTACGTTGATAATCTATTATAATATTTGTTATAATGTTATCTGTAATAAACTTCCAAGTTTTATTATCCGTAATATTCAAGTTTAATTTAATATTCGATATTTTATTTGAATCGAACACGGTATCATCTACATTATAATCATCATATATTTTATAATATCTTTTAGAATCATGATAACTTGTTTTTCCATATGCTAATCTTACATCAATATTTCTAAAAAGCTTATTAAAAACTCTTGAAAATTTTGATTGAGATAAATAGCTGAATTTATTATAATTCAAAAGGTAATAAATTCTTTCACTGGAACTAATTGACTTCAAATATGATATGAATGTATTGATTAGATCATCATCATTACTTCCTTCAATCATTTCTGGACTACAAACCTTAAAATCTTCGTTAACTTCTTTAATAATACGATTTCTTATATTAAGATATTCTAATGTATTAAATGGTTCATTGTAATTAATAAGTTTTCGTGTAAGTAAAATTTTAAAATAAGAATCAGAATGTTTTACTCTAAGTATTATATTTTTATTATCATTATTATTATTACTTTGATTATTAAAATTTAAAATAACTCCGAGTGATGAATCATAATTATCTATACAATGATGGTATTCAGCAATATTATCAATATATTCATAATGTCTAATAATATTATTACTTATAAGATCAAATACTTGTATATATTTTTTAATAATATTATTTATAGATAACTCGGTATATTCAATATTTTCTCTATTCAAAGTTACATTAAGATCTCCAATATTGAATTTTAAATGTACCCCTGATAAAAAGTTCATATCATATTGATAATAATCACCTATATTATTTTTCTTTATATATTCATTAAACTTTGGTTCAATTAAAGAATGATCTAACTTATAAGATACACAATCTAAACTAATTCTTAGCGAATCTTCATTATTTGAAGTATGATAAAAAAGATCGTGTTCATAAATTAATCTATTATTAAATTTATCTACTTTAGTTGCAAGATCTTGAAGTTTAGAAGCATATAGCATATTACTATATGACAAAGTATTTTGAAGAACGAGTGGGTTTATTTGAAAATTGAAATAGATATTTTTAAATAAATATAATTGCTGCGATACTTTTACTACAAAAGAAAATAAATCATCATATTTTACAGAAAAATATATTTTTGTTCCATTTCTCTCCGATGTTGGAACTTCATTCAACAAACTTATCTCTGGTAAAGTAGGAGTTTTATTTAAAATATAAGTATATTTAGTACCAGAATACTTAGTTTCTATATAAAAGAAATCAACATAACCCAGTGGTGATTTTGATCCAATACCCCAACCGCCTATAAAATCTTGACTTAATCTTTTAGTACTATCGAAATATGACATATAATGTTTCTCAATAAATTGAGGTGACATACCAATACCATCGTCTTTCACAGAGAATGTTATTTCTGAATCAATATCACAATATAAAGATATCAATATTGGATTATTTACATTATCCAATCTATTTGCATCTAAAGCATTAGATGTTAATTCTCGAATAATCGATCCTATAAGATCAGAATATAAGTTTTTACTCACAGCAGATATCGCAAACATCATGTTGGATGCACTAATATTAGCTTGTGTAGCTTTTCCTACACCAATACTATCAATCTCAATATTTTCTAATATTTCTACCTTCATTTCTATTCTATTTTCAAAATTGGTGTTTGATCTAATTCAGTACCAGGAACTTCAATTCCTAATTTTAATGCAGCTCCTATAGCAATCTTATTTGGTTCATCTTTTGGTATCGGTGGAGTTCTCATATACTCATCAGGAATCAAGGTTACATCTACAATGTTTACTTTAGTATTATTGCGATAAGAAACATCCCCTTGGTCTGTCTCGATAGATTTTAATTCTAATTTTTTCATCACAAAATCAATTCTATCTTTCCAATATTCCATTGACTTTTTCTTTACTTCTATAGATTTTTCTAATTTTTTTAATCTATTACTTCTATCTAAAATAATATTATTATTTTCTTTATACTTCTTTATAAAAAATTCAATAGAACTTTTACCTTCTTTATCTAACTCATCAATTAAAAATTGAATATCATCTGTTATAACACCCTCACTATCTATTAGTAAATGCTCTATTTGCGATTTTATATCTAAAATATTTATTTCCATAAACTTATTATTTAAAATTAAAAAAAAAATGGTAGGTATATTTCAACCTACCATTCATTACCAACGAAAAAAACCTATTAAAAGAGTATCTTAATTATCTATTATAGATTCTATTTCTTGAGTAGAATCGACTGATTTGGTATCAATTGAATCGGTATTAATAATATCATAACATCCATCTATAACTTCTTTAAACTTAGCAAGATCCCCAGCTTTCAATATAATAATATCTACTGATTGATTTCTAACTAAATTATTCAAATTTACAATTTGATGATCAGATAATTCATTTAAATACAATGTGATCTTTTTTGATAAATCTGCCATTGTTCCATTGTCTTTTAATAAACAACCTTCCGATTTGAAAAGAATTTTATCCATTTTTCATTTTTTTTTTACAATGACAAATTTACAAAAAAAAATTATCCCAGAAGTGTTTTTAACTTAATAAATCTAATTAATTTACTTTGATCTAGTAACAATTTAACATCATCGAAATTTACTAGAGTAAACGTAGGAGAATCTTGATTTTTATTTTCAAATTCATTAAAAGTATCATTATATATACTAGATTCCTTATCAGTATAAAAATTAATAGCATTCCCTTTTGCAATTGCAAATTTATAAGTTACAATATTAACACCATTTCTATTTGTATCAAAATAATTCAGAATTATATTATTATCATCGATAGATTCGATAAATATGGTATCAAGATTTTTATTTACATGAACTCTCCACATTCTTATTTTAATTTATCTTCTGAATAATATTCTCTAGAAGGATCGAATTTTGGAAAAAATTCATCACCAATTTCACTAACATTAAGTTCGGTTTTCATTGTATTTTCTAAAAATGATTTTTTATATACAATGTTGTGTGCTAAATTTTTAGATACAATATATCGAATATAAATATTATTAATAACTGGTACAGATTTATAAGAAATACGCATCTGTTCTTTAAACAAAACTGATGTTTCTGAATATTTCGATTCTGAAATTTTTAAAATATCATTTTTATATTTTTTAGGTATTTTTAACGTTATATGTATAACATCATCAACAACTGTTATATAATAAAAATTATCATGATTTATTAATAAATCAATTACATTTACTAGAGAAGAATCTGTTAAATTACGATCATCAATAGCATCTATATCGAATAATAAATGTAATAAAGTATGATCTGGATCTAAATAACATTGTATTAAATTATACTCACTTACCAAATATAACAATGGATAATTTAATTTTGAATCCTTATTTACTATATTAATATTATTATCAAATAAATTTATTAATAATATTGTAGAAATATTTATATTTTCCCAAATATCTTGAATAGTTATCTTATTTATATTAGGATTTTGAAATTTGATTTTCCCACTCATCTTTTTTAATTAATTTTTTAATTATCATCAATATCATCCACACTATCCTGGTAATCAATATTCATCTTATAAGGTATTACATAATGTTCTTTAAGAGCTTTATATCTTTCTGGATCTAAATCTAAATAATCCCTAAGATTTCTTATTTCTAAAAAATCTATTTTAGCATATGGGTTATTAATTTTTATACAATCGTTACCCTGATAATTTATCCCAACTTCTTTATTTATTATTTTTTCAAGATCTTTATTAAATTCCTGGAAATAAATATCCAAAATTGAAATATCTATTTTACTATTAAATATAAGATGTTTTATATCTAAGTATTTATACATTTCGAATGGTAATGTATTCACTAATTCATAGTATTTAATAGTACTTAAATCTTTACCACCATGTAATAAATTTTGAAGATCTTCTGATATTAAACTATTTCTTAGTACACCAAGATGACTTAAATAAAAAGTTGCTAATTCTTTAATTGGTGCTTTAGATTCTCTATATTTCGCAATCAAAGAAGAAAATTTATTAATAATAAAACTAGTATATAAAAAAGTATTTATATCGTTTAGATGATTATATGAATATAAGATTTCACAACCAATTATTTTAGAACTATCATTCGATAATAATCTAATAATATTATTATAATCAGAAATAGTCATTCTTTGTTTAAGTATTTCAGTACTATTAATGTAATCACTAAAACCAATTACTTTTGTAGAACTATCTCTGCAATATTTATTAAAAGTATTTAATAAACATTGCACATTAAATACGATACTTTCTATATCTACTGTTTTAAATACTTTTCCTGTAGCTATTACTTGATTTGGTTGTAATTGAACTGTATCCAATTTATCATATAAATTCTCAGGAATAAATTCATATAAAATAGTTCCACAAATATCTTCTAAATCACTCTTATGAAATCTTTGATCATTTATAATATGATATTCATCTATATCAGCAATATTTATTTTTTTAAAATAAACATCTTTTAATAAATCATTTATACATATTTTTGATGAATCATCATGTCTGCTTGATAATATATTCTTTACATAATCTATTGCACGTTCGAGATCAAAATCATTAAAAACTGTTAATGTTGCATTATTTACAGATCTTACTTGCTTTACTACAATACCTTTTTTTAATAACTCAATATTATTTGTACTAATAATTTTTTTTAATTCTCCATGTACTGAAAAATCATAATAAATTCTATCTCCAGATCTTACATTATCTATAAACAAATCATTAATTTTATTAAGTATATTAATATCATTATTTGATACTAAATAATGATTACTAAAGATCTGTTTTTTCTCAATACCATCATATTCTAAAGAAACTATTTTCTTCATATAATGCTTTGTTTACTCATTAATAAATCCATTACATACTTCTTACTCGTTATTCGAGATAATAAATTTTTACATGGATGAGTTGGTTTAGATATATCCATTAATACATCCATCAAACTATCTTTGTGAATGATCTCTTTATCTAAGATATTTGAAAATCTATTTACTTCATCATCTGTAATTTTTGGATTACGGAAATAACTTTTCAATCTTAAACCTAATAATCCTTTAATATCAGATCTAATTATTTTTGATCCATTACTATTAGTACTATAAATACATTCGGTTAATTTATCCAAAACCATCTTTTCATTATTTTTCGGATCAAATATCCATTTCAAAGATGGTATCATATCTAAATTATTATCAATAAATAGCAGAAACAATCTTGTCATAGATTCTCCAACACTACCGACACCGATTCTATGTACGGTTGTCAAATCATTTTTATCTTTTAAATCAAACATTGCTATTCCATGAAAGAACATCGACCATTTTCTATAAGAAGGAGTATCTTTTTTATCTCTAGCTTCATCGGTTTTATAAAGAAAGTTTATACAAGGTTCTGGAATATTATGCTCAGTAGCATAATCTACCCAGCTTTCTATGTTACCGACTACTTGATACGATAACATTCTATCCATACCAGCAGCATCAAAACTTGATACATTATAATTCCCATCTGTCGGATTATTACACAACACAATAGTACAATTAGGAGGTAAACTCCAATTTGCATATTTACCATCCAATATAAGGTTCATACAAGCTTGTTGAATGTGTGGGAGTGATCTTTTATATTCATCTAAAAGCAATATGCTATTATCTGTTTTTGCAAGCTCATTTACCCACTCAGGAGTAGCATAACTTAACTCTGGATTAATAGATACCTGTGTCCATCCATTTGCTAAATATTGTTGAAGTTGTTCAATTTCGACTTTTCTATTATTAAGTACAACTTTTTCTTTTTTACCTTCTGGTGTAGTTTCTATTACTTTAGATTCTTTTTTTATCCTATAAACCTTTCTTGGATACCCGAATAACGATGTTTCATCTGTTATTTGAGCTAATTCTCGCTTAATAAAAGAATATCCTTTTTTTTTAGCATATTCTTCAACAAATTGGGATTTACCAATCCCATGCTCACCAATAAATTCTACCGCTAAATTTCTATTAGAAATTCCTTTTTTCTTATTATAAATATTCGATTTTACAATCGAATCAAGAATTTGAGCTGCTTCATTTATACTATACGCCATATATTGATTTTTTAATTTAATTATTGTTATTTTGTTTTTAAATAATCGATAGGAATTTGACACGATGTAATACCTGCCCAATCTACCAAAGAACCTTTAGATGATACCACTACTAAAATTGGAATATTACTTTTAACACTAGGTGGGGAAACCCAACCATCAGTTAAATAAATATGACCCGAATATTTAGGATTATCATTTGTATAAGAAACGGCAGGAGTAAATTCTGTTCCACCTCTGCCTGATATACCTTTTTGAGTGAGGTATTCATTCATTTGATGAACATCTTTTAACTCCCATACATTATGAATAGTAGTATCTATTTCAGCAACATCTATTTTACAATTAGTGATACGTTTGATATTACATAACTCCGTAAATACTTCCTTAAAATCTTGTTTACTCATAGAACCAGATGTATCAATACTTACAAAAATATATTTATCGGGTTTCATTGCTAATCTATATAAATCTGGGATTATAAGCGTTGGTTTCGATCTTGTTCTACTTATTTGAGTAAAATTTCCAAAAATCGAAACCCAATTTCTAATAAAAGATACATAATCAAATACAGGTTTGGGTGGATTTAATATTTTATCCAATAATTCTCTTAAATAAGCAGGCATATTACCTTGAGATTTATCAAATTCTTCCAAAGCTTGTTTTAAAATAAACTCTTGTTGATTTTTAATAAAATCTTTTACTTCTGGTGTAAGTTCTTTATTTAATCCATCCCAATCCTTATGATCAGATGGATGTTTTGAATCAGTGTTCTTACATAAATCTAATATAAAAGATCCGCTACTTTGATTATTGTTTTCTTTAATCTTAAACAATTTTTGATAAATCCAATCCGATCCTTTATTTATACAATTTGGTATTGAAATATCTGGATCATTATAATCATCAGGTAAAACAGGTCTTATAGGAATTTTCTCAAATTCTTTTTTAAACGTTTCTTCATCAATTATTTTATCAGATAAATCTTGCATTAATTTTTCTAAAGCAGGTTTGTGAACACTATTAAATATTTGTGTATTTGCTTCTCCTGGAAGTGATTTTTCTCCAAAATCATTTAATAAAACCGAATTTATAAATAAATCAGTTGCTTCATTATGCAAATTATGATCTGGATAATTTTCTCCCATTAATGGATGATTATATATAACATGCATTACTTCATGAACTAGTAGTCCAACTCTTTGTGATTTACTCATGTTGATTTTATCAATCCAAAATTTCCTATTGATAAATAATTTATAGTTTAACCCTATTAAACTAATACCAGCAGTAAAAATCGGTACTTGTGGGCTATAATCCACAAACTCTTTTTGAATAGTTAATAACATATAACCATAAAAACGCATGTTCTTATATCGATCTTCTATTAATAGTAATTCAATAGAATTTGAAACTGATTTATACAGATCTTCATCAGTTATTACTTTACCATTTAAAGTAAGTACATCACTCATATTGCATATTATTTTATTTTCGATTAATTAAATTACAATCTATAAATAAGTTTTGTAATTCTTGCACTTTTCTATCTTGATTTACATAAGCAGCAGGATGAATTGCTGTATATATATTACCCATAAGGATTTCGGATTTTAATGCTTTAGCATCTCCTCCTAGCAATATCCAATTTAAATTAGTTTTTTCTCTACTAATCTTATTAATTAAAATCTTTGTGAATTTTGACCAAACATCTATATGAGAGTTTGGTTGAGATCTAAATACAGTTAATGTTGTATTTAATAATAATACTCTATTGTCGAGCATAAAATCTTTAAATTCTAAAGGATCTATACCTAAACTTGCACTTAATATTCTAAGGGATGGATTTATATATCCATTTTCTGTTACAAAGCTTAATCCACACGCTGACGGAACATTATTATAAACATTATGATAAGGATCTTGTCCTATCAAAACATATTTACACGTTTCGATATTTATTTCTCTAAAACATCTAAAAATATTACTCTTTTCTGGAAAAATCTTTCCTCTATATAATCCATATAAAGGTTCTATTTGTTGCATTACAACATCCAACTCCTTCATGACTAAAGGATTATCAATAATAAGTTTACTCCAAGTATTAAACTGGAGATTTATTTCATCAATATTCATACTAATGTTTGTTTATTTTTTTTTAACGATATATCCTATTATAATATAGGATTGGGATGATTTATTATAAATTCTTTATAATTATCAAATTCAAGTTTAATACTATTCAATAGTAAATTAATACCTATTAATTCAGTATCTTTATTATATATATAATTATTAAGATCGTAATTATATAACCAAATAGTATAATCATTAAATTTATCTACTAAGTTTAAATTAAATAGAATCTCCCCATAATATGGTTTTATTTGTAAAGAAAGAATATTAAATATAGGTGATACTATACCGAATCCTTTTTTTATATTATAATTAAGTTTTAAAGATTTATAACCTTCTCTTTTAAATATAATAACATTGCACTTTTTGATTTTTAATAAATAATTAATTACATTAACCAGAAGATTGGTATGAATATTTGATGGTAATTCTATTAAAGATAATTTATTTGATTCTTTTGGAATATATAGATTTAAACCAAACATCGGTATAGGTTCTATAGAATAATCATAATACTCTTTATTAGACTCCATCTCTTATAAATTTATCAATTATTAAATCGTTTAAAAGTTTATAATCAAAATGATCTACTACATCCCAAGGATCTTTAATCTTCAGATTATTATTTGATAATGAAATTGGTACATTTATATAATTTAGATGATATAATTCTGTAAATTCAATAGATCGCTTTATACCAGTAGAATCATTATCGAAAAAAATATATATATATTTATATACTGATTTTAAGTAATCAATATCCCAGGGTGTTAGAAATAGATGTTCAGAATGCGGAGCTATAGCATCGTATCCTAATTTATTTAAAACCATACAATCTTTATAAGATTTAGTAATAAAAAGAACATCAGAACCAAATAATCCTATTTTATCATAATTCTGTATATGTTCTATAATATTGTTTGAGAAAAATTTAGGATTTGGTTCAACAGCATAGGGAAAATAACCTTTCCAAATCTTTTTCTGTTTATCAAATACATATATAAATAAAGGATTGCTATCTATAGATTTATACATACGAGTATTATTCCCCCATATTTCTCCAGTATATATATTATAAAAACTAAGATCTGTTTTTATAAATTCTCCTTTTTCCCAATACAAAAGTTGATCTTGTGTAAATTTTTTAGTAATTCTACAACTATAAATTATATTTTCAACTATTCTCTTTTTAATATTTTGTTCTAAAGGAATATCTTTTCCAAGAACTACTGTTAAATATATATATTCTAATGCTTGATAAAAGGATAATGAAAATTTTTTCTGTACAAAATCTATACTATCTTTTAATCTAAAATCATCTCCATAATCAACCCAACACAATTTACCATTATCATATTTAAATTTAAATGAACCAAATTTTTCTTTACGAAATGGTGAATGATAAAATTGATCTTCATTAAATGGTCCAAAAAAATACAAGTAAATTTGAACATCACTTATGTAAGAATTTAATTCTGCTTTAGATGTTGGGATATAATTACCATATTCATTTTCCTGCTCCATTGTTTGATCTCTTTAAAATTACATATCAATTACATTTCTAAATCTATATTAGTAACAAGATATTTATTTATATCATAATGTTTATCTAAAGCTTCAAATATTTGTCTAAAAATTACTTGAAGTTGTATCGAAAATATATCTTTTTGACTACTTAATTCAAAATCTGATGGAAAATTTAAAACGATATTTTTAATTATTCCAAAACAACCATCATCAACAACTCTAATAGCTGTTTTTATTGAATAATCATCTTTTATCAACACAGATTTGCCATTATAAAAATATATAAAAAATTTAGTTGTAGCAAAATGACGTTGTTCAAATGTATTTTCTATATCATATATAATTTGATTTTCAATATTATCTTGTAAAAAACGAATATATCTTTTAAGATGAAAATTTTTAAGTTCATATTCTATATATTCTGATTTAATGATTTCACTATTATTCATGATTAAAATTGATAAAAAATATCCCCGTACCTATAATTGATACGGGGATTTCATTCTCAGGAAAATCTATTAAAAAACATTTTACATTTAATCTATATCTAGATCATCATCTTCTTCTACAATATCAGATACAGATCCTAATTTTGGTATTGATGCTTGTATTTTCTTTATTTGCTCCATATCCTGTAGAGTATATTTCAGAATACATTCTGAATCATCACTCATTACTTGAAGAAATGGAGGGAATTTTGGAAGTGCAGGACGATTATCTTTATCAGCCATAAATTTAACATATAACAATCGATCATCTATTCTTTCATTTAAAAGTAATTGATACTTAGAGCTGAAATCTTTGAAAGATGTAGAGTTCCCCGTTACTTGAGTTAATTCTTCTACTGTAATATCAAATTTTGAAGCAATATGCTTCATCTTTGTATTAAAAGCTCTTTTTTCTTGCTCATAAGTTTCTTCTAACGAAGTTTTATGTCTCCAAGATTTCATTGCTTCTTTGTTTAAAGGCATAACCTGATCAATAAAAGATTGAGTTACCCAATTCGTAAGATCTTTTTGATAATAAAATTTTAATGCTTCATACGCATTCCCACCTTTAGATGTACCACTATAGTACTCTACCTTCTTTAATTTAACCCCAACTGCAATCTTACAAGAATCAAATCCAGTAAACTCTTGATCAGATAAGTTACTAAAATCACCATATTCATTTGACATACAAAATTATTTAAATTGTTATTTATTAATTATTAATTTGTTTAACTTATTATTTTTCTTTGATATAAATATCATCCCAATATGTAGTTACTATTTTAGTATCAGGATTCTTTTCTGATATTAAAAATTCTTCCCCACTCAAATGTTTCGATCTAGTATCAGCAATTTCATTATCAGCTATAAAACTAAGATAATTTTTATTCTTTTCTTTTCTATATAATAATCCTAATGCATCCACATCTGCTGCTAAAATATTCTTTAACTTACCCGTCATATCCAAACTCTCAAAGGTAAGATTCTCACCTTCTTTTATAATATCTTTATCTAATGTATGCGCACTGATTATAAGATATTTACACAATGGTTTTAAAATCTCAATAAGCTTCTTTGATGCTTCACGTATATACACTTGACCTTTACCATAAGGAAGCACTTCTATATTCCAGGTTAAAGGTTGACCTTGATCTTCATCTTTATTATACTCTCGTACTGCCATTGCTCTAATGATAGTATCTAATGCTTTAGTAAAAGTATCTAATACTATAAAATCAAATACAATACCATCTTCTCTAATCTCTTTCACTAATGATGCAAATACTTCATAAGTTTTACATACAACAGCGTTACATTTAAAATATCCAGAACTACCATCCACATCAATAATAAGATGATTCGGTAATTGAGAATACAAAGTTGTCTTACCAATTTTTGGTTTAGAGTAGAAAATTGCTACTCTAGGATTAACAAGATCGGGTTCAGTAACCCCTTTGATCAATTTACCCATTTATTTACTTTTTTGAATTTAAAATTAAAATATCCAACCATTCTGATCCACTATCTGGTACTTTTAATAAAATACAAGCCATTTGTCGTTTAGTAAAATTACTGGCTAGTTTCTCCATATCATATACTTCTTTGGAAATCATACCTACTGATGAAATATTTTCATCTAAATCTTTATCTATAGCTTTAATTTTATCCTTGTTTTCTTGTTTTTTACTTATCTTATCTACTTTCTTATTTATAGTATCTACACTATCTTCTTTATTACTAATATCCTCACCTTCACCGATTACAATATCATTTAAACTTACAGGATATTGTGCATTATTATTTATTTGTCCAAAAGTACTAGATATTCTATGCTTTAACTCTATAGCTGTATTTTTTGATATATATGCAATAGAATAATTTGTAAAATCATATATATAACCATATTTATTATTCATTACACCTTTAGTCCATGTATTAGGAATAAGAACAAACATACCTGTTGTAACAGCTTTTGATATTTTATCACCCCAAATGTTGATAGTATTATTTCTTAATCTAACACATACTATAAACGGTATATTTATATTTCCATTATTCGGAAGGAATAACTTATGTTTATAATAATAATTAGTTATCAAGCTCTGCGCAATATCAAAAGTAATATTATCGATTTTGGAAATATCTATATTCTCTATATTATCTTGCATATTTAATAATTTAAAATGGTAATTCTTGATATTGATGTCCAATTAAAACAGAGTGTTTTAAGCTATCATCATATAAATCACTATCCTTAAATGAATTTAATAAAATTGATTCTGCTATAGGATATGTAGATTTGTTAAAAAATAAATCTATTACTTTATCAGGAACATCTATTATTATTTGTGGCTCTAAAATATCAACATATTTACTTATTTTTATATGACTTGTAACTTTTCTATTATTAATAACAACATATTCATCATCAAGCGATAATAATGTTAAATACCAGTTTGAATAAATTAATAATGGTTGATCTTGATCAGCACTAAATCTTTTTTGAATAAATGTAGCTATAAATTTTACTTTCGATGATACTTTACTAATTTTAGCTATTAATTTTTTAGCAATTATATCTATAGTTTCATTTTTTATTTCTTCAACCATATTAGCAAAATCTGGATCTCTTAGATATAATGCTGTACCATATTCTACTATGTCATCTTTATTTACCATAATACGATAATTTACACATTATATTTTTTAAAAAAATTTTCTCTACCTTTAATTGAAAATTCTTCCAAAGAATTTATTTCCAATCTATCTATTAAAGGATCTAATCCAGGTACACCATCTCTAGCTTTAATTGTATGAATATAAAATAACCTAACTTCACCTTTAGTTTTAGATTCTATTTTAAAAGGTAAATTATTAGGTCCATAACTATCACTTGGTAAATTTAATGCAGAAGGGTTAACAATTGCTAAAACATTATTAGCTACATGATAAAGATATTTAGAACCAAATATATCAGTTTGATTAGGATAATGACCACCCTTATACACCATCCTTTTAGGATCTAACATTGAATTATTAAGCTGAGAAATTAAAAAGAATACTCTATCATAATTTTTCTTCTCAATATTAACTAGTTGACTCAATGCAATTAAAGTATCATTTTCACTATCTCCTTGTCGTCCAGATACAAGCAAAGTATGATCAAAAAAAATATGAACTCTTTCTAAAGGATGTTTTTCACTATATTTTTGAAGTACATTAGCTATTACTGTTACATCAATAGGCACTTCTATTATATCAAATGGTATATTTTTAAATTTATCAAAATTAGATTTATCAACCAAACCATTACTATATAATTGATTAAGAGATAAGTTCAAATCTTTACCTACTAATTTAGCAGCTATTTTTCTCCCAGGAACTTCAAAAGATAAATATAAACATCTTGTATTTTTATTTAATGTAGCAAGATTATATGCTAATTGAATAGCTAATGTGCTCTTACCTACTCCACTCAATCCTGCTAACAGAATAACATCTTCTTTATTAGTACCTTTTAACAAACGATCATTAAGAAATCTAAAACCAGTATCGCATGGGATTATCTCATTATTATATATCTTCTGTTGATACAAATATTCTTCATTAGCTACTGAATTTAAACTTCTTAATTTAGCCATCACTACTATTTAATTGATTAATTTTATCGCTACAAATACGAATTACATCTTTACATCTATCTTCGTCAAACATACCTATATGAGTTTCATTCAAAGGTAGATTTAATTGCAAAGATAACCATAAATAAGATTTATTTCTTCTCGAAAGATCTGATTTTTTTTTATAAATCTGATCTATTAATTTTTCCTTATAAAACCTATCAAAATATGAATGAGCTTTTTTTCTCAAATCTCTAAGGATTCTATTAGCAAGTGTACCCAAAGGTATATTAGTTCCTTTGTGTACACCACAATAAGCATTACAATCTTCACATAAATAAAGCATTCCATAATCTTTACCATAGATTATAGAACTATTTACATACTTTGATTCTTTATTACAATAAGGGCAAATCGGATTAATAATTTTATTATCCATAATTATCCTATAATTTAGCAAAACTATTAGCTCTACTTGTTTCTAATTTTAATAGATAAGAATCTATAATCTCTTGTTTTGATTTTGTTAGTAATAACTCTGGATTAACAAATATAGATGTTGCTCTATCTATAGATATTTCAACTTTATGTTTATTCTTTGATTGTATAGATTGTAATAAACCCCCTTTTATATCCTTATTTTCTCTAATTGATTCTAGAGAACCAACTGGTCCTTTTTTTTGAATAATATTACCAGCTTTTAATTTATTTTCTTTATTTCTATCACTACTACTCATACATGTTATATTTTTTAATTATTAAAATTGTTATCACTTACCAAAATATTCTTGTTGAGTTTCCAGATTTGCATCTCTAAAATCTGTCGATGGATAATCTGGTAAATCACTAGACATTTGTTTTAAAATATTTACTTTTTGATGCTCTATCTTATTCTGCGCATACTGCGGAGGTAAACCTGTTAATTCAGAAATAATTTTTGTTCCATTACAAGTTGAGCAAACATCAAAAGATGCGAGTAATGAAGTATTATGTATTTTACCAGTACCATTACAAATTGGACATTTTTGCCACATATTTTATACCATTTATTTGTTAAAAAAAATTATAAAATTCACAATATTAATCTTCAATGGACGTTAGATCACTACTATATGTATTCTTTTCACTATACTTATCAATTAATGTTAGAATAGGAATTTTCTCCCCACCAACATCTCTTTTATAAAATATATTATCCAAATCATATAATATATTTTGTTTAGAAGAATATATTAATTCTTCAGAATATAATTTTATAATATTAAAAATAATATCTGGAGTATATTGCGGATAATTAGTTAAAAATCTATTTAATTTAGATTTAATTATATCCTTTGTACCTTTTCTATCAGAGTTTTGAGGATATAAATCTCTTAGTTTAACAATAAAGTCATCATCTATTGGATCAGTATCAATAATATCTTTATATTCTTTAGAAACAGATAAATTATCAAATTTATTAATAATAGATTTGATAGATTTATTTTTAGGAGATCTTCTATAAGTACATATCTTATTTTCTATCAAAATTCCACATAATTGAGGTTCTATCAACCTCGCTAATTGCGCTATTTGCTTGTCGGTCATATGATTTTAATTTTATTTGAATCGAGATTTATAAGAGCTTCTTTTATCCATCCTAATTCAATAGAATTTGTATATGGAATATATACATTAAGTGGATTTTCAGAATCTTTTACCAAACCTCTTGATAATTTTTGAGTAATGTTAGTATTACTACTATTTACTGATAATATAATACAAGTATCTATATTATGGAAATTAAATCCTGTAGCAGCTTTTTCTATCAAAACAATATGATTAATCTTATTTAATTGAAAATCTTCTAAAGATTGCTTATCTGTTTTAGAATTATAATTGTTTTTTGATATCTTATTAGAAACATCTGTATTACTTGCGAATATTAAAATTCTTTTATCAGGATTGTTTACAATAAAATTTTGTGCAAACTTTATCTTTGTATCAAATGAATTAGATGTCTGCATTAAGGAAAAAGATATTTTTTTTTTCTTTTCCCATAATGGTTTTGATAAATCAACTAAAACTCTATTTCTTTGATATAAATTTCTTAAAAGTAATTGATTTTTTTCATCTTCATCTTCATATGCTTTATATGAATTTATTTGCTCTTGAATAGTTTTTCTTTCAGTATTATAAGGAAGTAATTCTGTATTAATATCAGATAATTTATTGATGTAATTATCAACCATACTTTGTTCCGATAGATAAAAAGTTGCGGGTTTATTGGTTACTTTATTATGATATTCAATTTTAATATTCTTTTCTGTAGATAACCCTAAATTATTCACAATTATATTATAATCAGAAATAATATCGTCATCAACAGCTTCAGAAAATGAATATAAAAATATAATATTATCTAACCCAATATCTTTAAGATACTGTTGTTTTTCTAATTTATTTGGATATGTACCAGTTAAACCTATAATTCTACTATTATATCCAAACGATGTAAGATACTCACTAATATGTTGGGTAATAGTATGACACTCATTATATATAATTAAATCATATATACTAATATCTGTTTTAAACAATCTAGTTGATTTATATATAATTTTATCTATATTAGATAATAAATGTTCACATTCCCAATACTTAAATTCAGCATCTAATTGATGATCTTGTTCATCTTTATCATAACACAACCATAAAACTTTTAAATTAGGATTTTTTAAAACTAAATGATTTATGTATGAGATCATTACAGACGTTTTCCCAGATCTTGGGGATTTTAGGATAGTTCCATTAGAATTTGAAATTTTTAAAGCATCAGACGCTTCTTTCGCACTTTCTCGTAAATCAATATCAATATTCATAAACACTTATTAAACTTATTAAAAAAAAGTAGGTGAGATTTGTCTCACCTACTATACACATACATCCATTATCACTAAATCCTCACTTTCAATATTCTATTTTTTGTATTAGCATGAAGGAATATTTCAATTTTATCACATATTCTATCAGATACAGGTTTTCTATTAAAATAATTACCCAATACCATTGCACTTACACCAATTTCCTTAGCTATTTCAGCTAAAGTATTTAACGAATATACAACAGAAGCTTTTGGATTAATGATTTTATTTGCTTCTTTTAAAACAGCTTCTAATTCACTATGTGTTAAATCCGATACCTTTTGTTTCATACCAAGATTTTTCATAGATTTAGCAATCATTTGTTTTTCAATCCTAATCCATCTAGTTGAATCACTTTCTTTTAACTCCTTAGTATTTTTAGGTTTAGCAATAACTTTAGGTTTAACTAAACTTATATCAACATTATCTGGATGCTCAGAACCTAAATCTTTAGATACAATAATTGTTTTACCTATATTTGGTCGATCTACATATTCCGCTGCTACAAGACGAGCAGTAGCATCATCTACATCTACAGGAATATATGGATCATAATTATCATCCAACTCATCAGTAGTATCTTTTTTATTAATTGTATTAACTCCTAATACAATTGCAGCAAGAAAAACAATAATAATAATTATTACTCCAATAGATGTAAGACTTGGGTTGTTTAAATTAAATGTTAATAACCCCAGAATAAAATTTAAAATACTCATAATATTGATGTTTTTGATTAAATGAAAAAAAAAATGATTAAAATTATTAAATTTACTATTAAATCTATTATTAAATTATTTCAAAATCTGATTCATCTAAATCAATTATTTTAGAAACAATTTCTTTTGCTTTATTTATATAAAATTCTCTATTGATATCGGAATATCTATGTGTACACATTTTCTTACCAGTTTTACCATAATAAAATGAAACAGAATTGTTTTCTTTCATCGGATAAAACTCAGGGTTTCCTATCTTATTAATGATAGTTATAGGATCATTTGCTTCCAAAGATGTAAACTTCAATCCTTGAACAGAATTTTCATACCAAAGTTTAGTAAGAGTTACACCCTGGTTAGATATATAATATCTAATGACCCTTTGATCTATAATTTTATTTCTAATAATCTTTAACTTCTCATCAAACTCTTGTTTGTTGAATACAAATTTATACCTACCTGTAAGTTCAGTATTATTAGATAATGGATCATAATCATTAGGATCAGTTTCTATATGTTCCATAAAAGTAAATGATGATGTCAACTCACCCATTTCATCTACAATATCATCTAATGAAACAGATTCTCCATCAACCATTTCGTTAATGAATAGATCAAAAGTACTTCCACCTTTTGCAGCAATACAAAAATCAAATATATTATTACTACAATATATTGTTTCTTCTATAGAAATTCCATTGATAAAATATTCATACAATGCTTTTGCGATAATCTTCATAGATGTATCTTTATGATATTCACTATGTGAAACTATCGTTTCGTATCTTGTAAAACATCCTTTTTCTTTAATCTTTCCTTTTTTAGTTTTCAACAAATAATTATTAACATCAAGAGCATAAAAAGTATCAACATCTTCATACTCTAATGGAATATTTATTTGTTTAGCAAAATCAAATAATATGTTTGATATTTTATCTAATTCTTCCTTTTTACAACGAATCATAAAACCATCAGTATTTTGATATAATACTTCTACACCATTAAGGAAACATAACTCACTCATTTTTGTAATTAAAAGAATACCATTAATACATACCCCTAATTGTCCTTTTTGATCTAATAATGGTCCATAATCAGAACCTAATAACGATTTGTTACCTTACAAGCTCTTTATCTTGTAATTCTACACTTTCTATTTTAGATTATATGTGTAGTCCAGACTATATCATCATCTTCATAATTTCTTATGATAAGATGTTCCGCACTCGTGGAATTTTACTTTCTTCAGCATTATCTGGTAAGAATCCATATTCTAGTCGTTGCACTTTCAATATATTTCTATATTGTTTAGCTCAGGATTGTCTATCTCTAGAGTTTCCCTGAATTCACGGAATTCTAATATTATATTTCTATAACAAAGGGCTTACAATAAATTATAAGCTTAAATTAATTACAGGTATTTTTGAATTTTCATATCTAAATTGCAAACCTTTATAATGTGTTGATAATTTTTTACAATTATTTGTTACATTTATTTTACTTAAATAGTAAAATGGTTTACCATTTCTTCCACTTTTATTTCTAAGAACAAGCGGAAAAAAATCTTTATTTATTAAAGAAAACTCTTCTATATCTGTTGCACTTCTAAACGTTTTAAGATAATTACCATTATAATCATAAACTAATATATTAGGAGTTCTATTTTCTCTCGAATTAATAGACTGCTCTTTATATTTTTTATTAGTTTTTTCGGATAATGTTTTTTTATTACCTTTTAAAAATGACCAATCGTAACCATTAGCAATAGTTTTACCTTTTGCCCAATGATTTTCTCTTTTATCTAAATAAGCTTTAACTATTTTAACATATTTTTTAGGTATGTTTTCAATACTTATCATATTATTTAAATATTGTTCATAATATTGATGAGCTATAGTATTAGTTTTTACTAATGTTTTTGCTCTACGTTTATAAGTTTCTTTATCAAATTGAGTACTACCAGTAGCTTTACAATTAATATTATATGATTTAGATTTTTTATGAGCTTCATATAAATCTAGATAATATTGTTCACGAATTAATATTAAACCAATATCATTTATTATTTCTAATATATGAAATTCAAAATATTCTAACCCATATTTATTAACTGCATTTTGTAAATAGATGTTTTTATGACAATTATTCTTGAGAGATTTATAATGCTCTGAATATCTATCGTTAAAACTTCTAGTCGTACTACCTATGTATATTTTTTTTCTACATAAGCATTTGATAATATACACTCCTTTTAAATGTATATTTTTTATATCTTCTTTTTGTATATTCATACCACAAAGATATAAAATAATAATTAATTTAACCTCTAATTTAAGGAAAAATGAAAAATTTTTCATTTTAATCCACCATAACAAAGATTCATTATTATCTTAATTGCATAGTTCAATTCATAGTGTGTATCTTTTTTAAAGATATTATTTCGCTCATGAAACCAAGTTTCAACTAATTGTTTTCCTAATAATCCTTCGATTAAATGTTTGGGTTCAAAACCAAATATATAAATTAAATGGGGATAATAACTCCCGTAATCAAAATCTCTAATTACATATTCATCATCTGATTTATATATTCCAGATGGTACAATTCCATGAATACCACCAACACCTATAGTAGTAGTTAACCCATTATCATAAGTAATGGTTTTAGAAATAGCACCATCAAATTTAATAAGATTACCTTGTTTTTTAGGATCTATTTCTAGTTTGGTATTTAAGTAAAAACTATATAAATCTTTGTTTATATCTAGTTCAAAATCAAAGATATTACCATACTTTTCTGGAAACTTCTTAGGAATTAATACATCAGCTATAGATATTTCTTTATAATAAGTTCTTAATTTACTAAATTCATAAGGTGTAAGATTCATTTTTTTACCTAATACCTTTCCTAAAACTGCTTTAGCAAATTGCACTTCGGTAGTATTAACCAAAGTTAATCCAAAACCAAAAGTTTTACCAAATTCTTGACGATATTTGATCAAAGGTTTAGTAATATTAAAATGTTTAAATGTTTTTTTACAGTCATTTTTACAATACTCAATGATTTTATCTATATTAGGACGAGTATTTACTTTACTATCATGTTTTAATGGTAAATCTTCTACATCACTTTCTCTAAAATTAAATCCTAACATTTTTAAGCTAGTAGTTTTAGCTGATCCTATACCATAATTATTAATTTTCATAGTATCTATACCCAATCTTATATATTTAGGGTATATTTCATTATCTTTAAATAAATTCCATTTAGATTTAATAATCTGATTTGCTATATTTTTATAATCAATTACAGATGCTTTCGGATGTTTAATAATATAATATAATAATTGATCATCGAACGAATAACTATTATACCCTATTAATACTAGTTTTCCAGAATTTGAAGTAATAAACTCTAATAATTCTTTTCTCTGATCTATACCTTTATTATCTTTTAATTCAGAATACTCAAATACGAGATATTCATCATCAACAATCGAATAAAATACTATAATCAAAAGATTATTAAATATTTCGATATCGTATATATATAATTTCATATTTATAACGAATTATGCATTAAAAATTTTATTAAAAGTTCTCTACCAATATTGAAAGTACTTAAATTTCCAAGATATTGTACAATAGGAGATGAATTTTTTAAAAGAATAACTCGTTCTATATTAATATTTTGATATTTTTTTGGTAAAATTTTATAAGAAAAATGAGTTATCGTTGCTATATAACTTACATGTTTTGTTCCATTATAATAAGCAATATGGTTTATTATATATGCTAGCTCAACACCATCACCTAATAATTTAATACTTAATTTATGCACTCTATCAAAAGAATCATGCTCAATCTTACCTTTATCTTTTAATTTACTCATCATATAATAATCTGGTTTAAAAAAAAGAGAGAGTGGTTTCCCACTCCCTATAAAAAACTGAACTGAACATCTCTTTCAGTTCTACTACACAAAATCTACCACACTATTAATTTTCAATATGGTCTTCGTTTAAAACAAGATCTCCTTCTAATACATCATCCGAAATATCATCTGTAACATTATTCTGATCTACATCTTCTACTGAATCTGACAATACTATGTCCGATGATAATTTTTGATTTTTAAAACTTATCGAAGATATATATCTTTTATACACTTGATCTAATAGATTAAATTGTTCTGTGGAAAACTGTTCTTCTAATGCCCATATTGATATTCCATCTTCTCCAGTTGCAATTTTTAACCCAAATGTACTTAATAATTTTTGAATTATTAAGAATCTTTCATTATCAGTTAATTTAACCAAACTATTAAACGATAATGCAGTAAGTCCTGTATTAGAATTTACAAATCTTTTAATATCAAAAGGATAAACGGGAACTTGAATCTTTAAATCAAATAGAAAACTATTAATTCTCTGCCAATCTTCTTTACTAGCAGTAATTATTCTTTTTTCTACTACTTTTTCTGTTTGCGGTGTCATAATAAAATTATTTTAGTGATTATGGATTACTATTTAATTAAAAGTATAATTATAATTACATCATTCGAGATAATAAATAAAATATGATAATTATATCTTTATATCTTTATTTATTATTTGTGATTTAGATTTTTCATCACATTAACGAACCAACTTCATCTCTTTAATTAATTTATATTAACTTAGAGATGAAGTATTTAAAAACAAACTATTGGTTTTGGTTATTAGTCAAATTATTATTTGCTGTGTTTATTGCAGCAGTACCCAATAATTCTGCTTTGAAGGAGTTTCTAATTCCTTCTATTGTAGTAGAACTATAAAATTTTTGATGATCCTTTATAAGGATATATAATTTACTATCTTTAATATATTTTATCTCCCACATAATCTTAATAGATTTTATATGGGTTTCCCATCTCAAATCTTGCTTGGGTTTTATAAAACTGCTGGATGCTTTTACTGCTTTTTCTTCATCGTTTAATTCTACAGTATATTTACCATCAGAATTAACTGTGATTGATTGTGTATAAGCAGGAACGCTTATACTTATAAAAAATGCTAGTAATACTAGAGAAAAAAATGATTTAAAAGAAAAATGACGTTTCATGTTTTTTGATTTTTGATTTTTGATTTTTAATTAATATAGAGAAAAAGAAAAAAAAAAGAGGAAATTATTTATTAGATATAGATATACCATAAGTATATCCTAACCAATAAAATATAAAGAATAATATAATAATATAAGTTAGGATAAAAGGAATCCATTGTTTTTTTAATTCCACATTGGTATCTGGAACTTTTCTTCTAATAAGAGTCATAAAATTGTTTAATAATGATTAAAAAAAAAAGAAAACTATTGTATTTGTTTATAAGTTCTTTTTATTATAGTGGATCTCACCACCCATTCTTTAGGATATTCAATCTTTAGAACAAAGCATACGAGTTTCTAACCTAACATATAATAAATAAACAACCTGGAATTAACTAATGAAGGGTTCCAGAACTTTCTCCTTTCTATACAATAGTTATAAATAATAAAAATGTCTAATTGCTTATGGGTTTACAATTAATCTTTTAAATATATTTCTATATTTTCTTTTTAATTCCAGATGTGATTGGTGGAAATAATCGATGTTGTAAGTCAACAAGGTATTCATACATATCTTGAATCTTTTGAAAATTATCCTTAGCACCTTGTAAATTCACTTCAGCTTGTAAATATTCGGTTCTAGCATTAACTATACTTTGAACCAATATTTCGGGTGAGCTACTAATCAATATAGATTTCTCTTTATTAAAAGCAGCTTCCAATGCAGCTTCACAAGATAATACAACACCATTTCTCGTAATCAATTGGAGTTCTAATGAATTTAATCCTGCCTTAAAATGAGCTTCTGCTGTTTTAACATATTGATCCAAATTTTCTTCTTTGAGTTTAGTTTCTGGTTGACTTATCAACTCCCGATAAGTGAGGACTTTTACTTCTGACATACCTTTTATGTTTAAATTTAAATATTAAATAATTATATAATAATGATTGCAAAAATACTAAATCTTAAGATTAATTTTTGGAATATTAATCTGTATATTTGGAATAACTTTTATACAAGATGTACTTTGTGGTATAATTATAGGAATAATATTACCAACATCAAATGATACATTTGTTTCAGGTATAGTTAGAAATGGTACATTAATATTTACATCACTAGAATTTACATTTTTATTAGAATCTAATATAGGTAATCCAACATCTAATTTCAAATCTAAATCTTTAAGTACATATTTTCTAAATTGATCTAAAGAGATTTCTATACCATATACTTCTAATGTCCAATAACCCCAACCTAAATCATACACACTTTCAGAAGTTATATATCCATTATTTAAAGATAATTCTCTCAAATGTTTAAATACAGCATACGATTCTGGTGTTACTTTTAAGCACCATTTTTCAGGTAATATAGAATCAAAATCATCATGTGTAATTTTCGGTATTAAAATTTTATCAGGATGATTGTCTGGAAGATACTCATCAATTTCTAATAAATCGGTTATTTCTGTTAAACCCGACGATGGTATTCTCCAATAAAATATTTCGTTAAAACATTGATATCCATCATCAAAATTAATTCTTTCATTATAATAGATATAATCATACTTGTTCATTACTGCTTTACAAGCTATCTGGTTATTATTACTAAAACCTTTATACCATTTACCAATTTCTATTTCCATACTCGAATTATTTAATCTATTTTAGTTAATAATTTTTGATGTATTATTTTTATGTCACCATTGGATTTATAAACAGAATATTTATCATTTCCTTCATATTTTTTAATAGTACCTGTCCAATTTTCCCAAGGTTGTTCTAACTCTACAACATAAACCATATCGTTTGATTTAAATAGCAGTGATGATGTACGACAAGTTTGATTTTTTACAATGTTTTCTATCTCATTTGCTCCATTTTCATCTTTGTATATTTCAGATATTATTTTAGATGTAAGTAAGTTTAAAGCTACTATTCCAGATAAAGATAATAATGAAATAACAGTACTAATATTTCTCTCTACTATAGATATATATCCTGGTTGCTCCTTATCTTCATTCTTATCTAATAATCTTTTAAACATAACCACATAATTACCATCTTCTTTTTGATAAATTATAGCTCTTTTATTCTTTTCTTTTATTTGATATGAATATGGATGTTTATTCACCATAATGATATTATTTAATTGTTTAAAAAAATATTAATCAAAAAAAAAACTGAATGATGAATAATTAAATTCACCATCCAGTTAACCTACTATGCCCACCAAACTAGGTTTTGTTATGATAGCATTTTTTCTAATTCTTCTATTGAAAGATTAGATAATACATCATCTTTTTTACTTTAAATAATACCCTAAATCTATTTTGTTTGGGGATATTAGAAATATTGATGGTTTTGTTTATAGGCAACATTTTTATGTAGTTTTTATTCCTAAATTTAAATGCTTTTTAATAAAATCTATAACTATAGACGAAGAAGTGTTACTATTAAACAATATATTAGCTCCATGTTTATCTAAATAAACAGCTCTAATTAAACCATCTTCATAAGTATCCATATTAGAAACAGTATTAATACCACACTCTAAAGAACCACATTGAAACATTTTTTGTGGTGTAGTTTTAATAGTACCTTCAAGTTTTAAAGGGTTATGTGTATGAATAATACAATCATATCCTGGATTTTCTTTAAATATCATCCATTGAGATCTAGCACCAACAGATGCTTTTTTATCTCCTACAACTGTAAACTTATCATCTTTAACTATAACTAAAGACATACCATTTTTAAAAACTTCATTATGGTTAGCCTTTCTTTGTGAAGAAACAAAAGTAGTTTCAGAAGTTTTATAACAAAAATGTCCAGGAGTAAATCCGTTCCCATTATTTTCCATAAAACCCCGATTATCAACTAAAAATTGAATAACTTCTTGAAAAGATTTAGGAGCTTTTTGCATAAGAACATTTTCAGAAGTTTTTATAAAATTAGTTGGATTATAGTTTCCTTGACTTCTTGCAATAGTCATTTCTACTAATTCTTTTAAAGTTTCTTCTCTCGTTGATTGTTTATAAATAGTTTCTTCAGCTGTAATAATAAAATTATTTCGAGTTATTGTATCATTACAAAACAATAAGTTGCATTTTACTGATTTCATCATTTTTAATCCTATAGAAAACTGTTCTTCTTCAGTTTTATTTGTAGTAGTTTTAAACCCGACTAAAAATATATCAGGTCTTTGTTTTCTAATTTTACTTATGATTTTGTCTGTAGGAGTTAATTCTAATGAAATATTACCATTAGATGTTAATAATCTTTCTGCATGACTATTATTTTCTATGTTATCAATAGGTAAAGATGTATAATCACAAAAAGCTACATTTAAAATGATAGTTCCAACCTCTTCATTTAATAATAACTTATCAATTAATTTCTCTACGTCTTCATTCGTAATTAAATTAGAAGTATTTTCAGCCATTTTAGTTAAATATGATTCATATATAACTTTATTTTTTTTATATATTTCAGTTATTTGTCTAGCAGTATTGCCAAAAGCAGGCGCTGCTAATGATAAATGATTTCTTATAGGTTGAAATGTTCCTCCACCTAATATAATTGTTTTTCTAATCATGTTTTTATTTTTAATTAAAAAAAAGGATAGAAACTTTAATACTATAAAGTATTTGTTTCTATCCATTCTAAAACAGTAAAACAGTAAAATATATATATAAGAATAGAAAAGTAATTTAATTATGATATCTTAGAAACTGTCTAGTATCATTACCTAACCTTCTTGTTTCTATTATTGCAAAAACCATTATACCACCTTGAGTATAATCTTTTACTTTGATTTGTTCTCTTTTAACTACAACAGCTATTTCTGCTTGTTCTTGAGATTGTGTTTTTTGATAAGAATGTGCTCTTTCTACTTTTGACATTGGATGTTATATTTAATAAGTTAATAAATTAATAAGTTTATTCTTTATCGACAGGTTTATCATGCAAACGATATTTCCAAATATTATTGATAGAATCTTGAATTTCTTCAATCATACATTTTGATGAACCAATAAGTTTTCTATTATCAGAAAATCCTTTTACTGACCCTAAAGATCTTATATAATGAGTGGATAAAGTATATATATTTTCTTGAAATTCATTCAACGCTTCTTCAGAAGAAATATTATTACTTACAATCAAGATTATAGATTGTGAATCGTTTTTATCAACTAATTTCTTTAATCTTAATAATTTAGGATCAAGATTAATAGGGAGATAAATCTCTTTAATATATTTAGAAGTAAAACACCATCTTGCAAATAAAAGCATAGTTATTGCAATTATCAGTGCTAAAATTAAAGTTCTTACAACACCAAATGTTATAGATGTTTTATCTATTTCATACGGACAAGGTTTTGGAAAAATATATCCACATTCATAATTAGTAGTAAAGATAATTGTAAATATTACAAAACCTACTAAATAAAGAAGATGTATTGGTTTAAATATATACTTCATAACGATTTGATTTTAATTAATAATGTTAATAAAATAGTATTGTGGAGATGCGAGATCTCCACAATACAGAAACACAATAAAAATATAACAATGGCAAATTTTTAATCAGTATTATATGATTCCAACCAATTAAGCTTAGTTTTAGGATCATATACTCTTTCCACAGTATTAAATGTAGCTATTAGATAGCTAGTATCTCTACCAGCATCTATGGTCCAATTAGGACCATCATACAACATTTCACTATATTTTTCATCTTCGTTATATACTGTATTCACAGAAATATAACCGTTTTCGATAAGGTAATTTATATCATTTTGATAACCAAGAACAGTACTATTATAAGCACTAGATTTTTCTATAAAATCATAAATTTCTTGTTTATTATCATACTTATATATTACAGTATCTACTTCAAACGAAATTTGAAGTTTATCAAGATCAATATGTGCAATATCATTACATAGATATTGATCAAATTGATTTTTACCAGATAATAATTGTGATACACCTATAGATTTAAATATAGTAGTATTTACTCCTGTACCTAAACCAAATAGATAAATTGTTAAAAATAATAAAAACTGTTTCATTTTAGTTTGTTTTTAATGATGGATAAATAATTGATAATTAATATTTAAGATTATTTAAAGTTATATGTCTTTTTAAATTACTTCTTCATTATACATATAACCAAAACTGTATTCGGGAAAGTTATAATTCCTTATATTTTTATATGAATCTATTACTATGTACGGTTTTTCTAATACACAAGTATATCCTATTTTTCCAGAATATAATTCTTCTATTCGCTTGATAATTCCTTTCCAACCATACTCAAATCCCTTACTAAGACTATTCTTCATAGCTGACGGATCTTACACTAATCTATTAAACTTCTTCTATTTACAAACGTATTCAATGTTTAACGTTTTATTTTAAATAATTAATCAGGAAATATTATTTGAGAGATATCTACATACTCTTCCATATACGCATGTACAATCCAATGTTGACGATTAAACAAATAATCACCATCATGTAATGCTTGTAAAGCACATAAAAAATCTTTATCAAATTTTTTCATCCACTCAGGTAACATATTAAATATATGATCATTACCTACACTAGACATTGTTAGAAGATCAAGTTTTTTAGATAGATCTTTTGGTAAATATCTACCAATCGCACAACCTTCAGATAGTGGATTTTTTTTCATAATCATTATTACCATATCTTTATTGCAAAGAATCAAATGATAACCATCATGCAATTGTTGTAAATCTTCTAAGAAATGCTTTCCTAGTTTTTTTAACCAATCAGGTAGTTTATAAAATATAGCATCATTATAAATAGCTGTGCTATCTATCACACCCATATCATCCAATTTTATAGCAAGATCATCAGATATTAATCTACCAATAGCACAACCATTAGTATGATTAATTTTATTTTTACCAGGATAATATGAACACAACCCTATATCATTAAAAGATTTTCTTTCAGGTTTACCCCAATAGTATTGTATTGTATCATTCAATAGTTCGATTTGAGTATTAAACTCCTTTAATTCTTTATTCGTTTTCATTGCACTTACTATTTAATATTTACTATTTACTATTTACTATTAATAAAAGAGTAGTATAATATCTTTATACTATACTACTCTAACTATTTGAACTTTTACAGACTAAACACTTATGTTTATTCTTCTTTTTTTATTTATTGATAATTATTTATAAGATTATCTTCTCTTACCTTATTATTAACTAATATTAGTAGATAATAAGGATTTTATACAGTCGGATCTTTATTTTTACCCATAAATAATATCGTTATATAACTAAACTTATATTTATTGCTAAACATTAGTATATACTCGATAATATTATTAGTATATGTAGAAGCAAGACTATAATCATCATCATCATAATATGGATAATCTGTACCACAACAATAACAAGTAATAATTGATGTATTCATTATTATCTAGAATGCGTGATTGATACTAAAGATTTATATCCTAAAATATCATCTTCAGAACCTACAACAGGATCATCACCAGATAGAAAATCTGTTCTTTCAGGAAACATGCGAGCAATGATAGGATCTACTACAAAAAATATCCCAAATGTTTGTTTAGGTAATAGATTTATCAATTTATTTCTACATTCATGAACTGGTATATCATCAATAGTAACTGTTATAAAATTAGTAACATAATCTACTTTATAACCAAGAATACTCAAACCATCTTCCAATTGATAGGTATAAGTATCAATTACAGTTAATATACTCTCATCTTTATTAAAGATAATAATTGGTTCTCCTGTTAAAGAGAATACATGATTAGGAGTTTGTGATCCTTTTAATTCTAATTCAGTATTCATTATAATATATTTTATTATATTTAATTAATTAAAAATAGTAAAAAGGGTTGAGCATTAAACAGCTCAACCCAATTTCCAATCCCAATTATGTAAGGACAATCGCAAGAAAGTTCAAGCATGTTGAGACAATCATCTGTATTTTATTATGATTTATAAAACTTATATAAACCATTACCTAATTCAGCACAAGATGAATAATGCTGGTTAATCATCCATTTAAGTCTGAGTTTCCAATCTTCGGATAACTCATCGAGTTTAGTTAATAGATCTACCAAATAGATCTTTTTAAGTTTAAGTTTATTATTGGTGGACATAATAAATATATTTATATTAAATTAATAAATTAGTGTAAATAAGTATCTCTATCCTTATCTAATGATAAAAAAAAAGGTAACACACTATTTCTAGCATGTTACCAATTTCTTTAGAGCAAAAAATTCTAGGATGAGAGATTAGATTGTATCATCATCATCTTGTAAAACTGGTTCTGTTGCTACCACAGGAGCACTAGAACCACTTAACCCCTTGGATACCAATCTTTTAGGAGTACCAAGCTCCTTCTCTGCACTGATTAATTCAAGCACCGAAATCTTACTAATGATTTCAGTATTCCATGCTGGAGTAGTAACTCCAGTTGTTCGATTAGTAACAGTTATTCTGTTACCATCCTTCCCCATTGCTGGGGAATTCTTGCAAAGGTATAATGTACCTTCTACATAATTACCATTTTGGAATACAGTTCCATTGATGATGGATGAATGATATTCTCCAGCAACAACGTTACCTACCATTGGTAAATTACCATTGGTATCTTGATCGAATGTTTCTTGGTTTCTTGGTTGTGAAAATGATGCAATGAACATGATTAAATGATTTAAAAGTTATGGTACATAATCCCCAATGTACCGTGATAATTGGATTCTAAACACTAACGGGGGGATTAACCGATAGCAAAAATGTACCTGGGGGGTTGGGATTAACTAGTACGAAAACTAATTCATACAATAATTTTTCAAAAAATAATATAGTAGTACGGGGATATCAATGAATTATTAAAATTGAATTATTGAAAATCACTTTTCCCAAAAAAAAATTAGGGTATATCACCTTTATGTTATTTTTTTTATTTAATTTTGTATTACCGTTTACAAGTAACGCTTTTCAGCAAGTATTCTTGGGATTGAATAAAACGGTAAAAGTGTTCAGTTAGATTCCTACACCCTAAGTTTGAAAATCGAAAGATCTGGTTAATAAGGATTTTGTAGGATGCGCTGTTTGAAAGTTGGTTATATGGGTGATTACCGCCGTGTTAAAGATAGTTTTTAACTTAGAAGTCAATACAATACTTAGAAGTTAATGTAAATCTCGGTAGGGTTCTAGAGTAATCATTCGGAATAAAAAGTATATACACCTGTGGATGGTCCAAAAGTAATATCTATGGTGTACGCTTACAACACTTCCCTAAGTACCAACTAACGCTTTATAAGGTTAACTCGCTGTTATCAAACAAGGAAAAATTCCTGAGTTATAACCTTTTTTTTATTCAATGTAATTGATATGTTACATATAGTAAACATTTGTAATAACGATGCTGGGGATGCTCCCTTTAAATAAAATAAAGAGTAAATTTTAAAATCTGATGCGTATGAAGTGATTTAATCGTTTTAATTTTAGTTAATTTGCGTAGAGTTCTGGGGTTAAAGATATCCCAGAACTCTTTTTGTTTTATAGCTTAGTTTTAGGTTTCATAGCTTTATAAAGTCTTTTAAATTCTTCATCAATTGCTTCTCCATATATACCATGTAGGTTTACATTAACGTTGGATTTTGGAATATCAACCCATTTACCTTTTAATGCTTCTGCAAGCATAGCAAAACTGGCTACTGGATCACTACTAGCTTTTGGATTATTAACTATAGGTGAATCCTAATATTTACCAATCATATCTTTCATAATATCCATGCTAAAACCAGAATTAGGATGTGTAGGTGGATCTATAGTAAATTTATTATCTATATTACTTATATTATCACTATATAATTTATATTGAGAAGCTATAGCTTTAAGTTTCTTAACTTCTACTAATGCTTTAGTATGTACCCTACTAAAATTATGATACATGTCTGTTACTAGTTTATTATAATCATTATCCTCTATCATATTCTCTATATTAATAATAGATGTTAATCCTATTAAACATGTATCTTTATTAAATAGATATTGTACTAAAATATCTATTTGATCTAAATCAATATTAGCATACTTGTGTATTAAATCTCTAATAACTAAATCATATTTAGTAGCTATACTATTTACTAATTTACAACTCGTATTAAAATAGCACGCTCTGAGGTTCTTTTTTAACTCTATGTTGGGAATCCCCGAATTGATATTTGTATAATCTGTTTCCAGAAACCCTACATCTGCTGATTTATAATTCTTTAAATATGATAATAGTGCTAATATTGATGACCCTGTTCCACTAGTTATTATTGAATCTGGGGTATATTTAAGACCATTATCAGGAATATGCTCATCATTAACTAAGGAACTAAATAACTTCTTATTATAATTTCTATATCTTATATATCCTTCTAAAGGTAGTATTGTTTTAAAATATGGTGGTACGAACGTGGGAGTTTCTGGTGGTCCACCAACATTAGCGGAAATAGCATTTGGATAAGTATTAAGTGTTCTTTCATCTCTTAATTTAGCACTATATTTAAATACACCATATTGACCTTTAACTCTAATAACAGATAGATATGGTTTGTATTCACTATTGTTTTTATTTAACTTACTCATATAAGTATTGTTTTTGATTCGTAATTAATATTTATTTGTATTTTATAATGATTTAGTTTGTTACAAAACTCAACAGTATCATCTACTAATTCTCTATAATGATTTGGATGAATTTTCATTTCTAATTGTGTAATTAACTCATATCCTATTTTACTAGTAGTGCTTTGTTGTAAATAATTTAGCATTATATTTATATTATCGATAGAATCTCCAGTAAAGAATACTATCTTATGAATTAGATACTCTCTAAAAGCAAGTATATCAGCTTGTATATAAGTATAGTATTCATGTATTTGAGCATTAATTCCACGATTTATAGTGTCATCTAATCTTACATCTGTTTTATATTCAGGAGTATCTGGTTTATATTCTATATTATATATACTTATTACTTTTCTATCAAATAATACACTATCTAATTTTTGTATATATTCATTACTCATTTTATTTATCTGATTCCGAGTTGGTAAACAAAACAATAATTGTTGAAAAACTAATAATGGTATTATAGGAATATCATATTCCCAACTTAAATATTTTAATGTTTCAAATTGTTGATTATATGATATTTTAACACTATAATGTGCAGATGAATAAGTATAAGTATATAAATTGGTTAAAATGCTATTATTATTTTTAAAACAAAATGTATCAGGTGTGCTATTTGATTGTTTTTCTAATTCTAAAAATTTTATAAATATATTTGCAATAATTGTTTTTGATTCTGATTTCATAAATTTATTTTTTTGTCATTGTAAATCCAGCAATATAATGAATTTGATTTATAGTTGTTTTAACTAATTGAGAATATAACTCTGGTTCAACTATTTTTTCTATATTTAATAATAATGTTCTCCCTAAAGCTCTTGTATCTAGATTATTATAATACTTTAATATATTATCTATTCCATCTGAATCATATTTATCTTTAATATTATCTTTTATTTTATCTATAGTTGTATTATGTAATAATATCATAGCATGTATCGTAGATTCAACCAAAGTATCAAGGTTATATATCATATATCTATCTGATACAATACTAGGTGTTATATTATTCTTTATTACATCTAATCTATCACCTCTTGGAGTATTATGCAGTATATACTCTTTTAAATTACTAATATCGACACTACTTAATATATCAATTATTTTCTTTTGAACTACTATTAAAGATTCGATATCTGTCTCATAACCATCTTTTATATCTATAAAATTTGATGTTAGAGTAAATTTTAATATACCATTGTTTAAATTAGGAGGAGCTATATTATTATATGGTAAAAAATAAGTTATAAGATGTACATTAGTTAAATCTTTATAAGTTGGCATAAGAATATCGAATGATGCAATGAACATGTATGATTTGATGTTAAACTTAAATATCTGAAAGACTACATCATCTCTAAAATCTTTAATTATACGTTTATCTTTTGTAACTTTAATATCTTCATTATCATCTTTATCAATTAGTTTGGATTTTGGATTATAAAATATCCTTAATAATTTTGAGAGTGTTCCCATTTTTTTTTATATTAATGTTTATTAAATTAAATATTAATAGTTATATCCATAACTATCTCATTCATTTCATGCCTAATGTAATCAAAATCATAATTTTCTATTTCCCAGCTATCTGTAACCTCATCATACATTGAGTGCATTAATCTATTACCCATACAAGTATATCCATATTCCTCTAGAATATAGGAATATACTCCCAATTGTATTCTATAATGGTTGTAGTTACAGTCATCAAAATGATTAATTGGATATTTCATTTTCTGAAAAGGATTATTCATATTCATTTTTTCATTTGTTTTATGATCTCCTATCCAGAATACTATATTACCATTAAATTCTTCAACCCATAGTTGATCTATTTGTCCTAATAACATACCAGAATATACAATTAATTCTGTGTAAAATCCTGGTTTTAAATCTTTTAAATCTACAACTAATCTTTTTAAATCTTGATTTATAAATTCATTACATTGTATAACAGGAAGTTTATTTCCCGTAAAAGGATTGATCATAAAATCTTCTTGTAATGCATTAAATTCTTCGTTTGAATGATATTTTCCACCTTTGATTAATGAATTTTTATTTTTCTCATCCCAACTCTTTAATATATAAGATTGAATCTTCTTTACTTCATTCTCATCAGCATACATTCGTAGATGTTTAAATAATCGATAGTCTGTTCCTATATATCCTTTCTTATATGGTTTAAAATAATCCTTTGGTTCTTTTGGTTTATTTAATAAATAATCATCTATATGCAAAGTAGGATCTACATCAGTTTTATATAACAAAAACTCATATGCTTTATATAAACTCCAAAATACATCGTCAAATTCTTGCGAATATCGTTTCGAAACAGAACTTGCTGAGATGTATTTGAAATTTTCATCTGGAAAATTTTTATAATATTTGTGGATTGATTCGATAAAATACATTACTTTTGAGTTTTATTCTGCAAATTTACGGAAATTTATCTAAAAAAATAAATAAGATATGTTTAAATGCAAAAATTTTGAAGAATTTTTATCTATTCAGATCGAATTGTTATTTTTGTTAAAAATTAAAAATAAAAAACTTCAATTAAAATCTAAACCAAAGAAATTTTATATTCATTGTATATACCTTCATGCTCAAAATATTGATATTTCATCAATTGATGCAGCAGAAATGCTTCGTGATTATATGGGATGGATGACTTCTGATAATGTATATTCTTATAGAACTAATCTTAAAAAAACAGGTTGGTTTGTAGATGATCCATCAGCAAAAGGTGGATATAATATATTACCGATATTTAGATATACTCAACTACCTACATCAAAAGAATATAAATTTGAATTAACTTATGACATATAAGGATAAATTTGAAAAAGAGGTGGTTCAGAATACAGCATTAAAAAGTAATTTATCAGAAGAACATGTATATATAATATATAAGATTACCTTTGTGACGTTATATAGATTGATGGTTAATCCATTTACCGAAAGAATTTGTTTACCAGTAATGGGTAAATTTTGTCTTAATATGGCAAGATGTAGGAGAATGGAAGATAAAATATATCATGATATTAATCAGAAATCTAAAGTTGCTGATAGAGTTTTAAGAGCTAACTTTAATTTATTAGCTAATGTTAAATTTTTTATAAATAAATATGGTAAGCGATAATCAACAAATAGATATTCAATTAGATAATGAACAATATGTAAAGTATTTAATTAATTATCTTGATATTTTACAAAAAGGAAGGGTAAAACCTAATTCATCAAAAGAAGCACAAGTACCTGTTATCTATGATTCGATTGATAATTTACCCGACATAAAGGGTGTAAAAAATAGATTAAACTTTATTTTTTCAGTAGCACCAGTTAACAACTAAGTATTATTAACATTATTAAATATTATAAACATTATTATTATGGAATTTGAAGTTAAAATGAAAGCAGAGTTTTTAGCTTGGAAACGAGATAGATCATTTATTGATTTATTTAAAGAATCGAATCAAACCATTATAGCTGGAGGAAAACCTAGAGTATTGGTAGAAGCATTTTTATATATTCCTCCAAAAACTGATACAGATATTCTTACAACAGATACAGAACCGCAAATTTTGGCATTTAGCGATTTGAATTTATCCCAACAAAGAGGTTTAAGATCTTTACCGTTTGTAAAAGTAATACACTCAATAGGTAGTAGTTTTGAACCAGGTCAAATTTTTGGTGTAAAAGATCAACTTGCTAAGGTTGAATATAATGAAAGATATAAAGAATGGAACTCGCAGCGAGCAATGCAACCTTCAATGGAAGGAAAAGTACCTATGCCTCCAATGTACTTTATGGGATGGGATGCTTGGGATGCATTTAAATACAAGATTAATAAATTTACAGATGTAGTAACTTGTAAAGATCAAATGGTATTTTTGATACCAGAAGATTTTTTAATTACTAATTGTAATTATGGAGATGATAATCCTATTTTAGCTAATAAAGCTACAGAACAAGTTGCAAATAGTACATCTGTAGAACAATTAGCTCTTAAATTAGAATATAAGGAGAACTAATGGTTATATTAATAACTCTAATATTATTTTATTTAGTAGTTATTATATCTATAATAACTCACACAGATCCTTGGGATTATTTTGATTATAAACGCTGGAGAAGTGTTAGTATTTGGTTAGCAAAATTATATTTGAAATCACAAGGAGAAACCACCACTTATCTCGATAGAACACAAATATTTAATTATGGATATAGATTTAGTAAATGTTATCCTTGTGTTATAGCAGGTAAATGTATTAAATGTAATTGTAATATAGAAGGTAGATTTAATAATTTTACTGATACTTGTAGCGATGATAAATTCGGAGAAGCTCTTAGTGAAGAAGAAATTGATGAATATTTTTTTAATCCAGATAATAAATTTGAAATAACAGTTAAAGAATCATGATAGAAGTTTTTTTTAATAAAGGAGGAGTTGCTAATAATAAGAAAAGTTTATCCTTTCAAAATGAATCGATAGTATTAGACACTCCTATAAATGTTGGAGATACGAACGTACCGCTTGTTTGGAAATATACAGGTAGTCCGCTAGATATTGTATATGTTAGACCTCATTGTGGATGTACTGCTGGAGTATCGTTTGTAGGTAATACAATTATTGCTTATTATAATGATACATCAGTAGCTAATACTACAACTCAACATATTAAAAAACAATTATCAGTATATTTAGATGATGGTAAAGAGTTAAAGATTAAACAAGGTTTAAATAGTGTTTTTAATGATAATAAAGCAAAGATTATTATAGAATTTACTGTTAAAATAAATCCATTACCAAAACCTCCTTATAATAAAAAGGATTATTAATATGATTGAAGTAAATCTTAATAAAAAATTTGATGATTGTTTTCCAATTATAGCTAGATCACATGCTATACAAGAGATATATACAAGATATCCAAAAATAGCAGATAAGATATTATGGAGTATATTTTTATTACATTATCCAAATCCAGATTTAAATCCTAAAATAAATATTCCTTATAATGAGAGATTGGTTGATATTAGAACTTCTTATTATGATTTAGATATAGCATCTGAATTAGTAAAAGATGCAATCAAATCATTTATATCACATATCGAACCAATAGAGTTAAAGTTATATACTATTCAACGTAAGAAGTTAGAAGAACTTACAGAACACTTTGGAGAATTGGATATGAAAGTGGAAAAGGATAAAGATGAATATTTAGCGATAAGTAAGATACTTCCGTCAATTTGGTCAAATTTTGATAAAGTTAAAAAGGATTATTTAGCAAATATATCTAAAGAAGCTTCTACTGAAATAGAAGGTAAAGGAAATCTTTCTAAAGCAGAAGAAAGAAGATTAAGAGGATAAATAAGTATTATTAGTATTATATATATAAGAGTGATTAAATGAGTGATGTAAAAGTTTATAATATAAACGGTCATAACATTGTAAGTTTAGCACCTTATATATATAATGCTAAGAATTTTTTATTTAGAGATCATCCTAAATATCATCCTGATAGTAGTAATTACTTACCATATTGGGATAATGAAGCAAAAAAAGCTATCGAAGGATTTTGGGGATTGGATCAAAAAGGAAAAACTAATGATGATCAATTTGATCCTTCATTACCAGGGGGATGGAGGTTTATAACACCTCAACATTACTGGCATATTAATTATTGTTTTCTACAACACTTACCAGATCCAAAATCTCCACCAATAACCCAATTAGCAGATTTTAGAGATATAGATACCTATTGGTTTTATTTATATCTTATAGCATGTGGATTTTCAGGATTTTATGGAGATGAAAATAGAAATTGTCATTACTTATTAAAAAGGTATGAAGATTGTTTAACTTCCAAAAATAAACATTTTACTCTTACTCCGAAAGAAAAAGATTTATGGGATTCTATACAAGATACTATCAAAAAACCAGATGGTTCTTATAAAAAATATATATCTCCTCTTTATTATCTTAAAAGTACATTTTCTAAACCAATGGGTTCTATTATATATGAGAATCCAATGTACAATATGGCAGATCTAGAAGCTAGGGGATCTGGAAAAACCTATAGACTAATAGCTGTTGCATCTCAAGCATTTAATTTCTTTGGTGCTAGAACATTCGATCAATATTTAAAAGTAAAAAAAGGTCCTACTATTTGTGTAGGTTCTGCATTATCATCCAAATCAGGTGGATTACTTAAGAAATTTGAGTTTAGTCAGAATATGTTGGTTGATAATTTTGGTGAATGGGATGACGGTGTTACGTTTATACCAGGTTATTTTCATAAAGAAACATCTGGGGTAATATCATCTGGTAATGAAAAGAACCCATACCGTCATGAATTTAAAGCTAAAAAAGGTAAAACTTGGAAAAAAGCAGGTACATTTACATCTATTGTACATCAGTCTTATGAAAACAATCCAGAAGCATTTGTAGGAAATAGATCTATCTTAATGATAGAGGATGAGTTTGGATTAAATGAAAATGCTGAGAAATGTGCTCATGCTGACAATACTGTAATGAAAATGTCAGGTGTTAAGATGGGTATTGCAGTTAAATCTGGTACGGGTGGAAACATATTAAAAGTAAAAGGAGCTAAAGCTATCTTTTATAATCCAGATGATTTTGGATATTTAAAACTAGAAGATCATTGGGAACATAGTTCTCGTGGTATATCAGTATTTATACCATCATATTATGTCGATAGTTCGTTTAGAGATGAGAACGGTAATCAAAATATAATTCGTGCATATCAACAAGAGATGCATAATAGAGCAAAACTCATTAATGGTGCTAGCTTAACTATGCTTGATGGTTATATAATTGACCACCCAATAGTTCCATCTGAAATGTTTTTAGCACCAGAAACAAATATATTTCCTGTAGTATTGCTTAGAGAACATAAAGCAAGATTAGAAGCTAAAAATGTATTTGAAAAAATTACTAGTTTTGGACATTTAGAATATACTGATAAAACAGAAAAACAAGTAAAGTGGGTTGTTAATACAGATAGATATAGACAACCTATTAAATCTTATGATTTAAAATCTCATGATGGAAATTTAGGAGGTTGTATTAGTGTATTTCAGCATCCTGTAGATGGTATTCCAGATCCAACATATAATTCATCTTTGTATAAAATAGCAGTTGACCCTGTTCGAGATGATAATGGAGGTATATCTTTGTATGCAATTTCAGTATATAAAGGATATACTTTAGCTGGATGGAATGATGATTTTCAAAATACAATTGTAGCCGAATATTATGGTAGGTTAGATGATGTTGATGAAATGCATGAAATAGCTATTAAATTATGTTTATATTATAATTGTAAAAATCTTCCAGAAACAAATATTCCAGATATTATTAGATACTTTAAAAGGAAGAAAAAATTACATTTATTTCAAGCAAAACCTTGGGATAGTATATCTCACGCTATTGCATCACCTAGTGCTAAATATGATATAGGTGTAGATATGAGTTCTCCTAAATTAAAAATACAGGGTGAGCAATTAATAAATAAATGGTTGAACGAAAAAAGAGGAGTAGATGAAAGTGGAAAAAATATATTAACTTTGCATTCTATAAACTCTTTGAGATTAATAGATGAGTTATTAGTATATGATCGTAGTAAAAATACAGATGGTGTAATAACATTGATGCTTATAATGTTTTGGATACATCAGGAAGAATTAGTTCCTGTTCAGAAAAAAGATAAAGCATCTCATAAATCAAAGGTTGATGAGTTTTTTGAAAATAATCAAAAACTTAAAGGATTAAATAATATTATGCATAATGAATATATATCATAATAAAATAGATAAATAATGAGTATATTAAATCAAGAAGATTTATTACCTTTTTATAGAAAAAATTCTTATGAGGAGAAATTTGCAGATAATGCAAAATGGATCGAACTCTGTGTAGATTCTATAGATAAAAATATGGGATATTCCGATATAGCTTATCATACTAAGCTTGATGTAAACTATAGTATTATTAAAAATAAAAGTGGATCTGTTGTTTATCAGGATTTAATAAAATCAAGACAAATTATAGATCCTAGTATTACAAATAAAAAACAACATCGAAAAAATTATGATATACTTTCTCCCATATATAAATCGATGGTTGGTGAACAACAAAAGAGAGAGTTATTTGCTATTTGTAAAGATATATCTGGATATAATCAATCATTGTATAAAAAGAAAAAGTTAGATTTATATACGGGACATGTTAAATCTAATATACATGCTCCATTACAACAACAAGCTACACAAGAGATTCTTTTAAAACATCAAATTCAAGATCCCAAACAACTAAAACCAGAAGAACAAGATCAGATATCTTTTGAGATAGAAGAATTAATGAAATTCAAAACTCCAAAAGATATTGATAAATTTATGACTGATGATTATAAATCTCCTAGTGAAACCCAACTTCAAGAGATTTTAAACTGGGTTATATCCGAATTTAATATCAAATTTATTACAGATGAAGCATTTAAACATTTTATTCCATCTGGTAGATCAATTTGTTATACTAATATAGAAAATTTTAAACCTGTTGTAAAGATTATAAACCCTCGTGGTTTTAGATATGTAGCAAAAGATAATAGTTACTTTATATCTGAAGGTGAACAATGGATGAATGAAGAATTTATTACTTATGGAGAATTATTATCATCTATTCCTCATGATTCTAATATAGAAAAAGTTTTACAAGATAGTTTTTCATCTTTTGCGTATGGAGATAGAAGAGATCATCGAAGATATATAACTGGAGAGATGCCATCTAATATTCTTACAGGAATAGCAGATTATGATTCTCAGCATGATAACTATATTACTAGAAGTTTACCAAATAATTTAGCAACTAATGATGGTCAAGGTTATTTATCATATTTATATTCTAAATTTGGTAATACATCATTATTTAATAATAAAATAAGAAAAGTAAATATTTGTTATACTGCATATTCAAAAGGATATCATGTACAGAGATATAATAAATCTTCTGATACAATGCAGTATTATTGGGTAGGAGAAAATTATGAAACAAACAAAGAGTTAGATGTTAATGTTACTGAATATTGGTTTCCAGAATATTATCAAGCAGATAAGATAGGATATGATAGTTCTTTGATATATAATAAAAAAAGAGTTGAGTTTCAAAATAGATCAGTTAATAATCCTTGGGATATTACTCCACCTTACGATGGAATAGAATATGCAAGATTATTTAATAATACATCGCTAGTTGCTCCGTTAGATTATGGTAAAGCTTATCAAGAAGAATTTAATGATGTTAAAGAAAAGATTGAAGAATTAGATAAAACTAATATTGGTAGAATTTTTGCTTTACCAGAATCTTTTATTCCTACAGACTGGAGTTTGGAAAAATTTGTAGCATTTATTAAAGAACATAAAATCGCTGTTATTAATGAGAATAATAGTAGTATAAACCCAGCAATTGCATCTCAAATCTTAAAATCAATTGATGCAACAAACAATAATGATATTATTGGATATATTAATCGTTTATCATCTATACGATCAGAAGCGGAAATAGCAATGAGTTATAGTCCTAGTAGTTTAGGACAAGCTCCTGCTTCTATAACAGCTACAACAAATCAACAAAATGTAATACAATCATCTTATAAAACAGAAGATATATTCTCATTACACAGCATGTTTATTAATAGATTACTAACTAATGCTGTATTAATGGTGCGAAATGCATTAACTAAAAATGATGAATTAAAACAAGCATTACTTAGTATTCCTAGTTTAGCAGCATTAGATATAGATACAAATCTTTTGATCGATTCTGTTCCTTTTATAGATATAATAAATAGAACAAATGAGGTTAAAGCGGTAAATGATGTTAAAGATCTATTACAACCAATGATTCAAAATCAGATTATCACTAAGATATCTGATGTAATGAAACTTCAATTTAAAAATAATCCTGCTGAAATGCTAAATGTAGCAGAAAATGCAGAAAGACAAATTGAACAACAAAGACAAGAAACGATAAAACTAGAACAAGAAAATCTTGAAAAAGATAGAAGATCTCGTGAAATGATGGATGATAAACGATTGGAATTTGAAAAATATAAATTCGATAGAGAACAAGAAACTAAACGATATATATCCGATAATGATGCTGCTAAATTTGAACGTCAAATGGATGCAGATAATAACGACGTTCCTGATTCTGTACAAGTTGCGTTGATTAATAGAGATAAAGAATTAGAAAAAGAAAGAATACGATCGGGAGAAGTTGTTAATAAAGCAGCTAATGATGTAAAAATAGCTAAGATTAATGCGGAGTGAAAAAATACATCATAATTAAAACACAAATCTAAAAAAAAAAATAACCATATATTATTATTATTATTAACCATTTAAATTTGCAACATGATTTCAGATAATCAATCAAATTATTTAGATATAGATGAGTCTATATTTACCGATGTAGTTCCAAGGGATCTATCAGATAGTGATTTTATTAAACCAAGTGATAATATCATTCCTGATTCTAATGTTACTCCTGGTATAACACCTATTGAATCTAAACCAGAAACACCTATACCAGCAGATAATAAACCTGCTCAGGATACTAGTAAACCAGTTGATCCTGCTAATCCCGAACCAAAAGATAAAGATCAGAACAAACCTGATGATTCATCGAATGATGATTTTTCAGATTATTCTCAACCAGCATTATTTGCCCAACTTTTAGCTGAGAATAATTTAAACTTTTTTGGTGATGAAATACCAAAAGATTTAGATCCTATAGGTTTTGTAGAAAAGTTTTCTGAAGCATCTAATGCTTTTATATCAAATGTAATTAATAATAAATTACAGGAGATGGGTGCAATAGCAGATTATATTCAATTTAGATTAAATGGAGGATCTAACGAAGCAATAGATCCTATTTTGGAGATAGAGAGAGTTGCTAGTTTTAATATAGATGATCCAAATGTTACAGATGATGATCTTATAAGAGTAGTTTCATCCATGTATGAGAATCAAAATATACCAAAACACTTAATACCCAATTTGATCAAAGTTGATAAAGAAAACGGTGTTTTGGATGTAAGAGCTAAAGAATCCATTGATTTTCATAAAAAGTATAAGGATGATTTATTTACAAAAGCAAAAGATGATTATGATGTTAGTATTCGTGCAGAACAATATCAGAAAAAACTTGAAGCAAATGCTTTTGCAAATAAATTAAAAGAAACAGAGAAGATTGGTACTATTGTGCTTACTGATGTTGATAGAGCAGAAATATTCGATTTTCATCATAAACGTGATCAGTTAGTTAAGTACAAAGATGATGCTGGGAATATTGTATCTGATTATGTTACTAAGTATGAGTTGGATATGTATCAAGCAGTAAATGATCCAGAAAAATTAATCAAGCTTACTTATTTTTTAAAACATGGATTTGATCTATCGTCGGATTCAAAAATAGTAAGCAATTTAAAAAAAGATGCTAATGCTTCGTTGCTTAGAGCAATTGAAGGAAATAGATCTAGAGTTGATAACACAAGTACATTAAAGAATAATGCTAATGCTTCTAGAGAGGAGTTTATAGCAGATATTGATATTAGATAATAGACATTAATTAATTAAAAAAATTTATATGAGTATTAATTTGGTAGAACCTAGTGGATGGAAAATATCCAAAATTGCTGCAAACGATTTTGTATATGCGAATTTTACAGACGAAAATGTATTATTCAAACATAATCCATCTTACACTCCTTGGGTTGATCTAACTAGAGGTAAAGCTCTAGAAACAATTGCGAGTATATCCAAGAACATATACGGAAAATCATCTAGTATGTTGGATATGTTTAAAACTAATGGTACAACTATGTATTCTGATTCAGAATATATTAGGTGGTCATTAAAAGGTACTAACAACACTAAAGTGTATGCTTTAGAGAATTTACAACGTGATAATCCTACTCCATGTATCGGATTTTCTCCAATTGTTATGAAATTCTCACATGGCTTGTGGGTTAGTTCGGATGTAATATATCCAGAAAATAATCCTAGTATTGAGTTTATGATTAATGAGGTTGTGAGTGATGGTACTGCTTATAATTATACTCTACAACTTAAAACGAGAAGTGAATATGATTATGTTGAGCAAGATGTATTAGAACCTAATATCGTTTGGTGTAAGCGTGGTGCAAATCATTCAGAATCATCTGGAGAATATGGTAGTTCTCAAATCAAAGGTGGACCAAGTATTATTACTTTCCAAACTCAATTAGGATCTTATTCTAAATCACATGAGATTACTGATAAAGCAGCTCATAACATCTTACGCATGAAAGCCAAAGATGCTCAGAATAATTTGATTCCTAATTTCCCTGATCAGTTTGTACATTTTGATGAAGCAGAGTTCCATCTCGAAGTAAAACATGAAAGAGCAGCTTCGTTATTCTGGGGTAGAGATGCAGGATATAATCTCATTGATCCTACAACAGGATTCCATAGAAGAACATCTCCAGGTGCATTAGAATTTTATGAAGATGGTAATCTTTTAGAGTACGATGAAACGAATTTTACTGTAGATTTTCTTAGAGAACAATTTAAGAGTTTCTTCTATGGTAGAGTATCACCAGAAAATGCGAGAATTAAAGTTAAAGCTGGTATTGAATTGTTATCTTTAGTTAATAAAGCATTAACCAAAGAATATGCAATGAAACCTACACAAAAACCTTATGCTGATTTTGTTAAAGATGGTAAATCGTTCCCTGGATCTAATCAACCTGGAAAACATTTAACAGATCCTCAATTTATGGGATTTGATTTGTTCCCTTACGGTACTATTGAATTTGAACACTTCCCTATTCTTGATGATGTAGAAATGAATGGTGGTATGGTACATCCACAAACTGGTCGTCCACTTACATCATATTGGGGATTTATTGATGATATAGGAATAGGTGTAGGTAACAATCTAAAGCATTATATACTTAAAGGATCAGAATATTTTAACTATATTTGTGGTACTTACTCTCCTGCTGGTGCAATTGATGTAAACAACTCTAAAGGTTTTGTTTGTACGCACGGTAAGAGAAGTTACAAAATGGTATATTCAGTTATTGAAGGGGTAATGATGACAGATACAAAAAGATCGTTGTTCTTACACCCATCTGTAAACTAAAAAAAGTAGATTATATGAGATGATGTAGTTATAATAGATATCTACATCATCTCTTTTTTATTATTATTATTATTAAAAAATAAATATTTATTATGAATCTTGAATTTAGACCAGGTTTAACAACCTGTAAAACAGAAATCTTTAATAGTTCAACTATTATTAAACCAGCACCAAATTCATCTAAATTTTTTAGAATAGATAAAGGTAGTAAAATTGGTGATGCTGTTGTTAACCAGTATGGTATTGATCAATTTGGTCAAGAAGTACTTTTAAACTCTGAACCTTATAAACAAGAGCGATTTGGAGATACTATACAATCTCACGGATTAGAATTTAATTACTCAAAGAATAAGTGGTTGATTATAGATCCAACAGATCCTATGAAAAAAAGAGTATTAGAATCCAATAGTGATATTATAAATGAATTAGTTGAAAAGTGTCGTCTTATCAACCAAAGAATAGATCATCCTGATAGAGGTAAGTACATCACATCTGCTAATATATTTGATAGATATGATCCTTTTTTTACACACACAGAAGCAAGAATAAGTTTGAATGGTGGTAACGCATTTCTTAAAACAACTAATTCCGATTATCTAAATGTCGTAGTACTTTTGGGTTTATTAGCTCGAAAGAAATTTCAATTAGGTACTAATACAAAAACTGGTTTAAGTGGTACACAAGTAAAATATATTGTTATAGATACTCAGCTTGAAAGAAAAGAAAAGAGTGATAAAAGACGAAGGGATGAGCGAGTTAGAGAAACTTTTAGTGCTCTTGATAATGAAAGAAAATTAAAAATATTGATTGCACTAGGTATAACAACTATTAATATTGATAATCCAGATTATGATTTAATAGATAATTTGTTATATGATTTCAGTAAAGATTTTGAAACTAAGTATCAAAATACTTTAATGACAAGAGGAGAAGCTTATTTAGCAATGGTAGAAAGTCCACCAGATACAATAGAAGCACATTATGCTTTTTATTATGGTAAAAAGACAAATGTAATTACTATTCTAAATAAATCATATAATGCTTTTGGTCAAAGATTGGGTGTAACTGTAAAAGAGTGTATTCAATTATTACTATCTCCAAGTAATAATTTACTACAAGATATTTTAGCAGCAGCAGAATCTTATCAAAAAGATTTACTTGCCAATAGAGTTAAACCAGTATCTAATAGTAATAATAATACTGATACTATTACTCCTATTGTAAATAAAGCATCAAAAGTAACTAAACAATCTAAAGCAATTAGTGATACTACTGTTACAGAAGATGAATCTGATGATCAATCTAGTAACATAAGTGATCCTAATTCATTAGATGATATGACAATAACACCAGATAATTCATTATTAGATTAATATTAATAAATCATGGTATCAGTACACACATTACATTATAATTTTGAGAGAGTATGTCATAGATTACATACAAGTATCGAAAAAGATGTATCTGCTGTAGATATCGATTCTTATTTAAATAAAGCTAAAAATATTTTATTAAACAGATATGATCAGTTTATCCAAATAAATAGAGAGTTTTCTAAAATTTTAAAAGATATAGAAGTTCATGATAAAGAATTGAAATTATTTAAATCAAATTCAGAATACTCTCTTTATAAATTACCTGATAATTATTATAACTATCTGCGAGTTAATTTAGATGTTTTTACTGATAAATGTACTGATAGACAAGCTATTAGAACAACAACTTATGTTACTCAAGATACTCTAAACGAAACTCTAAAAGATTCTTTTAGAAATCCATCTTGGTACTTTAGAAGATGTTTATATACCTTTGTTGACGATAAGATAAAGATCTATCATAATTCTAAATATAAGATTGATAATGTTAAACTTTCTTATATAAGATGGATACCTGATGTAGCTGCTGCAAGTTTATCAATAAAAGGTAAATATCTTTTATCTGATCAAAAAACAGTCATAACAGAAGATATAGATTTAGATGTTTCTGAAAGAAGTATTTTTTGGGATAGAATGGTTGATATAGCAGCATATTTGTTTAAAAAAGATGTAGATGATAATTATAAAGTTGATTTAGAATCATATCTTTTTAATCAAAATTTAGGTGTTAATTAATTTGATTTTTTAATTTTTAAATAATTATATATGCCGAGCGATCGCAAAATAAGGGAGAATATACTTGTACCTACGGGTACGGTTGTTGCACCAAATAAATATCTATACTCTTTAGATGGAGAATTAGCATCTCTCAATGATTCTATTGGTTTGGGTGATATTGTATTCTATGATCCTAGAAATAATATGACAGTTGGACCAGGAGTAACACCAACCCAAGTACCTAAATTAGGTATAGCAGTAGCTTTGGATAAAGAGGGAAAAGGATATCCTACAGTACTTAGAAAAGTATTCGGTGATTCGTTGAACTCTTTTGCTAGAGATACAATGAAACTTACAACCGAATCTACTTCTTTTGGTTGTAATCACATCATGGATTTTTATACAACTTGTACTTTTAAAGGTGAAAGTTATAGTATAGAAATTCATACCAGAGGAGCATCACAACTTACAGATAATAACTGGAATGATTGGAGAAAAGAAACTTTTACTGTAAATCTAAAAGATTATGCTTGTGAAAGTTGTGAATTTGGTATAGATTGTAAAGCTGTAATGTGTGCATTAGCTCATAAAATTAATTCACATTTTACTAAACGTAATGTAAATAGGAGTGGTAAATTGCTCAAACGTATGTCAGCTAAAAATGCTGAATCTAGAGAATGGACAGCATATGCATTATTCGAGAATGATTGTATTTATACAATTACAAATGCTTCTCCAAATACTTGTACTGATTGTACGCATATCACAGGAATTAACGGTATAACAATAGGTGCTAATCCACCTGTTATCTTTAATACAGCGAGTTTGATAGGCGGTGTTTCTCTAACATCTAAAGAGAAAAAAGAAAGAGTTCTTGCTTTGATTAATAAAGCATTTAGGGATGCTAAAGTTGAAGGTTCAGCAGTATTGGATGAACAATTAGTTGGTTCAGGTGCTCCTTGTGCAGATTTCAAAATAAGAGTAAACTCATGTGTTACATTTGATCTTTTAGATGCGAATAATGCACCATTACCAAAAGTTTGTTCTAATCCATTCCAAACTATAACAACCGATCCAGAATGTGTGGGATGTACTCCAGGATCTTCTTGGACACCAACATGTGGTTTAAGAGTAGTAGCACATCCAACTGAGATTATATGTGATTGTAATGAATTTGATAGAACATATTGGTTTCACAGAGAGATTAGAATAGCTGTTCCAGATAGTATGAATAATTGGTCTAAGTTTGTAACCAAAACAATTCAGAAACCTTTAGCACCTAAAGGATTAGGTATTCAATGGCAAAAACGTATCATTGATATGTCAAATGGTGGACCAGGATATGCTTACGATAATTTTGTAAACGATGTGGTTGGGTTGTATGGTGCGCAAAGAAAGAATACCGCTCTAAAAGCATCTACACAAGGTTTGGAATGTAGAGGAGAGTATTGTTCAATCAATATAGAACATGGTCTTAGATTTACTGAAACTGGTGTATCAGATCCATTATCAGAATCTAAAGGTAGATCGATAATTTTGGTTAATAACAAACATACAGCTTTATATGCTGCTATTAAAGCAGTATTAGATCCTTGGTTGGGAGCATTAGGTTACAAACCTATTAATTGCGGAGCTGATGTTGATCAAATTGAACCAATTGATTATGAAACTGAAGTAGTTACCACAGATCCTAGTTATGATCCTAGTGCTGATGAAGGAGAATCTGGATTAGGTACTATTGGATAAATAATTTAAAAAAAGATAGCTCTTAAATAAAAATAAGAGCTATCTTTTATACCTTTTAAACTTAATTTGTTATGAGTAAACCAACCAATAAAGGGGAAGTATTTGTTCCAGGAGCATTTAAAATAGATAGAAAAGGAAATCCTGTCAATGTTCCTTCGATAATTGCGCAAGAACCAACTGATTGTTGTGGTATTGATTGTTGTAAAAAGGTTATAAAATTTATAGATGATACTAATGTTCCAAGAGAGATATCTCTACAAGCTATCTATAATTTATTAAATCCTTAATTTTAATAATTAATAAGTAATAAGTAATGAGTAATTGTCTTTGTATAATCGATAATGAATTTAATTTCACTATATCATATAGAGACAATTACTTTATTTTTACTGATTATAGTAGCTGGGGAGAAATAAAAGATGTAAATGATAAGGTGTCAGTTACTATCAAACAAAACGAAATATCTAAAGAAATATTTATCTATCCAAATCAAGCTAATATTGTTAAATATGATAATTTAATTCCTGGTGAATGTGGATATGATGGGATATATCAATTTATTATAAAAACATGTAGTGATACACAAATATTATGTGTTAACTATTATATTCTTAAAAATATCGAGTGTGCTTATAGAACACTTGTTTTGAAAGAAGATTGGGATAATGCTAAAATCTTACAACAATATATAGAGCTTATAAAAGCTAATGCATATTTTAAAGATTTTGATAAAGCAAAGGAGTTTTACTCAATAGCAGTAAAATTTATAAAAAAATTAAATTGTAATTGTTAAGTATGATTAGTAATCCAAATAGATGTGGGTGTATTAGTACTGAGGTAATATCTCCTTGTGATCATCCGAATGATGAATGTTGTTTAACAGTTTGTAATATATTAGCTGATAAAGAAACATATCCGTGTGGAGATAGTAGAGTATTGGATATAACTAAATTTATCAAAATACCATCATGTTGCGATAATTCTTCAGTACAAATAACCATAAAGGAATCATCTAATAACTTAAAAGATGTAGTTGCATCTTATAATTATACGGCAAAATTATTTTCAGTATCATACACATCAAATTATGATGATGGTAAAGATTATAAATCTGCTAAAATTGTATATCAAGTTAAATGTGGATTATTACGTTTAAATGCAACAATAATCATACCATTTAAACAACATAATGAGAATCCAGATTGTCCTAGCGAACATTATAACCCTTGTACTGGTGATTGTATAGAAATACAAAACGAAGTATCCATTGGATCAAAAGGAAATGAAATAACCATATCATAAAATAAAAATAGATAATGATACAACCTAATAGTATAAGTATTATAAATTCAATAGTTGTTTGGTCTGGTAAAGTTACAAACGGTAATACTCAAAATAATGGAGTAAATATACATTTTGATATACCGAATGATTTTGAATTAGTTTATCAACCTACTTTAACAAAAGGAGTATATAATAATATAACATCTACTGTTATAGTAGATATGTCTCCTAATGAAGTTATTGATTTTAATTTTGTTTTAAAACTAGCCAATACAACCCAAGGGTTTAATTATAATTATCACTTTATCGCTAGTGTTACTGGTTTAGATACAATATCTACAAATAATATTTTAGATGATATAGTTAATTATAATACAGCAGCTTGTGGTCCATTAGGAGGAGGAGTGGAAGATTTTTTTGGTTGTTTATGTATAGACGTATCACTTAACGATACTCCTTGCACAGAAGGTACATCTCAATGGGTATTAAATGCATTAAGTGTTGTAAATTCTAATTCATATAGATGGGATGCAAATACTGGTAAAGGTAGTTTTACACCAATTGATCCGTCAAAACCTGTAACTGGTACTTATAAACTTAATTGTATAAATGGATTATCTGTTGTAGAAGTAAGTTGTGGTGTTCCTTTTACAATTTATCCACAATTAGAAAGCAAAAAAATATTTGATCATAAAGTTGGTTATAAGTGTGGTGTTGATTTAACAGAAGCAGAAATTATCGTACTTCAATCACAAACACAATATGCATTATTAGATAGTAATGAAATTAGATCTTATTGTTGGGATATAATATTAAACAATGACGGAGAAATTGTCGGTGGATTTGCATTAACTTGTAATGAAAAACAAAACACTAGAACTTTTTTTGAATGTAGTATAGAAGAATGTGTTGTTATAGATCCACCATGTCCAGATTGTAGTGGAAATCCACAAGGAGATTTACCATCTGATGTATATACAGTAATAAGTGCTTATGAAGATTATTCTCCAGAAATAGGAGATATAGTATATGTATCACATCCTTTACATAACGCTATTTATAAATGGAATGGGAGTCAATGGAAAATATGGGATTGTGGATGCCAAGCTAAACCAATAAATGTAGTAGGTTTTGCAATTACAGGTACTACTACTAAAACAGCAACTATTACATTAAGTAATGGCACTACTTTAGAAGCTGTATTTGATGATATAGACACTGACACAGATACTGATACTAATACTACTTACACATTAGACGATACAACTACTCCAGGTACAATATACCTAAAAGATAACACAGGTGCTATTATAAGCACAGTAGTGTTACCTACAGCATCAGGTGATAACTGGGGAACACAAGTAATACAACATGCAGTGGGTAGTGCATCAAGTGGTGGCGGTACAATATTAGATCCGTTATTAGTAGAAAAATGTTTACCTATAGACTTATTTATACCACCCTTTATAACTGATGTTGGAAATAGTGCCGTATTAAATGTTTCTGGTATAACTAATGTAGATACATTGTGGAATACATGGATATGGCAAGCAGCAATAAATTATATACCAGCTATAACACCAAATCCTACGTGGACAGATGTACAAACAGGTGGGGTAACTTATACGGTTGGAACAGATGATACAATAGTAAGAGTAGTTCTTACAGATGGTAACTGTACATGGTGGTCGAATGAGAGTGGATATGAACATGCATTTGATGTTATAGAATGTCCTATTAGATTAGAGGCATTTCTGGGATCAAATGTGGATGTATTCCCTGTAATAACGGGACCAAATAATATAGAATATAAAACAAATAATTCTCCAATAAGGCCAGTACTCGCACCCCCGTATTCTCCAAATTCTTTTATATTTCAAGAACTTGGGAATCTTGCAGGTGGACCCGCATTTACCTGGACAGATGTGCAAACTGGCGAAGATCCAGCATCAGATATATTAAAATATGTTGGGGGAGATGGAAAATTTTACAGAATAAAATATACACATACTGATGGATGTGTATATTATTCAAATATAGTAGGAACGTATTTTGCATAAAATAAAAAACCGCAATGTCACAACTAACAGATAAGCATTTAACAGATATAAGCGATGGTGTAAGATCCATCAATAATAAATTGTGTGAAAATGGTTCTTCTGCATCACAAGTAGAAGTTATTAACGATTGTACAAAACCTATTCCTGTATTCTTTTGTAATACAGAAACAAAATTGGATCCTGAAGTAGTATGTTTATCTAATGATGGTGGGGTTTCTATAATTAAAGGATGGGAAGTATTTGATGTAAGTACAAACCCACCAACAAGTAAGTTTTATATTGGTGGAGTAGAAGTTACAGGATATAGTGTAATACCATGTTCTTCAAACATAAAAGATAGAGAAATTATTACTGTCTGTGTAGATGGTAAAGAATGGACTAAAGTAATTGTATTTGAAGCTGACTTGCCCGTAAGTTTTTTATGGTTAGATGAAACAGATGCTCCAGTAGCAACCCCAGATCCATTATTAATAAATAATATTAAATGTTTACCTTTACAACAAATAGGAATAGAACAGTATTCTGGATTAAGTAACACAACACAAAATTCAACATTTAGTGCTAATGAAGTTACTATAACTTACGATACATCTACTTTTACTACATCCCCATTGACTATTACTTTAATATCTAGTAATGCATTGGGTAGTAAAGAATTTAAGGTTCAACCCAATACTCAAGAAACTCGAAAATTTAAGTATCCAGTTATAACAGGAGTTATTATATCAGGAGCAGTTGATAGTAATGTAACAGTAGAATTTCAATTGAATTAATTTTAAATATAATATATAATATGACGACTCATAATTTAATAAAAGATACAGAAGTAGCTGTACGCCAATGTCTTCAAATCATTAATATTGCAACTAAAGCAGTTATATCATCTTGGGAAAAGGTGATTTTAGTACAGGAACAGTAACTATATTAGGTACTAGTAGTAATATTCAAGCACTTACTGGTACTGTTGGAGCAACTACATCTTTAGGGGCACACTCAGCAGCAGGGTTAGGATTACGACATTCATTTACAGCTGTTAGTATTGGGGGTGTTGGTGTTTGGATGAGAATTTGATTTTCTTATTTAAAATAAAATAAAATACAAAAAGATGTATGAAATTAGAGATAATAAAATAGTAAAGATAGATTTAATAGAAGTTATTGATGATATAACATCATAATCTATAATAATTGAGATACAATCTATAAATGATACTATCTCTAATTTAACAGATAAAGTAACTAAATTAAATGATGATTTAAAAATAGTCATTGATTTAGAGAATCAATTAAATAATAAATAAAGAAAAAGAAATGAGAAGTTGTGGACGAGTAATTTTTGAGTATAATAATACACCTTGTAATTGTGTTACATCAGAAACAATTAGTGGATTATATATAAACGGAGGTGCAAATTTTCCATCAAATGCAGCTAATAATTCGTTACATTTTGTAAAATATGACGATAATGTTGTTGTTTATAAAAAAACAAATACTGGTTGGATAGAAGTGCAAAATTATTCAATAGGTGGTAGTGATACCGATACTATTATAAGATTTGTTGAAATATTACCTAGTGGAGAATGGAAGTGGGAAGTATTTGATGTGGTGAATAATGTTGTTATATCGAATTTTAATACACCACCTGTAATTGCACAAATACAATCGTTTGAAGAACAAAATGTAAATTATACTGGAACACAATTGCCGATTTCTCCAGGAATAAATATAGGAGATACAAAAAGAGTAAAGTTCTCTAATTTTGTATATGTAAATTATACATGGGATGGTACAATTTGGGTTAAAAAATATCACGAATGGAATCCTTATACTGAATCATATTGGGATGATACTATGCTTTGTGAACCCATTGGTGCGATAAATAGTGGTGATGTATATGTAGCACAATATGGAGTAGGTTTTATAGGTATAGATCCACAATATATACCAGAAAACGGTGTTATAATAGTAACTAATTCATGTGGTAAACTACACCTACACTGGGATGGTACTAATTTAATTTTTGATGGTTTTCAAAAAATAGAAGAATGGTATGAAAAGAGAATATGTCTAAACACAGCAACACCACCATTTACACCAGTAGATCCTAATAACCCTACTATTACAGAAGTAGAAGCGTGGAAAAATACTAACTTATCTCTACTAGACCAACAGAATGGTACAATATTAACATATTATGATCCTACTCCTATATATACTATACAACCAACGTTAACTATTAATAACCCTAATTCAGGATTTTCAGTATATTCATATAGAATTACATCATGTATAATAAATAGTACAGAGTTGTTAACAGCTCCTATTGATGTGTGGATAGCAAATTCTTATGTATATATAGGTCAAATAGGTACTCTTATTAGAAATTATTTTACTAGCAATAATATAATAGGACAAGTAGATGATGGTGCATTTGGTGAAACAAATGATGTTTTTATATATGGAGTTCAAGGAAGTACGTTAAGTTTTTCAATGACTACCGAATATAGCTTAGATGTAACTCCTACTACATTCGTAACAACAACTGTTTCGGGTACTACTACAGCAACATTAGCTCCACAAGTATATGATTGTAATACCCCTTTATACACATTTATTTTAAATAAAAATAATACTATATCTAAAATATCACAACCAGAATCTTTGTTTTTTAAAGAACAAACTATTATTGATGCTGGTGTAGATAAATATGGAAGAATATATCGATATGGTTATATAGGTATAGGTATGAATAGACCTAAAGCACCTTTGCATATATTGGGTTTAGGTGATTCATCAGAACCTTATTTATCAGATGCAGCAATATATATAGGCGGAAATGGGAAAAAAATTTATTGGGGGGATAACTTTAAAACTCCTGAAAGTGGAATTAATGTACATAATTTGTCTTTAGGAGAATGGAACGGAGATAGTGACGCTTTTGCTTTCCACGCTAAAACTGGGCATAGATTTTATCTAAAAGCTTCAGCGTGGGATGATAATAATTCAACTCAATATCCTGCTTTCTTTATTAGGAATGCTGTGTCAGGTGCAAGTAATGTGGGTAAAATTGGTCTTAATACTAACAATCCTAGAGTTTCAGTAGATTTTGGGAAGCTTACCAACCCTGATGGAGTAATTGCTAACAAGGATGGTATGATAATTCCAGGAGGTACTATTGCAGAAAGACCATCAACTCCTGTAGAATCTACGATTAGATATAATTCAGATTCCAAATGTATAGAATATTATGATGGAGTTAGTTGGAAATCAGATTGTAAACCATACAAGATATATACCGCATTATTATCTCAAACTGGAACTAATGCCCCTGTTGCAACAGTTCTGGAGAATGATTTATATAATCCTGTTACAATTACAAGATTATTCGCAGGTTCATATACCATAGACTGTATAGATTTTATAGTAGGCAAAGTTCATATATCTGGGGCAACAGATTGGAATGGCTCTGGAAGTACAGTAATCCCATTGTGGGATGAATCTCAAATAATAGGTTATTTAGAAATATATTGTAATCAGAGTTCTGGTAAAATTGGATTTGAAGTATTTAATGCGGCATTCACAAGAATTGATTGGAGTGTGTTAATGGGGGCATCTAATTTAAACTTCCCTGAAATTAAAGTATATCCGTAAATGTTAATATTAGTCTTCACATTATTATCTGCCATCTACGACAAAGGCAAACGTTTTGAAGATCACAAACTAAGATTTATATTCAGGGCGGTTATAGTGGCTTTAATTAGCTTAATAGGTGCAGATAGTATGTATGAGTATATAGTAAATTTTGCTTTCAACACAGCTATCTTTTATGCTTTATTTGATTATATATTAAATATTTTAGAGTGTAGAGATTGGAATTATATAGGAAGTACAGCAACTATAGATAAAATAACAAATAAATACGGGGATTGGAAAATACAACTATTATTTAAAATATTGTTAATAACAGTTACATTTATATTAAAATTTAAAACAATTTAAAATGAATACATTTAGTAAAATTTTAGGATCTTGGGAATTTTGGGTAATGGTTGGTTTGTTTGCTCTAGGTTATGGATTAATGTCAAAAATCGAAAGTTTAGCAACTCATAAAGATACGCTATTACCAATATTAGGATTTCTTCCTATAGTAGCAATATGGTATATAGTTTTTGTTAAACCAACTAAAGAATAATAAATCATGGAAAAATATTCAGTTATATTATTTATAGTAATCGTAGTCGGTTCTATCTTTTTTAAATCATGCACTAAAGATGATAGTGATATACAATATGTATCAGCTAATACAACGAGTGTTAATGATACATTTGTAAATTTAGAAGTTAGTACTAGGTATGGTATTACATCGAAAGCAGAAGTATTATTTTTACAATCGGCTACGACAAGTAATTATAGATTTGATAGTTTATTGCATGTATATGTAGCTTATAATGCAGAAAAAATAGACAGTTTCGTGCTAGATCAAGTTAGTCCATCTCATGCGTTTATTTATTATACAAACATCGATAAATTCGATGCTGCAAATTATAATATTCAAATTATATTTAAAGATGGCACTGTTGAGTTTTTACGAGGATTTCTTGCACCATATAAGGGTAGTCACTATGTTTATAAACCAGATCCAGACAAAGATCTTTTTTATAAAAGTAAAGCAACAAAACTCATATATAAACAAAAAAAAGCATATAGTCCACAAGAACTTCATCATATAGATTATACAACTAAAATTCATGTATGGGAAACATATAAGGATAATATAATGATATCTAAAAAAGAACTACAACCAACTAGAATAACGGATTATGAATTTACATTAGATAATAGACCTTAAATTTAATCATTAATGAGACCTCTTTTGATAGATATATTTCATCTAAAAAATTCCGATTCTGTGTTTATAAGATTGATATTAAGTATTATTGGCGCTATAATAGGATATTTTACAAATATGATAAATGAAAATAGTAATGCTTTTGTAGCAATCGGATTGGTAGTATTTGCGGATTTTGGTGCAGGGATTTTCAAAGCTATTTACACAAATACGTTTGAAATAAAAAAAGCATTAAAAGTGGTTTGGTATTTTGGAGCATATAGTGTACTTTTAGCAATTATGTTGAGTATTGAAAAAGGCTTTCAATATGCTTCGTGGATATCAGAAGCAGTAATGTTACCGATTATTATATTTCAAATAATATCGATGTTAAAAAACCTTTCTATTATTGGTATAATACCTAAAGGTGTTTTATTAAAAATTTTAGAAAACATCGATAATTATAAAGATAATGTAACCAATATTAATAGTGATATTAATACCGATACATTACAATAAAGATGTTATGGATAATATATCATTAGAACGAATAAATACTTTACATCCTAAATTAAGAGATAAAGCAAAAAAGGATTATCTTGATGCAAACAATCTTCTTGGTAAGAATGTAAGATTAAGAATATCTTATGCTAAGAGAAGTTTTGCTGAACAAGCAGCATTATATGCACAAGGTAGAGAAACTCTAGGAGAGATCAATAGATTACGTCATATAGCAAAGATGCAACCTATTGGTTTCTCTGAATCTCGGAATAAAGTAACAAATGCTAAAGCAGGAGAAAGTTATCATAACTATGCGCTTGCTTTTGATATTGTTCTATTGTATGATAAAAACAGTGATGGAATATTTGAAGAAGCATCTTGGGATTTAAAAAGAGATGGTGATAGAGATGGTATAGCAGATTGGATCGAAGTTACTAAACTTTTTACAGAAAGAGGTTGGGTTAATGGATTTTGGACCAATGGTAAACATTGGGATAAACCACATTTTCAATATACATTTGGATTAACTATAAAACAACTACAAGCAAAATATAATCATGCTGATTTTATAAGCAATGATTATGTAAAAATATAAACTTTAATAAAATATCTGAGATGATTAATAAAAAAAAGTGGTATAGTGAGTGGTGGGTTAAATTACTCATTGGTATAATTATTATCTTTATTATATATAAGTTAATATCTCCTATAATATCTGAATTTAATGTAAATAAAGAATTACAAGATATTATTATCGAAAAGGATAAACAAATAAGAACTAAAGATAGTATTATTCAAAATTCAAAAGATAAAATTGTAGAAATTAGACGAATAAGAGAGAAAATTAATGTTAATCTTACCGAAGATGAATTAGAAAAACTCTTTATTCAATTTAATTCTTATAAAAAAAATAATAATCCGATAATCGACACAACAATTTCTATTGATAAATTATTTTATTATATTGATGAGAATTTAAAAAAATAAACAAAACATGAAATATTTGTTAATCATTCTTCTTTTTCTAATATCTACTACTTCTATATATTCTCAAGGGAATTATAGTGATTCTACTTATATATTAAATTATCAGCAATCAATAAACTATTATAAAAACAATGAATTGTTTAAATACAAGGTTGGTAATCTAGAACATCAATTGGAACTATTACATAAAATTATTGATAAACAGAACGCTATAAATGAAGAATTAACTAAACGAGATTCTCTTTATAAAATTGAAATTGATAATTATAAAATTATGGAAGAATCTTTTTATGAAAGAAATAATCATACCACTGATATAATAAATACCTATAAATTAGGTAATACAATAAGCGAAAATAATATTAAAAGTTTGCAACAACAGTTAAAAAAGCAAAAATTTGTTACTGGGGTTTATAAAGTAGGAACTATCTCGTTAGCAGCATTACTAGTTTATGTAATAATTAAACCATAGGTTATGAAATATAGTAAAAAGATTGATTTATTAAAAAATAGATTCAAAACATCTTTCAAGTTTGTTGGTTTTTTTATGAACGATATATTATTAATAATAATATCAACAATTATTTTATTAATTTTTTTGTTTACTATAAGACAATCAGATTTATTATATAATATTATTAAATCTATATTATTGTTAAGCTTTGTTGTCAACATTTGGTGTTATATCGATAATAAATTTATTTATAAATCTTTAAATAAAGAACCCAAAGGATTTGTTTTATTAATTCTATTGGGTTTATGTTTTTGTTTTAAAGCATATGTTAATAGTATTATATAATAAAGGGAGAATAAATTAAGTAATGAATCAGTTAACAAATCAATTATATCAAAATATATATTCACTATCAAATAATATACTTAATAGTTTATATTACGATATGTGTTTTGATGATACTGATTTAAATAAATATATATTAATTTCCAAAGTAACATGTAATAAAAATACAACTCCGTGTGAAAAAACTTTAGATTCTTTAGTAGAGAAGATAGGAATGTTTTGTAAAAAATCATATGTTCCTAATATGGTTGATGTGATAAAAGATGCATCTATCGAATTTTATATGAAAAATCCAGAATGTACACCTTTACCTTTATGGCAAATAATTAGAGATAGGTTATCTTTCCAATATAAACTAAAGATCGAGATTAAGAATATAAATGTTCAAAAACATATACTAACATCGTATATTAATAATAATATCAAAGATGCTCCTCCAAATCTTTTAGTTAAGATAAAACCTTCTAAAAATAATAACAAGATTTCTATAACTCAGAAATCAATAAAAAGAGATAACTTTGATCCCATATTATCAATTAAATCTTTTTCAAAAGATCTAAAAGATAGCGATTTAAAAATAAAAGTTAAAGAAAATATTATTCATATTTCAGATTGTAACATATGAGCAATTTTATAGAAATTTGTTTTGGTTTAGAAAATTGTACAAACATTCGTATAGAATGGTTATCCAAAGAAGGTGTACAAGTAGCTTGCGATAAAGATAATTGCATTCGTTTAGCACCAGATCCTTATGCAGATGGAGAAAAATGTATAGAAGGATGGATACATTGTGATGAATGTAAATCGGGTAATAGCGAACCTATATATTTTAAACGATGTTTTTGTACAACTAAAGCAGATTGCTTAGAATGTGAAGAATGTAAGAAATATGGGGATTCTAGTATTTGTGAAGGTGTATTAACAGAACAACAAAAACAAGAAGGCAGGTTGTGTAATGGTGATTGCCCACCAGATAAACCATATTTTAATCCTATTGTAGAACGATGTGCTGAGTGCATAGAGGGATCAATTAATCAAGATAATCCATGTTTAATATGTGTTCAAGGATCTTGGACATTAAAATGTGAAAATTGTGATAAAACTACAGCAGAATGTAAAGAATGTTTAACAAATACTGATTGTAGTAAAAATACAGATGGAAGAAATTGTTGTGATTCACAAGGAAAATGCGGATGCTGCCCAGGATTTTATTTCGATTGGAAACAAAATAAATGTATTCTTATAGGTCCATGTGGACCAGATAAAGAATGTGGGGATTGTCAAGAATGTGTTGAAGTAATTGCTCCTGATGGTACAATTACTTATGATTGTGTACCTATTAAATGTCCTCCAGGAACAAAATGTATTAATGGTAAACAATGTATTCCTTGGGAATGCGAATCGGTTTCGTGTGATAATGGAGCAGATTGTGGTCCGAATTGCGGATGTGTAACTATAAATGGTGTAAAACAATGTGTACCGTGTGAAATATTAGAGTGTTTAGGTTTATGTGCAGAAGCATTAGGTTGTAGATGCAATGAAGTAACTGATAAATGTGAAGGTTTACCTGCATGTTCAAACCCTGATTGTGATGGTTCATCTCCGTGTGATGATCCAAACTGTACTTGTTATAAACAAAGATGTGTAAATTGTGGTAATTTTCCATGTAATGGTGAAGATGGTGGGTGTACATCTTATGCAAATTGTAAATGCTCTGATTCTAATAATTGCGAAGGTGGTAAGGAATGCAAGGATAAAATAAAACTTACACAAAAAGAAAATTGTGATAATGTTAATGGGTGTGAACTCGAAGCTGAATTAGTTTTAGAAAATAAATGTAATTGTGATCAAATAGAATTTAAAACTAGATTGATTGCTAATACAAGTCAAACTGTAGATCCGATTCCTGGAATTTCTGCGTTGGTGCTACCTGGGTTTGCATCTATAGAAGTAAAGTTATATAAATACGGGGTAGAATATAGTAAGTTTAAAGAATCAGATTTATTTGGTGATGATGAACTTGTTACTGGTACTATTAATACTATTATTACATATCAAGTTAAAGATTCTTATGGTAAATGGATAAATGTTCCTGAAACATCAAATATTCCTATTAGATCTATAAATGTAAATAATATTGTTCCTATAATCAATATTAGTGAAAATTTGATTATAAAAGCTATTGACGGTAAACCAACAAGAGCATTTATAAAAGTTATTGCTCAGAATATCAAAGTGACATCGAATAATTGTATAAGTTACGAATCTAAAGAACTTCGTACAATGATGGTTGATTTTTCTTTAACAGCATCTCAAGTACAAACTTTATTACTAGACTATATATCTTTTAACTCAGTATTTTTAAATGATACAGTTAATGATAGAAAACCATTATTTATTTGGTATAAATCTATTGATGGAGTTAATAATAAAGTTCAATATAAAAATAATGGAGTTTACGCAAATTCTGGATATTTTAGAAAAAGATATGTTGATAAAGTAGGTAGTACATATAAAGATACAATTGCTTCTCCTGTTGATGGATTAGTTCCTAATTATATGTATATGACCAAAGTGAATTGTGGATGTAATCCAAATAACTCAGCACTTACTACTGGTCCATTATTGTTCTGTTGTCCAAAGGAATATAATGTAAAATTTGATAATTGTAATACTAAAGTATCTATTGATGCGTTCAATGTTTGTTCGGTAAATGGTAGATTATTAGATCACCAATCTCCTAATTTTATATTCCCTACAGAATGTCAAACAAATTATATAGTAATTGTAGATAAAGAAAGTAGAACAGAGAAAACAGTTGATTTACGATATGAATCTACAAATAGAGTTAGGAATGTTGAAATAAATTCTCCAACCGATCCTATCGTTGGTATAAGAATCGCTCAAAAATATAATGGTGGATTGCTTTCTGGTATTCAATGTATAAAGGAGTTTAAACCACCTGTAGTAATATTTCCTTCATTAGATTTTAAAATTGATTGTGAATTTAGTACAACTAAAGCAAAAGTTACTGTACAACAAACAAGTGGTGCTGATCTTAGAATATCAGATATAGAATATATATCTGGTAATAAAAATACACAAATATCATTGAATGTAGTTACTAATTTAGTTGGAAGCATGTTTGTTACAGAAATTCCAAAACAAGTTAGTAATAAATCGGTATTTCCATTAAAAGCTCTTGTACGATTTGTTGGAGGATGTATAAAATATTTTGATATTCCTTCATGTGAAGTAAAATTAAATTTAGAAACACAAGGTAGAACAGTTAGTAATAAACTTTGTCCTATATCTGGTACAGGAGTAGTTATAAAAGCAACACCTGATTTTTTTGATAATTCTCGACCTATTACTTATACTCTTTCTGGTGGTGATCTTTTACAACCATTGAGTGTTTCAAATACCGATGGATCAGCGTTATTTAACGATTTAGGAGCAGGTACTTATACTGGTATAGCTACTCAAGATGATCTTATAGCAACATCGACCATCATAGTAAATAATGCTTCTACACCAAACATTACTATAGCAAATAGTAGTATTTGTCAAGGAGAAACAACTTCTATAAATATAGAAGCAATTCCTGGTAGTGCTTTTACAGTATATAATCCATCTGGTTCGATAATTTCATCACCAATAATTCCAAATACTGGAGTATTTACTATACCAAACATTTCGCTTTCAGGAGAATATTTAGTAACATTAAATAATAATGTTGATGGTGCTTATTGTTCTCCTTTTAATAAAACTGTTACATTAAGTATAGGTGGTCAAAATCTAAATCCATCTATAGAGTTTCAAGTTGGTAATTATTGTATAGGAGATTCCATACCATTTAGAATTACAGATGGGGGTGTAGGTGCTACTTATAGTTTACAAAGTTCATCAGGGATCGTTCCTCCTACATTACAAGCAACATCTCAAGGGTTTAATGGTACATTTATCCCATCAACAAATCCAGCTTATATATCAATTATTAGTGTAGTAGGTGAATGTAATACATTAGCAACAACTCCTATACAAGCATCTATTTCTGGGTTGCTTCAACAAGTAAATATTACAAATATTACTTATCCGTGTAATGGAGATAATAATCATATTGTAAGTTTTACTGCGATAGGAGCAGTATCGGCTATGATAAATAATGAACCTTGTACAAATCTGGGATCTGGACAATTTACTAAAATTGTAACTGGATCTGGAGATATAACTATACAAGCAACGAACGGATCGTGTGTTACAACTCAAATTATAACATTAAATAGTTGTGAATCTCCTAATTATTCAGCAAGTATAGGAATTTCTGGATCTACTTGTGGACAAGGATCTCAAGATATATTTTATACAGCATACACAGCAGGTTTAATAGGTTATAATTATCAACTTCAAAAAGAAATTAGTGGAGTTTGGGTTGATGTTTCTGGACAATCTGGTATATTTTCAGCACCACCACCAAATACAAATAGTTTCACAGTAAATAATACAATAGGTGTTGTAGAAAGTTATAGAGTTAAATTCACACAAGGAGGTAATACTTATTATACAAATAGTGTTGAAACATCTTCAATACAACCCCCAAATATTTCTATAATTGGTCAAACTGTAGGAAATACTACATCTACATACACATTTACAGCACAAGGAGGTTTACTTGGAGTAACAACTTATTCGTGGTCTGGAGCAGGTGTTAGCGGAAATAATGCAACATCAAATCCTATACAGTTTAATACCCCAGGTGTTTATAATATTGTAGTAAATACTGATACAAATGGTTGTATAGGTACAGCTTCTCATACTATTACAATAGAACAATCTTGTGCTAATCCTATTACAGCAAGTATATCAGTATCAGGAAACACAGGTTGTCAAACTTTTAACGCAATTGCATCTGGGGGTTCTGGAACACTCACTTATGAGTGGTTGATTGATAATGTAGTTATACATAATGGTATGACATTTTCTGGTCAATCAATTAATGTAGGAGATACAGTATTGGTTACTTTACGAGTAAGTGCTCTTAGTTCTGGATGTGCTCCATCCGAAGCATCAATGAATTATACTAAGTGTGCTGGAGGATGCGATTGTAATTATACAATTTCTGTAGTAGATAGTGTAACTGGTATAGATACAATACTATCGACATTTGAAGTTATTGAATTATCAGGAAGACAACAAATTCGACATATTGGTAGAAAAATAGTAACAAAACAATGTTTGGGTGGTGTCCCAGAAATATTATTTGATACCACGGGTAATTATAACTATGGTATTACTAAAGTAATTAGTAGAGTTGATTTATTATCTACAGAACCTATTACATCTATTGATATGATTATATCAGGATCTTCGGTTACACAAGCAATACCTACATCTTTTGGTGGAGGAAATCCTCAAACATCTCCAGTACATTTAGCGCAATATCTTAATAATATAACATCTTCAAGTATATTTATCGCAACTAGCAGCTCTGTAGAGTTTACAATATCAAGCGCAAATACTTCTGGTTTCAATACATCTGGTACATACACAAGAGGATCGAGTACATTGAATTTTAGTAGTGGTGCGAGTGCTACAGCATTTATAACACAAGGATATACTACTGGATGTGGTACTATAATCACAGATAAATTATATCAAAGTTTACTAGGAACTCCTTATACAGTAACATATAACTCTCTTACTCTTACAGGAACTCCTTCGATTTCATTCTCGAATAATTTGGGAACTCATGCACCAACAAGAACTTGTGTGGGTTGTAATTCATAATAATAAAAGTAAGCGATGGTTTTCATTTTTTCATGAGTTTTGAGTTTAGGAGATGAGAAATTATCTCCTTTCTTAAATAAAAAAAAACATTAAGTTAATATGGATATTAGTAAGTTAAGAATAGCGGATGAATCAACAAATTTAGTATCAAAATCAAATGAGCTAAAAATTGATTTCCAACCAAATAGAATTAAATTTAATTTGATGGAAATTATTCCTACAAATGCTATATTAAAAAAATATAATATATCTTTATTAGATCCTAATAAAGGAAACAGGATTGTAGATATAGGATTAAAAATTAATACTGATGTATTTCTGGATGATGTTTATAGCTCTCTTACTTTAAAAGGTAATCTGCTTTATGAATATAAAGATGAAACTTACGAGATTAATATAAATAATAAAATCAACGCTCTTGAAGAAAATAAAATAATAAATAATGTAAAACATCTATCATCTGTTATTTTAAATTCTGATGAAGATGTGATCAATTATTTATTGGATAAAATTTCTAGTTTAGAAACTAGAATTATAGCGTTAGAATTAAGATAATTAAGATAATTAAGATAATGAGTAACCATAATCATTACGAAACAGTTGGTAAAGTTATTTTTTCTGTAAAAGAGCAAACAGACGCTCATTTACTATCTGATGATACTGGGTTTTCTGATGAACAAATTTATTATTATCTTTTACAATGTAGAAGTTTATTTTTATATAGAAAGTATAGAACATATAGAGATGTTAGTCAAAAAGATTATATGACTACACCTTGTATGAATCTCATTGATGCTGATAATCAATGTCCATGTAAACCACCAACTGGGTGCGAAATACTAATGACAGAGTTATATCTACCTAATATGATAGGAAATATTATTTCTGTAACAAATCCTGATGGTACAAAGGAATATACTCCTACGGAATCAAATTTATCGAAATATAGAAAAGATTCAAGAATCAAAAAATTCGCTGATAAAACATCATATTTTCAACTATCCAATAACAAAGGTACAAAATTGTATATAATATCAGATAAACCCTTAAAAGCAATCAAAGTAACTCTAATACCTCAGTATCCAGAAGAAATACAAAGGATGCCTGATTGTAAAGGAGATAATATAAACGAATGTGTAGCTACTTATGATTTAGAATGGATTTTAGATCCTGATTTAACAAAAGCATGTATTGATGAAACAATTAATATATTACTTAGAACAAAAAGCAAACTTGCTGATGTTAAAAATAATGGTGTAGATGATAATATCGCTAATAAACAAGAAATAAATGTTTGATTTAGGGAGTGAACTCGATAAAACGATTTTTAAGAAAAATAAAATATCTACTCCAATAAGTAGAGATCATTCTAATGGATATAATCGAAAATTTAAGGCATTAGATAATAAAAAGAATAAATTTAATAATCACAAAATACTACGATTTGAAGCTTATAAATTATATAGAGAAAAGGAATTACCGAATGATACACACATAAACTATATATCATTTGCTAAAGTATTAATTTATTTGTTTACAGAAATAGCTAAACAAGTTATACTTAATAAAAAAGCATGGAACATTAATCGTATTGGTATTATTCGTTTTTCATCAATATATGTTAAGAAAAATGAAAATATAATCATTAATAATAGTCCTGAAACAGGTAAAGCTAAAATGGATATGGTCAAAGTGTTTGGAAAAATTAAATATTATAAATCTTCTAATTTATATCTTAGAAGATTTAGTTTTTTAGTATCAAAAAAGATTAAACTCATGTTTCAAAAAGATCTAAGGGAATATAGTAAGAGTTATACACATAAACGATTTACAGAACTAAAAACATACATATAGCAATTATTAATCAAATATTAATTGTACTTTTGTAGAATAAAATAATGCTTTATGAGTTATAGTGGACAAATTTCAATTAAAAATATCATCCAGGATTATATAAATAAATCTGGACATAAAGGTAATTTGAATGAAGAATATGTATATATAGCAGCAGAAGAAGCATTAGATCAAATAATAACAGGAAATGGTTATTTCGAGTATATAATATTATTAAATCTTTATAATCAAAAAGCTGAATTACCAGCAAATTTTAAATATCCAACTCAAGTAGCATATAGACCACCATACAATATAGAAACACCTGCTAATGATTTAAAAAGATACTTCATTAGTACTATAAATAATAATTATGTCGAAAATGTTTGTTTAGATGCTTGTACATCTTGTAAACAAACAAAATGTTGTTGCGAAACAAAAGAATGGTATCCTATTGAAACAACAGATACTTATGTAAAACTTGTTAAAGAACCAATGTTAGCAACAGGGTATTCAAAATTTCTCTATGGTGTACAAAACGAATATTCAAACAATAAAACTAGTTTTTTATCAGAACTTCCACATAATAAAAGTAACTTAGAAAAAAATATTGTTCGACATCATATTATTCCTAGTTTTACTAGATCACAAAAATGTCCAGAGTTTCAAGTTGTTAGACCAAGATCAAATTACTTTTTTAATCTTCCAAACGAATTAAAATATTGCAATCTTCCTAGTTATGATACGAATTTAGAGTATTCTATAGATAATAGAATCATTCAATTGAACAATTATGATTATAGATGTAATAAATGTAATTCTTGTAAAAATAGAAATGGTTCTTGTGAAACAAATCTCCCTATGGAACGTCATGGTGAACTTTTGATATCATATATGGGTCATAAAGTTGATGAAGAAGGGTTTAGAATGATTCCTGATGAATTATATGTAATTAAAGCTGTTACAGATTATATTATATCATATATAGCTTTTATAGATTATTCTATCAAAAGAGATCAATCGTCTGAAAGATATTGGATGAATGTAAAAATGGTAGCTGAGAAATCGATTATACAAGCAAGAAGTAGATATAGAATACCTCCACCTGATAAAATGGATTTATTCTTTCAAAATATTTGGTCTAAAAAATCACAATATAATTCTAGTTCAGATCAATTAAATAGGTTTTTACCAGAGTTAGAAGGGAGATTGGTTGGATCTCATTATACAGAACAAGATTATAATAATTATTCTTCCATGTTTCATAATCATACACATTAATAATGGATGATAAACCGATAATATCGATATTTAATAAAGGAATGCATATGGATGCACAATATTCAGTGCAACCAGAAGGTACATATCCTATAGGAATGAATATTATTAATAGAGATGAGTATCAAAGTTCTTTTAAATCCAATGAACATGGTACGATTAAGCTAGAAGAATTTCCTGATGTTATAGGAGATGTATTCATGAAAGATCTAAACGAAACTACTTTTATAACCAAAGATGGAAGTATTAAGATTTTTAACTATGATCAGAATAAAAAAATAGATGTAGCATCTTTCGCAGAATTTGGATGTCCAATGGAAGTCAAAGATTGCGAGTATATTAATGTAAGATATACTAAAAAAGGTTGTGATTCTTATTTACACTGGTCTAGTAATAATATATATTATTGGGTAAATTTATCTGAATTAAGAGATCCTAAAAGAAAAGAATCTTTAATAAAAAAACTTAATGGGGGTGATTGCAAAGATTGCAATACTGGATGTGATTATTTTAAAATATTTAGACCAAAAAACGAACCTAAATCTAAATTAGATTCACATCAATATGGAGGTAGTTTACCAGCAGGTACTTATGTAACTGTTCCACGATTAATTAATGAAGATAAAACTTATACTAATTGGGGAGTACCTAGTAGAACAGTTCATGTGGGATCCGAACATAATATACCTGGAGAAGAATCTACTGGTAGATTAAGTATTACTTATGATAATTTGGATTGTAATTATAGTAAAATAGAAATTGTTGTAATATATTACAATGGTTCTACAATTACAGCAAGATCAAATGAATACTATTATAGCAAAGATTCCTTTACTGTTGAATATCATCAATTACAAGGTACTGATATTCTTATAGATGAAATATTAATAAAATCACAAGTGAATCTTGAAGGATCTGATTTATTTAACTATGATGGTATGATGTATTATTTTGGTATTAAACCAAGAAAAGAATATAACATACAAAAAATTGCATCTAAAGTAACTGTAAAATGGATAGCTGAAAAATATACTTTAGAAGATGCAAAACGATATAACATAAAAACACTACCTTATGGAGAATCAATTGCGTTAGGTTTAGTTATTAATCATGATGATGGATCACATTCTTATGTGGGTCATATACCTTGTGGTGGAGCTGGATCATCTTCATTATCAATAGACTTAGGTTCTAGTACTTCAAATAATAGTTTAACTGGGAATACTGGATCGGGTGGTAAAAGTTTAGATATTAATTCATCATCTGGATCAACAGGTACAGGTAGTGGATCTGGTTCAGGATCAACTGGATCTGCATTAGGTAATATTTCAATTCAAAAACAAGGTGAGTATAAGAGAACTAGAACTGCTATACCAGATACACCTAGCGACTTGAGTAACAATGATGAGTTAATAGATATTGAAAAACAATTAATTGAATCTTATACTACAGATGTATTAGATTTAGTTAATGTTATTAGACCAGCTTGTAGTTGTCAAGGATATACTCCACCAGATCCACCTATAGAAGGATGTTGTCCACCACCACCAGATGAATTAAATCAATTCTGTAATGTTTGTAATGGACACAAAGATGCAGATTTAGTTTTAAAAGATATTCAAACTGCTGAAAAAATAGGTGTTAAATGGTTATCTATCTTAGGAGATTATATTGGTAGAGATGGTAAAACTGATTTAAAATTAGATTTCAAACCAAATACTATAAAAGAAGTTGCTCTTGATATTATTGATGCTATCAAAAAGAGAGAACGAGTAATTATAGAAAAAACTATATATAAAGTTACAAAAAATGTTAGTTATGGTGGTGGTAGTAACTCATCATCTATTAATTCTTTAACTGGTTTCGCACCAACATCTAATCCGCAAACCCCAAGTTATCCAAACGGTATTATAGTTGCAACTGGTAGTACTAAATGTAAAGTAGAATCTAGAGAATATCCTTGTATTAGAGATTGTTATGGTAATCCTATATATGAAGGATTAACTGGTTCTAAAATACGACATCATAAATTACCTGATGAAACAGAATTAACATTTTTTGAATCTAAAAGTATAGGTGTTCCATCTATTGCTACTCCTGATGCAGATGAATATGCAGATCATTATGGAGTATATTTAGGATTAATATTTGAGAATATTATTATCGATTACGATGATTATTATAAAGTAACTGGTAAAAAGGTTAGTAAAACTAAACCTTTTAATATCGTTCAAGCAGAGTTGAATTATAGTAATAAAACTATTCTTACTAAAGGGTTGATGTTATCCAATTATGTATCATCAAATCAAGGTAAAGAGTATGATTATCAACCTCACGCAGTTAATTCTATGGAACGTGTTAACAAATACATAGATATCAATGATTCTAGATGGGATCCAGGTGCAGGTCCTAGTAATACTGTTTGTATGTATTCATTAGATCAACAAGTATTACAACCATCTATCGCAGGAGCTACTAAGCTCAAAATACTTGGGAGAATGACTGGTAATGGTTTTAGACATTACTTATATACAAAAGGTAAAAAAGTTGATAATGCTACATTCGGTAGGAGAATAGATAGAGCTGGATGTGTATCAGCAACTAATCTTTCAACATTTTCTGCAAAATCTGCTGATTACGATGTTACATTTTATAAATATATAAAAGGTGGTTTAGATTCTGTAGAAGCACCTGGACCAGGAGCAACTCGACCATTAATGAATAAATATGGTCAAGATTGTTTATGGATAGGATTAAATTCATCTTATTCTGTAAAAGATGATTCTTTTGTAGGAGATGTATTAGATCATAAAGCTCCTTTATATGCTGAAGGTGATTATGCTGTTTTATATAGAGATCTTCCTGATCAATATGGTTCGCTTGAAACTATAAACTATATTCCTATATTGGAAGCTGATGGAGATGTTACTACAGCAAAAGGATTAGTTGGTGATAGATTTATATCACCATATAGTTATATTAAAACATCTTGGGTATCAGATAAAGTAGGGAATAAATTTCCTATTTCTAATATGGTTGCTGGTAAAGAAGATAGATGTCATTGTGATAATCCAGAAGATGCTATTCATTCTCTTATAGGAAAGTGGTTTTTGACAGAATTACCTACTGAAAATGATAAAGCTAATGCTAAAAATTGGGCAGGTACACACACCCCAGGAGATGCACGATCTAAACAATGGAGTGAATCATTTGGAGTAGGTAGTGAATCGCAATATTATTATCCAGGAACATTAACACATCTTAATACCTTTACTGGAGAAAGCGAAGCAAATCCTTTTATGGTACAGCGTTCAGATAGTTTAGCTGAACAACGATACCCATATATAAAAACACAATATTTCTTAGAAGCAACTAAACATCCTTGCGAAGATTCTTATTTATCGCAGTTTAGTAGAAGAATAGAACAACCATCTGCTGGAGAAAGAATGATAAAAATTTTAATTGATAGTTTAATAAATTTAGGTTTATTAGGTGGTCAAATGATTGATATATTAAATCCAGAAAGTGCATTAGAATCTATAGGAGATATTACTACTTTCCCAATAACAGTAATTATTTATTTCTTATTATCAAAAGTATTATTTACTAATGATTTTATAGATGAATTTTTAGGATTACCTCAATGTAAAATGGATAGTGAAGGTGGTTTAGATTATAAAATCGAAGGATATCACAAGAATTTTAATAAATATTCATTTATATTCTCACAAAAAAGAAATCTCTATCAATATAGAGGTATGCAAGAATTTACTAATTGTGGATGTAATAAATCTAATATAGATATTGTTTATATTTCTGATAAACAAGTTGAAACAAGTTTTATTGATAGTTATAAATCAGTTAGACCAGGAAATTACTTTGTGTTAAATCAAGGTGATGGTAAGTTAATTGATATATTTACTGGTGTAAATGGTGGTTTATTTGCACATACAACAGATTCTATTTTATCTTTAATTGAACCACAAACACGAACTAGTACTAATGGAATATTTGATATAATTACTGGTAATAAAAAAATATATCCTGTACGAATATTAGGATCATCTTATGAAGGACATGCTGGTATTTTAAATAGATCACACGCAATTGATTCTCGTTATGGTAGATTTTTTATTGATTATGAAGCTGATGAGTTATTTTTGTTTAATGGTCGTGGTGTAGAACCTTTAAGTAAAGATAAAGGAGTAGCTACACTGTTTAAAAATTATACGAAATACTGTGAACCAAAAGCTTGTAGAGATGAATATACTGGACAACATTATACATTAGGTATTGATCCTCGATTCCATAGATTATTAATCACTAAATCTGATGATAAAAAATCATGGACAATATCATATGATTTATTAGATAATTACTTTGTTTCATTTCACTCTTATATACCTAGAAAATATCTATTTACTAGAGAAGATATGTATGCGTTATACGATAATAAACTTTATTCTTTCAAAAAAACACAAGATATTGAATCAAAATATAATAATTATTTTGAAAAACAATATGGGTTTTATATAGATGTAAAAAGTGTTATAGGATTTCGTACTACTTATGCATCTCATATAATTAGAACCAATATGGAGAAGAATGTAGATGGTAATTTATATAAAAATATATTTCAAAGTTTTGATAAAGTATCGTTCTGGGGATCTAATCAAACAGGTGGTGTTCATTTTTTAGATAATAAACTAGTAATTGATAGAGAAAATGATTTAAATTTGCAGGATAATTATGGTGTAATACCTATAGATTATATCGATGGTGAGTTTAGATTTAGTGAGTTTTACGATTATACAGATGTAGAAGGTAATCCTGTAATTAAAAAAGAGAAATGTTTACCATTTATAGAACCAATAAATTATGCGTGTGTAGGTAGAGATTCTCAAAATTGGAGTAAAAGAGTAATTGCTGATAGTATGTTTTATACAAGATTAGAAAGAACAGAGTTATCAAATGCAAAGTTATATATTAAAACAATGATACTTCATCATAATCATAAAATGAGGTAATAAAACAATAATCTGATATGAATCCTATAAGAAAAAAAATAAAACATTTAATTCCATCTTATCAATTTGGAGGAGATACTAATTTTTTCGATTATTTTAAATCTATTGTACCAAAAATAAAAAGTTATCAAGGTCAAACTAATGGTGAATCTAATTTATACTCGGATGATTCTCAAAAATACTATGCTAATTTGTTACGTGTAAATAATTTAGCAGTTAATAATTTACTTGATATACCTAATAGTACCGCAAAATATACAGATAGAGGTACTCAGCGAGAACAAGTAAACGGAGTATCACAAAATATATTGGATGATCCTAATTCTACATCTATACGAGATATTTTAGATGCAAATTATGGAGAACTAAATACTGTTTATGGAAATGGTCGTAATGATCCATCCAAACCAGGAGAATATTATGAGAAATATCAACCTAAAAAGAATGCAGCTCTAACTGGATTTTATTCTGATTTAGATAAGCAAAGAACAAATCAGATGTTAGAAACAGGTGCTAACATTTTTTCTTTAATGAAAGGTCAGGAAACTTATGACAATAAACCAAAAGAATCTTTTGATACAACAAATACAGGATCTTTCGGTTATAGGTTTCAATTTGGTGGGAATAATAATAATTCATCTTATGATCAAATTCTCAAAAACATAGAATTGGATGCTGCAATTAAAAGTTTACCCGTAACAAAACTTGTATCTGCAAACGATCGAAATAAAAAAATATATGATAAAGCTGGGGATCAATTGATATCAGATATAAATTATGTATTTAAAGATAAAAAAGCTCGTGCTAAAGCAGACCCTATGCTACAATATTTAGCTGAATCTGGAGTAGCTAAAAAGTTAGAGAAATTAGATAATAAGGATGTTTCTTATGTTAAAGATACGGTTAATAAAACTGGATTTTTTAGTTTAGGAAATATTGGTGAATATAAAGATCTTTATAAATATATAAAATCAGAAACGGGTTTGACATCTGAAGATGCTAAAGGTATTTTGGATAAAGCTATTGAAAAAGAATCATGGGTAAAAAGAGCTGCTATAAAGACAGCTATAAAACCATTTTTACAATATGGAGGTAAATTAGATCAACAATCAAATACAGTATTTAATTCTTTAAAATCTAAAGGTTATTTAGAAAATTTTGATACAAATAGTTTTAATCGTTTATCTAAAGAAGAACAAGATATTCTTTTCAAAAAAGCAGCTTTAGATTTTAATAGTAAACAAAAAATACCCCAAGGAGAAATAATTCAAGAAATTAGAACTCCTTTAATTGCACAAATAGATAGTTCTAATATGAGCGCTGATCAAGGTAATTTTGAACAACAGTTTGCTAAAGCAAGAAAAGAAGGATTGGTTGAATTTGAATATAATGGTAAAAAAATAGCTGTTAAACTTAATCCTAATAGTAAAAAATCAATAGTTTTATCGGAAAAACCTAATTATAAAGTTGATAATTCATCTATAATTGGATATGCTAAAGATATATTAGCTAATAAACAATATGGTGGTAGCTTTGTAAACAAAACAGGATATACCCCTGGTACTGAATCATATAATAATCCATTTAATATAATTCCTGGAAATGATATAACCATGTCACAAACTCCTTTTCCTGTATTAGCTAAACCTAATGTTGGAAAACCTGTTGTAATGATTCCAGGTAGAGATTATAAATTTCCTGGTGCTAGTTCTGTAACAGAAATACCATATAAACAATTTGGTGGTATTAGTGCAAACAATATCGAACAAGTATATAAAGTAGCTAATCAAATGAATCAAATTGCTAGCAACCCTAATACAAATGGTTTAAATGATTTTGTTGAAAGATTAAATGGTATAGCTGCAAATAATAATGTTAAACCTATACCAAATAGATATAATCAAGATGAGCTTGCTGAAATGATTTATACAAGTATTGATAGTAATGCAAATATGAATCCTAATGATGTACAGTATCGACGTGATAAAATGGGTGCTGAGTTAAATTTACAAGTTAAACCCATAACAGGATTTAAATTAGCAAAAGGTGGTACACAGAAAGTTGCAGAATATCAACAAATGCTTAAAGATAGCGGATTTAATATAACGGTTGATGGTGCATGGGGAAAAAATACTCAAGCAGCTTATGAAATATTTACTGGTAAAAAAGCACCTAGTAAAACAGCAATAAAAGAAGGTAAAGCAAAAGTTGCAAGTAATATATCAAAATCAAATAATTTACTAGCACCAATTCCTTTTAAACAAATGATATTTTAATAATAAGATATGATAGCGAATATAAATAAATTTCCTCTTAAACCATTACAAGCAGAGATAAATGAATGGATATTTACTCCTGATGGATCATTGGTGAAATCCAATGCAAAGAAGAAACATTCTCAGATGGATGGTGATATAAAAACTGATATAGCACCAACAGAATCTTATGTTTTTTCTAATGATCCTACAATGACTATTTCTAAAGAGGATGCAAAAAATATAATATATGGTTCTGAATATTTTAATTATGTAGAAGGTAAAAATGGAAAATTACCTAAAGATTTAAGTTTCGATAAATTCGTATCTGGTAATAAAAGCACAGTAGCAGAAATAGCAAAAAATATCGCAAAAACATATAAAGTTCTTGATGATGAAATTCATATTGACAATCCATTTGTACGACGTGCTAATGAATTTAACAAGGAAACTCGTCAGAAACCTATACAAATTGCTATTCAAATTAATGAGCATTTACGTCCAAAAACAGAAGAAGAATTGTATCAACAAGCATCAGGACAAGTAGCACAACCACAACAAGAATCAATGCAACAATCCGAATCACAAACTCCGCAATATAAATACGGTGGATATCATAGAGCATTAGAACAATATCAAAGTGGTGGTGAAATCCTTAGTGGTTTAGGTTCTGGTGCAGCAGCAGGTACAGCTATCGCACCTGGTATTGGAACAGTTATAGGTGGAGTAATAGGAGGTATCGGTTCTCTAATAACAGGTTCTAGTAGTAGAAAGAAAGCTAAACAAGCAGAAGCAGAGCGATTAGCAATGATTGCAAAGCTTAAAGAGAACAATGAAAAAAGTTACATGGGGTTAAATGCAGCTACATTTGCAAAAGCAGCAACTCCATTACCCAAATATGATTATCTTAATTTAGATGAGAATATAGATTTAGTTAATAATAGTTATGATAGTATTATTAACAGAAAAGATTCAGATTATCAAAGTGCATTGAATTTAGGTAATGCTGCACAAACATCAGCATTAAGAGCATTAACAGCAGCAGGAGCATCTCCAGATGAAATTAATGCACAATTAGCTGGATTAAGAGCAAGTGGTATTAGTACATTAAATCAAATGTCCAAAGGAATAAATGATAAATTTGATAACCTTACACTTGCTAAAGCAAGAGAATTAGGAGATATTAAACGTACTATTGCAGGAGATACTCAACAGGGTAGAAATATTACTGCAAATAATAGATATAATAGAAATCAAAATGTAATTGGAGAATTTGGTAATAATTATCAAACTAGTTTAAATGATGATGAGAATTTAATTATTCAAGATTATAGCACTAAAGAAGCTCTTAGGAGAGGTTCAGCAGCAGAATCAGCACAAGCACAAGGAGCATTTCAAAATGGATTGTTATCTGTAGGATCTGCTGGAGCAGGATATAAAAGTGCATTACAAGATACTGAGTTATTTAATCTTAATAAACAGTATATGAATAATTTGATTTCTGGTAGAACAGTACAACCAGCTACTATTACACCTACTAGTACTTTACCAAATACTATAAAACAACCATCAATAGCATTGCCTACTTCATATGGATCTTATATTAATCTATTTACACAAACTCCTGGTGAAAGTGTGAATAGAGGTACACAAGAATATTATAATGGATTACCAGTATATGTTGATTCAAGAACAAATAGAAAATACGTTTTGAGTTCAACAGGAGAAATCCTTTTCATTTAAAAATAATCTCATGATATTAACTAAAAAAATACCATCGTATTTAATACCTAGATTCCAACAAGGTGGTTTGGTGTTTAGAGATAATTTATATACCCAACCAAATGATTTAGGTCGAGTATCTAATATATTAATTACTCCAAGATCTCAAGGATATGAAGAAACAAATAATACTCTACATAATATTCAACAAGAAAGACAGCTTCGTAGTGCAGAAATGCAAAATAAAAATGAAGTTGTAAATTCTATTATTAGGAATAAAATTCAAACTGATGAAGCAGAAATGAAAAAGAAACAGTATGAAGATGCAAATCTTCGTTATATACTAAAAGAACGAGCTGATTATGTAGATAAGTTAACAGGGGATGATTTAGATCCTATATTTAATCCTAAAATAAAAGTATTACAAGAAAAACATGGTATAGCTAAAGATCGTCCATTAACAATGGATGGATTAGCTGAACAACAAAAAGCAATTTTTGCATACTATAGTGATCCAGAGTATAAAAATATCAAAGAATACTCTACACTAATAAAACATGTAAGTACAGAAGCAGAAAAAGTAAATGCAACACTTAATAATTATAAACTAAAAGATCCAAAAGGGTTTATGGATTATAATCTTAATGATTATGGTAATAAACTAAGAACATTAAGACAAAATCTTATTCAAATAGGTGATGGAGATTTTACAAAAGATGGAGTATTGGATCAGAATGATATGAATATATTAAAGAATAGTTATTCTGAACTTACAAACATGAATATCGAATTAACCCCACAAGCACAAAAAAGAATTAATTATGAAAGAGATGTAGAGATGCAAAAACAAGAAGCAACTTTACAAATACAACAATTAAAGAATAGAAAAACTACAATAGATGTAAAATTAGCAGAAGAACAAATGAAAGCTCTTGAAGATTTTACAAAAGTAATATCAGATCCAAACTCTACTGATGATGACAAAATAAGAGCTAAAGATATTTTAGCAGCAGCTAATAAGAAAATTAAAGATATTAGTGGTTTTGATCAATCATCTGGAGAAGCTCCTAAAAATGAATCAGAATTGTTATATAGAGCTGGACAAGGAGATCCAGCAGCTATAAAAGCGTTACAATGGAAACAAGCGGCAGAAGTACAATTAAAATCTACTCCTACATATAGTAATAGTAGAAGTAGTAGTAATAATGATTTTAATTATAATGCTGATGGTTCTGGTAAATCACATAAAAGCAATAAATCAGGTGATAAAATATACAACGGATATGCGTTAGATAAAGATGGGAGATTTAAATATGGTAAGTATGGTCCAAATGGATGGTTGATACCACCTACTCAAAGTGCTAAATCTAGAGGAGGAAAAACATATAACAATGTTGTGGATGAAAAAACAAATCTAGTGATGAACGCTCTTGACGGGATATAATAAAATAATTTTAAAGAATATTTTATAACTATAAGATATTGATATTGTTTAATATCAATATCTTTGTGTTTATATTAAAAATTGTTTATTATGGCTGATACTCAGAATCCAACAGATACTTCATTCAATGATCCATCAAACAACCCAGAAGGAGTAATCCCAAAACTCTATTCTTTAGATAAAGATTTATATACAAGTAAAGGTGTTAGTTTAGATGATTTTACTTTAGCAATGAGCAATCCTGCTGTTCAAAACAAAGTATTTAATAAACATATCGATAAATTTGCTGCAAAAAAAGTTACATTTAGAGATTTTCAATCATCACTTAATATTGAACCATCTAGAGAAAAAGGATCTCTTAAAGATTATATCTATCAATTAGAGCATGATCCTAAAAAAGGATATTATTCGTTTAATCCTGATAGTAAATCAGGAGCAGTTGGTGGATATCAAATTATTTATGATAATAATGTCGAAGAAAAAAATAAGCAAAAATATGGTGTAAATAGAGATCAATTTTTATCAAATCCATTTGTTCAAGAAGAATACATGAGTGATAGAATAAATGATGAATATATACCAAACTTAGATGCATTAAAAGAAATAAATAAAGCAAAAGGAAATAAATATAATGATTATGAATTAGCATATCTTATACACCATGAAGGTCTTGCTGGTGCAAAACATTTTCTTAAAAATGGTAAATCTCTACATGGTAGTGAAAAAGCATTAGAAAGTCAATTTGCAAAAGGTAGAACTTATTTAGAACAAGTACAAGCTCTTAGTGAAAATAAGATTGATAGTAATCCTAATCAAGATGAAGATAGTAAATTAGCTGAATATTATAAAGCTAATCCGAATACAGGTTCTAAAAGTTGGTTTAGTAACGCTATTCTTAGCACAGATTTATTTTTAGGAGATGTTAAGAAAACAAAAACTTTAGAAGATGGTACTGAAGTATATCTTAGGGATGGTGGTGAGAAAGTATATAAACTTCCAGATGGTAGAGTAGTTCGATCATTAACTGATAAAAATAATGCTGCATTAAAAGCAGGAAAAAATATAGTAACCGATACTATGATTGGTGGAGTAATCGGTACAGCAGGTATGTTGTTTGGTGCAGCACGAGATATAGGTGAGAAATTAGCATATCATACAACAGATGGTAAAGCTGGTGATAATAATTGGGATAGTGTATATAATAACGATCTTTCTGCATTTGCTAAAGATATGAAGCAAAGCTTGAAAATAAATAAACCCGATTTTACACCAGAAAGATTGCAAAAAATTGATATAAAAGAAGGGGATGATGCGATAACTAAATTAAGTAAATACGTTAGTTATATTGCAGAGGAATCAGGAAACCCAGATTTTTGGTATAATGAAGGAGCACAAGGTATTTCTTCTATGTTAGAAATGAGGTTACCATCTATGTTTGTTGGAAAACTTGGTGGTAAAGCTGTTAAAGCTATAATGAAAAATGCAAACAATGTTGAAGATTTAACAAAACTACAAAAGATTGCAATAAAAGGAACCGAATACGTAACTTATTCAGCATTTAATGGAGCATTGGAATCCGCTATAGAAGCAGAAAGTATATATAAAACAGTTAAATCTGATCTATATGCTAAAAATAGTTTTCTCCCTGATGATAAACAATTATCTGATGATGAAATAAATAGAAAAGCATCTAAAAGAGCATCTAGTGGTTTTGTAGATAACTTTGCATTAATTAGTGGTTCTAATTTACTTGAAGCTGATAATTTAATGGGTAATCTTGGAGGAAGATCTTTTATGGGTAAAGCTGCTAAATTATTGCTTAAAGCTGGATTACAAGCTGGTGTTGAAGCTTTTCAAGAAGTTGGTCAATTTGGTATAGAAAAATATGAAACTTCAAAATTAGATAAAAAAGATACTAAACACGAAGGAAATCTATTTCAAAGATTATATTCTGGTGCTGCTGAAACCATTTCTGGTGTTGCAGGAACTATTAAAGATGAATATGATAAAGGAAGTCCTGAGCTAGCAAAATCAGCGTTTTTAGGTGGTTTATTAGGTGGTGGTATGACAAGTGTTACCCAGCTTACCAAAGAAGTAATAAATTATCCTATATCTAAAACTATTAATGAAACTGCTCCTGAATCTATATTAGATTTTTATCAAAAAGATGAAAATGGAAATATAAAATATAATGATAAAAATGAACCTGTTATAGATAAATCTGCATTATCAACATATCTATCTAAGGTAGATAATGATTATCAAAATATCGCTGCTAAAAATTTAGCAAATGAAATAGATGACAAGTTGGCAGCAGATGTTATAACAGCAGGATCGTTTGCTAGTTTTATACAAAAACATAAAGCAAAAGATAGATCATCGGATCGGTTAAGAGAAGTATTTGATTCATACGCTTTAACAGATGAACAATACAATCTACTTGGTATTAGTAAAAGAAAAGATAAAAAGGAATATGTTGATGAGCGTAATTCTATGTTTGAAATAGGATTAAGAGCATATGACGAAATAAGTTCTATCAAACAAAAATTAACTCCTGATTCATTCAACAAAGCATTTGAACATTTTTATAAACAAAAGTTTGTATTTAGTAAGATTCAAAGTAATCAAGCAAAAATTGATAACTATGATGCACAAACACAATTGACTGATGTTGAAAGCGCAAATAGAGATAATTTAGTAAAAGAACAAGAACGATTAAATGGATTATTTACATTCTATGGTTCTTTAGTTAATTCAAGTATTGGTAAACAAACTAAAACAAAAGATAATAAAGATAATATTGGGGAAGATACATCTATTCCTAAAGATAAAGAAGATTTTGTGGAAGATAGTCCAAAAGATACTTCAAAAGATACTAAAAAAACAGAAGATCTTCCTTCTACACAACAAGAAAAAGAAGATCAAAAAGATGATTTATCTAAAGTAGAGATACCAGTACAAGATCCTATAGTAGATTCATCAAAAGTTGATTTTAAAACTGAACCTAAACCTTTGGTTACTGATGAAGAAGGAAATTTTCTATCACCAGATGAGTTAGACAGTAGTTCAGATATAGATGAGAATAACGGTAATGATAATGCTGATATTAAAGAATCAGTAGTATTTGATGATGAAATTAAAGATAATAATCAAAATGATAATATACCTGTTCCTACTAATACCACTACTAATCCAGTTTCATCAACCGAAGTTGATCAACAATCAGAAACCCAACCAGTTAATGAATCTGATGTTAGTTCAGAAGAAATTCCTATCGAACCAACAGATGATGACGTTAGTAAAGCTATTGCATTAGAATCTAGTGATAGAAAAGAAGTTTTAGCATCTATACCAAGAATTAAAATTAATAATTCAGTACAACCTGGGGATGTAATTACTAATAAAGAAGGAGTAGAGTTTGTAATAAAGAGTGTAAAAGGTAATAAAGTTACTTATACAACAAAAACAATTGATGATGTATTTAATAAGGTTAATAAACCACATCAGTTTGTAAGAACTACTACCATACCAGTAAATGCAAAAGTTTCTGATACTGTTGATAATACAGGATCAGTATCTCCTATATCTGAATCAATAGAAACTGATGAAACATTACAACATAGCAAAGTATATGTTTTAAATAATAAAGAATCTAAAGATAGTGTTGGTAGCACATTAGCTATTTCCCAATTAGATAACTCATCAGTTATCGTTAAAAGAACCGAAAGTATTAATGGAGTAGTAGCATATATAGATTATATATCAAGAGCAGTAGTTGATAGATTTAAAAAATTATGGAATCCTTATTTTCTTAAACACGAGAATGGAGATTTTAAAGGTTTTTCGATACAAAAATCTGATTTTCCTTATGTTGCTATTCCTAATTTTGATATCTCTTATATAACAGATCCTAATGGTAAACCTATAAATTTTAGTAGAGTTGAAGATGGACAATATAAAGGATTAGTATTACTATCAGAAGTTAAAAAATATTTTGATAATAATAAATTTTTAAGAGTAGGTTATGGTAAAGATGAAACAGCATTTGATATTAAATATGAATTAGTAGATTTTTTACCATTTACTACAGTTTTTAGTGGTGTTGATTCTGAAATATTTATTAGACAATCATCATCTCTTACTACAGCAAATACTGATTCATCATCGCTAAGAGAAGAAATTTTACAACTTCAACAATTACGAAGATATATTCAGAATAAAATAGATAAAGGTGGTTTTGTATCTGCACGAATAACTAAAAAGGATGCTGGGATTATGCGTTTAATTGTTCCAAAAAATACATCTGTTGCATCTAAATCATCATTAAACAAAGTATCTCCTATTAGTATATATAGATCTAGTGTAAACAATGAATTTGATTTACCAATATTAATACCTAATATAAAAAATCCTAATAGAGCATTTATCGATGGAACATTAAGAGAAGTAACGTTGATCGAACGTCTTGGTAAAGAAGTTGAATATTATAAACCATCAATGTTATATCCAGTAGATATAAATTCTGATGGTGAAGTAGTGTATAACACTATTTATTTAAAAAATAGAAAATTGGGTGAATCAAATATTATGGGTACTTATGGATCAGTACCTATAGTAAATGAGCATAGTATTAAAAATACTAATAACTTGATTTATACTGCTGAGTTATTACTTAGTAGATTATATGGAATAGATCTTACTATAGAAGAAAAAGATTTATTGGATAAGTTGAAAGTTAAAAATACCATCAAAGAAGTAAAAGATTATATAGACAGTTTTGTACGTTCTGATCTAAAACTTATTTCTGATGGGGTATTAGGATCAAAAGATTCAGCGATTCATATAAGCACTATGTTTCAACTAGCATTATACAATCCTGAAACAAAAACTCATCAATTATATACTAATCGACCACAAAATCAAGCAAAAGGAATCTCAAGAGAAGCAATAAAAGCAACTCTTAGAGATATGTGGTTTACAATGAATTATAATTATGTTATAGGTAATAATACTATAGATGTAATAGATGAAGTTACAAAAGAAGTATTATCTCTAAATTATAGAGAATTAGCGTTCGATAATATTTATCCTGATTATGAAATATTTAAAGGAGATGAAGATAGTAAAATCGGTCATACTATATATTCTCCATCAGTAAATAGTAGAATACATTTTGAAGTTAACGGGTTTGAGTATAAACCAGAAACAATTGCTACAACCACTATTCCAATACAAGTACAATATCCTGTAAAAATAGAATCTACTGTAGTAGAAAATGATTTTTCTAATATTCCTGATGAGAAAATTGATACACAAACAATTAACCCATCTTCAGTAGATATAAAAGATGTAGAAGCGCAGAAAGTTGATATACAAACTCAATCAGAATTACCAACCGATAGTGAATTTGTTACTGAGAGAACTCTAGATGATGCTGAGAATGAATTTCCAGGAGAAAATCCTAATATAACCTCTCAGGATATTACAAAACCAACAGAAATTCAAGAATTAGATTTACCAGATAATATTGATGATGATATATTAGCATTTGAAACAGAAGATGATTATTTTCTTAATAATTTAACTATCGAGAATAGTAATTCAATTCCTGGTGTTCCACAAGTACATTTAAATAATATAGTAAATATTTTATTAGGTAGAGTTAGTAGATTAATCGAAAATGGTAAACTTGATAAAGAAAAAGCAAAGGTTTTAGAAATAAATACTATGAAACAGCTTTATGTTAATGCTAAAGCATCTTTAGAATTAACATTAACAAAAGCAATACCTGGAACAAAGAAATATGAACAATTGAAATCATATTTAGATATTGTTGAAAAAGTTGTTGATAACTACCATATAGTAGATAGTTTGTTTAATAAATCATTTTTAGCTATTACAGGAAAGGATTTTGAAAATAATAGTGCTGATAATCAGTACAATGAAGATCGTATTATTACATTAAACCCTAAAGATAAAACAAGAGCTACTATCAAATTATTTCTTTTGAAAATAAAAGAAATGGATGATAAAAATAATACAAAGAAATTCTTTTTAAATTCTTTGGGTATTAAAGGAGCAGAAGATTTATATCAGCATATTGATGTAGATAAAGCATTAAATATATTATTTAATATATTAACTGTTAAAACTGGATTTTACTATGAACCAAATTTAGAAAATGTAATAAAAATACTGGATGATAATAGTAAATCATATCCTTTTTTAACAGATATAGCATTCTATCTTAAACATACTCCTGAGATTGGACCAGAATTTGTAAGAAGTTTTTACTCTATTGATTCTAGGTATAGTAAACTTATATATACTGATGATATTCAAAACGGAGTTACTTATACAACTTTGATAGATAATCAAACAAATTTTAAATCTGGTGCAACAAAACTAAGAAATAGTTGGAAAAACAATTTAACATCTTTAATCGGTTTTAATAATGTTAATAGATTAGTATTAGATCCTAATTCTCAACTAGGAGCTAAATTATTGTTTATAAAAGAATTATTTGGTGATTCTAAATCTAGAATTTTAGATTATAATACTGGAGAAATAAACCTATCTAATACAAGGTTATCAGTAAATCAGATAGCAACAATCCAACCTTGGATAGATTCTATTAATAAAACATTAGTTAATTTAAATAATCCAAATGTTGATCCAAGAGATGTTTTATCAAACAAATTCATTTATACTAAAAAACTTTTAATAAATGAACTATTAAAGAATCTTGGTATAAATTTGGATAATGATGTATTATCAAAATTAGATAACCCAGATTATAAATTATTATTATCTAATGGTAAATCTGTAGTATTTAATTCAAATAAAATATTTGACAGTAGAAAAAAATTGCTTCAGAATATTGATCAATTATTAATCGGTACTTCTGATGTAAATTCTTTATTAAAACAAGATATTATTAGAGAAATTGCATCGTTTGTAGCACAACACTCGAAAAATAATAATTTTCATTCGGATAGAATGTTTCAGGATGGTAATAAAAGTGTTTCTGTATTTCAAATCCCAAGATATTTTTATTTAAGAGTTGCTAAACTTACCGATCTGAGTACTGGTTTTCTTGAAACGCTTATTAGTTTAAGAAATAATAAAAAACATTATAGCTCGAACTCATATTGGAAACATTTAATAAAAACTAATAATCTAAATTATTCTACTGCTGCATTGCAAGCAACAGAAGAAATACGAAGAAACAATTCAGAAAAAGATATTCATGAATTTCCTGAAAAGAAATTATTAGAAGCGATGATTGCTAATTTTTTATCAGGAGTTAATAATACTACATCTAATGTTAAAATGAAGTTGTTTGGTAAAACAATTTCTGATTCTAAAATGATGACATATTTTGAAGTACCTAAATTAGATTTATTTTTAGGATACGATGCTGAAACAACTTATATATTATCTGATGAAAATAATGGAGAAGTAATTGGGAAAACAAAAATATCAGAATTTTTAATTGATCAAATTTTGATGCCTGATGTAAATCGAATATTAAATGATGATACTGTACAATTAAAATCATATAATAAAGATGTATTTTATTCTGTACCATCCCTAAATGATTTTACAAAATACGGTTTAAACTCTATCAAAGAGGTAGCGTCTGTTATAAGTAATCCAGATATAAACCCTACTGCTTATAATCTAATAGAAAATGCATTTAAAGAATATCTGAATAATGAAATTAGTGCTACAAAAGAACTATTTCAGAAATATCGCATAGGATATTCTTCTGATACTAAATCATGGTCTATGGTTTCAAAAGATGCAGTAGATTACTATACTGAGCGTAGTGTTGCTGGAAGTGATACGAAAATAGCTCCAGAAACCATTCACAATCAAATTGTAAAAGATTTTGTACTAAATTACCTTGTTGGATATTCTAATAGTTCTATGTTGATATATGGTGATCCTGCGATATATACTAAAGGTAATATTAATACTACAATGAATAATGTAATCAAAAGATTAAAAACTTTTGCATCACCAAGAGAAGTATTAGATACAAATATTTATAAAAAATTATCTGGCAAAGATTCAATTTCTTATTTAGTAGTAAAAGATGATGTATCCCCTGTTAATTCAATCAAATATATTACTAATTTATTAGATGGATTGGAAATAACAGATGAAGAAGTAAAAATTCTTAGAGATAAAAATTCATCAGTAGATGATAAGAATATTATATACAATAAATATCCAAATAGCTCTGGTTATTTTAAAAATAATCATGCAGATGCTCAAGAATTTGTACATTGGAAACATCATCTTGACACTCTAGTTGCACTAGGTGAATTAAAAATTCATGATTATAATAATATAGTTGATATAATAGAGAATCATCCTGAAAAAATTAAGAACTCTGATATTTTAAAAGTATTTGCTCCATTCAAACCACTATATTCAGGAACAGTTATCAAAGGACCAATCGAGCAACAATTTTACATCAAATCATCGCATATCCCTTTGTTACCAGGGTTTAGTGGAGGATTAGAACCATTGATATTGTTTATGGAAAAAAATACTATTGATCGTTTAGCATTTGAATCATCAGTTAAGTTAGGTATCGAAAATACTATTGAATTATTTGAAAATACTAAACTAAAAAATTTATCTGATTTAAAGAAATTAGATATAGATAATGCAACATTAAATTTACCTATAGAAAATTATGGTAAACAGTTACATAATCCTATAAAAGATAAGAATGAAATAACAGTTTCCACACAAGCTCAAAAGGGTATATTTGGTAATATTAAAAATGAATTTGTAGAATTTAAAGGTAAACAAGTAAAAGTAGCTGATCTTGAAAAGCTTCGAGATAAATTACATGGAGAAGCTCAAGAATTTTTAAAACAAGAACTTATAAAAGCATTAGATCCTAATGATACTGGTGAGATGGATATCGAATCTCTATTAGGATTAATGAATAGTGAATTAGAATCTGGTAGATATGATGATAATATCAAACAATCAATTTCTTTTGATAAAGAAAGAAATGTATTAAGAGTTCCTTTGTGGTTATCATCTAATCCAGGTGCATTAGAAGCTATTATAACTAATATTATTAACTCTGGTGGTGTATCTGGAATTAAAAGACCAGGTATTGGTTTAGTTCAAGCATCTTCTATTGGTCAAACAGTTGTATCAGATCAATTAAAAGATTTTGATAATAATATTATATTTACTGAAAAATATAATCCTAAAAAGGGATTACAACATGGTGTAAAAAATAAAAAAGGACAATACGTATCCCAAATCATTGTTCCTTGGTATTTTAAAGAAAAAATGGATTATTTTGTTAATGGTAAAAATCAAATAGATTTATCAAAATTACCAGAAGATTTATTAACAATATTTGGGTTTAGAATACCAAATCAATTTCACGCATCTATGATAGGATTGGAAATTGTTGGATTTTTACCACCATCATTTGGTAATACTGTATTAGTACCTACTGAAATTACATCTCAGATGGGATCAGATTTCGACGTAGATAAACTTTATAGTTATATAAAAGCACTTGATTTCAAAGTAGATCAGGAAGCACTAGATCTTTCTAAAAAGGTTAAAAAAGAAATATCTAATTATTGGAAAGCAGTATCCAATGATTTTAGGAACCAATATCCAGATTTGATTGCTAGAAAAAAGGAGATAGAAGAATCCTATGTTGATGTTGCTAAAAAACTTGATTGGGAGCAAAAAGATATTGATTTACATAGTGAAATAGTTGATGCGTTAAGTACAGCTAGAGAATACGATACAAAAAGAAAAGAATTAGAAAAAGAATTATCTTTATTGAATCAAAAAATCAAAGAATCTGCTAGATATGAATTAACTAATGATTATTTGAATAATCTTTGGAATCAGATTTTGGATATAGAATTATCAGTTATAACATCAAATAATGAAGTTATTCAACGTTCTGTTCGTCAAGCATTAGATACTCCAACAGAACAATTATCTGATGTTGCTGATCATTTGCAAAAGCTCCAAAATTCAACTCAGAAACAGCAATCTCATATATCTCCGATATATAATATACAAAAGTATTTTGCTGGATCACAAGCTAAATCATTGGTAGGAAATACGAGTTTAGCGTTAGTGTTTAATTTTATTATACAGAATAAATCATTTAGCATATCGAATAAGAGTTATATTCCTGTATCATTTGATGGAGATTTTGTACATAAAAATCTATCAAATCCATTTACAGTAAAAACAGATAATGAGTTAAAACAAGCATATGAGAAATTTAAGAATGGAGTATTTGTTGAAGATCTAATTAATGGTACTCAACAACTATATGATATTACTGAAATACCATCTGATGTACTAGATGATTATAGGAGAGAGAAAGTAAAACAAGATTTAGCTAAAGAATTATCTGATAGAACAGGTATTTCTGTTAGATGGGTAGATAGTATTGATAGTTTAAGCAACAATCAGCTTGGTTCTATTAAAGATGAAGTATATCGAGAATTAGATAACTACTTCTTTGATTATATTAGTGGTAGAAAAATGTATCAAAGACATGAGAATTTACCAAATTACATCAAAATAAATAATGATGCTTTTATAAATAATACTCAGAAAAATAGAATAGCAACTAGATTAGCAGATAGTATTAAGAAAAATACTAATGGAAAATTTGTTGGAAGTTTAGAAGGAACAGAAGATTCTTATGTAATCAAAATTAATACATCAACTTCTTATCGTAGAGATTTAAATAATAGATATAATAAAGATAATAGTAAATTACAGAGTAAGAGTTTATCCGATATAGATATATTTGAAATATTAAACTCAAATAATCTATCTATAGAAGAATCTCCAGAATTACAAAAACAACAATATCAAAAACCTAATAATATAGGTAATAGAAATAATCTCGAATATCAATTTAAAGTAATTGATAAAATAGCTGCTAATCTTGGTAAAGTAAACCAATGGTATAAACAGTTAGGAAATTCAGATAAATTTTGGTCTAAAGTTCAACAAGATTTACAAATACCTAAAGAACAGATTGCTTTATTAAAAGAATCTGAAGGTGATACTGCTAGTAAAATTGAAGGTCATAGTACTTTAGAAGAGTTTAAAAAACAAAAAGAAAATAGGATTAAAGAACTTGAAGAAAAATTAAAAAATCTTGAAAATGATAATATTCAAGGTGCTTATGATTTTTCAGCAACTTCTAACAGTGGTAAATGGAATAGTGCTAATAATGAATTATTAAGTTTAGTACAAAACAATAGGAAAGCTTTTGCTATTTATAAATTTCTTATTGGAGATGCGCAATCTTTTAAAGAAATTATAAACTTTCTTAATGAAAAAGGTATAGAAATAGAATATACAGAAAGAATGAAGAGAGCAGATGAAACAATGTCTGCTGAAGAGATTCAATCTGCTATTGATAGTTATAATAACTCTGTAAATGAAAAAGCAGAAGACAAAAATCAAATAGAAAAAGATATTTTATCTGAAAATAATTTACAAGATGAAACAGAATATACACCGCAAGAATTAATTGAAAAATATCCTTTATCAGGAGTTCAAAAAGTTATTTGGAATCTTATAAAAGATATTGTTGCTAAATTAGGAATAAAAGTAAAATTTTCATCAAGTAGGATTACAGAAGGATTTGATGGTAGTAATAATCCTCAAAATGGAGAAATATTAATTAGACCTTCTACACTTAAAAATGGAAGATTTACGGAAGTTTTAGTACATGAAGTTGTACATGCTTTAACTACTAAAATAATTTCAAGAGTAAATTCAGGAGTAACAACTGGATTAACACAAAAACAAATTAATGCTGTAAAAGGATTAATGAAATTATATGAAGCTATAAAAGCTAACAATAATTTACAAAACAAATATCCTGTAAAAGATGTATTTGAATTTATTGCTCACTTAACTAATGAAGAATTTGTAAAAGAACTTGAAACAAAAGATAAGAATTTTCTTCAAAAAGTAGTTGATTTTATACTTGATATATTAGGAATTACTAATGCGAACGAATTATCTAAAAAGTATTTAGTAGATATTATTTCAGATGGTACATTTTTAGAAGAAAATGGTATTACCATTTTGCCTTCTGACTATGGGAATAATTTACAAGGAAGTAAAAGTGAAGAAATAAAAAAAATAAAAGATGAAATAAATCAACTTAAACAAGAACTTGAAAAAGTAGAAAAAGAAGGGTTTGGTGCTTTAAAACCTATTTATAAATTCTATGAAGAAACTGTAGGTAATATTCTTAAAAAACAATACAAAGATGATCTACAAAAAATTACAGATGAATACGAAAATAGTTGGTATGAAATCACATTGGATAATAATAGAGATACAAAATCTTTATTGTTAAATAAAGATGAAAATTCTAAAATTTATGGTTATTATGATAAATTACTTAATGAAATAGTTTTATCAAAAGATGCTGACCAAGAAGTTATATTTCATGAATTTATACATCCGTTTATGGAAAGTTATAAAATTATGAATCCTAAACAACACGGAGAATTATTGGATGAAGCATATACTATTCTCGGACAAGAATTATCTGATCAAATTGTATTAAATTATCCAGAAAATCAAGTAGAGAATGAGATAATTACACGAGCAATAAGCAGAGTAGCTAATAATAATGTTGATTCCAATTCTGGAAAAACATTCTTTAAAAAGATGTTAGAGTTTATTAACTATATTAAAACTCAACTCCATCGAGCTGTATTTGCGAAAATGGCATTGGGTAAATCTTTAGATATGAAAGATATATCTGAGCTTCAAACTATTCAAGAGTTAGCAGATATGTTTACTTTATATAAAGGTAAAATTAATCCTAATATATCAAATATTACAACTACTATAGATATTGTAAATACAAAAGATATAAACAAAGATATATATCGAGATATTCCAGTAATTAATACAAAAGATATTACTACACAAGAAGGTACTAAAGGAGCAGCATCTTATTCTAAAGATGAAAATTTAATTAGAGTAGATCGAGAGTTGTTGGAGCAGAAATTTAAAGAAAAAGCATGGACTAATCCTAGAAAGTTAATTGAAATTTTACATGAAGAAAATATAGAATCTTACGCTCAATCATTATCAGAAGATCAGTTTAAAACTTATCAAGAATGGGAGAATTTTGTTATGGAACATGAATATCAATATTCATTATATTCTAGAGAAGATTATAATAAAGATTTTCCAGAGAATAATAGTAAAGGAGGATATGAAACAGAAATTAACAATAGAGCATTAAACCAACTTGATCGAGAAAAGGATCAAACAGAAGTAAACAATGTTGATTTACCAGATTATAAATCCATCCCTAATACAACAAATTCAATTAAGCAAGAAGATGTTGTGATGCTTAAAGATAGAAACCCAAATATTAAAATTATACCGATTAATTCTTATAATGATTTTATCTATAATCTTAGTGAATCTATGATTAAGGAAAAAAGATTAGCTGAGAATATTGAATATAAATCTAGTAGTATTATAGGTATTCAATCAGCAGCAGTTGATGATGCTAATAAAAATCTTTTAGATAAAATTAATTTCACCAGAGATACATCTCTTGCTGCAATAATATTATTACAACAAGGATTGAATTATAATCAAGTATTTACTTTATTATCCCAACCTGTTATAAAAGAATATGTAAATAATTTAACAAAGAAGGGAAAAGGGTTTGATTATAATGCTAATCTTGAACAGATTTCTTACGAATCTGCATATAATCAGTATGCTTCTAATTTATCAGAAGAAGAACTTGATGGTATAAAATCATTTGATTTTAAACTTTCTGGATTGGAAGAATCATTAAAAAATCCAGATTCTACAAGCAAAGCACATTCAATAAGACAAATTAAAGCATTGAATGTATTTAGACATTATAGCACTAAATATAGTCCTTATATAGGAATAATGAATGCAGCAAATATCAATACAACAGGTGGTGGTAAAAATTTAAGCACCATGAGTAGTGTATTGACAAGTGTAGATGATATTATGGGAAATAATACATTTAGAAATGCAAATAAAGTATTACAAGAAGGTGTACATACTCACTCTATAAAGAATCTTGCTGAATTGTTTAATTTTGTAATGAAAAAGGATAATGGATTATCTATCTTAAATCATAAATCTAATATATATGATACTCTTTATTTTGAGATAAGTTCTTATTTGAATAATAGAAACGTACCTATTACTCCTTGGATCAAAAATAAAATATTTGAAGGAATACGAAATGTTGTAAAAGCTTATATGTTTAGTTCATTAACAAGTAGTATTTCTGATAAACAAGCGGAAGATATTAGACAAGAGCTATTAAAGGGTAATGATAGAAAACCACCGTTAGGTATTATATTACTTAATTTAAAAGCTAAAAATTATAAATCAATTGCTAATTCAACTTTTAATAGTAAAAGAATAAGCGATAATAGTTTTTTAAATATAATTGATATTAAAAAAGAAAAGGATAGTAATAATACTTTTATAACTGCTGATGTTAACGACAATAAACTTGATATAAATGAGATCCATAAAGATTTAGAAGATTTATTTAATACCCCTATTGAATTAGAAAATGGATATAATACTAAACATCTTATTTTAGATTTGATAAAGTATGATTTTGTAATGGGAAGAAAACAAAGTGCTAAAAGTTTTACTAAATATCTTCCTGAAACATTGATCCAAAAGATTATATTAAATAATGATTTATTAAATAATACTCTTGATGAATTATCACTGTTTGATTCTGAGAAGATCAATAGTTTAACAAAAAATGTATTATTTTATACTCCAGAATTGATTACACAAATTCCTAATATTACATCCGATAGTGAACCAACATTTATCCATGATGTAGATGAAGATCAAGTTTCTTTAGGTCAAATGCGTATAAACTATAAAGCTGTAAATAATGATACAATAATATCAAATGCTTTATTTACAAAACTAGAAGGATCTGATGATGTTATTGTAAATCCGATAATAAAAGTATATGATGTAATTTATGAATACGATAGTACTTTAATGAAATATATTAAAGTAACTGGTTTAACAAATTCATCTTATGGAATAGGAATCAATAATGATTTATCATCACCAAGAAGATTAAATATTCCTGTTACAAATTTATCTATCATAAATGCAACTACTTATTCAGATAAAGAAGTAAGTACTCCAACGGGAATTTTATCATCTATAAAAAGAGAACTAGATAGAGTAACTCATAGTAATGAAAAAGCTACTACAAAGAATAATAGCAATATATTAACTCAAGTACTTGATTACATGGGTGCATTAAACGATTATTCGATTGAATTTGTAGATACACTTGAGAATATATCTGTAGGAGGTAAAGAAAGAAAAAATCTTTATGGTTATACTGATGTTGCAAATAAACGTATTGTAATAGCACGAGATTTAAAAGATAGAGGTAATTTAACTTATAGTAGAGTATTATTACATGAAATTGGTCATATAGTTACTAATACTTATATAAGTGAGTATCTTAATCAATTAGCTACTGGAAAATCAGATACTCTTACTAAAGAGCAAATAACAACATTAAATAGAGTATATAAAGTATATCAAAGATTAGAATCTGATAAAGAATTTACTTCTCAATTAGAACGACCAATAAACAACTTTCATGAATTTGTTACTGAAGTAATATCATCTCATGATTTTAGGACCAAAGTTGATAAAAATTATAAAGCATCTATATTTGAAAAAATAAATGAATTTATTAAATCTATTTTAAAACAAGTATTTGGCGAAACAAATAATTATGTTGGGTATTCTGATACTCTTTTGGGTGATATATTATCAATACCAACTAATAATAGTTTTAATACTCAGATTTACTCATCAAAAGATGATTCTAAAATATATATTGTTAAAAAATTAGGAGATGATGTATTAAGTGTATCAACATTTAATGATGCTGGTAATCCTGCATCTTATGTAGATGCTCAAAGTATTTATGATAAAATTAAAGATTACGATAAAAGAGATGTAAAAATATACGAAGATGCTTATAATATTAAGAAAGTATCCGATAATGTTCTTGGTGAATTTACGATAACAACAGTAAACGGAATAGTATCTATAAAAGATAGTAATAATAATACTATATCAGAAACGGATCTGCGTCACGGATTGATTTTGGGATTTGAAACTCAAGAAGAATCTCAGGAAGAATCACAAGGAGTAGATCCTAAAACTGATACATTAAAATTTGTAAGTAGTATATCAGATAACAAAATTAGATCTTTAGATATTAAATATAAAAAATTATTTAGTATTATCAATAATAGATTAACAAATGTATCTAAAAAGATAAAGATCCAGGAAGATGTTATCAAAAACATTAAAGCAAAAAAGAGTATTAGTGCTTTAGAAAATAACACTTTATTAAATAATAATATTAAAAAATTAGATGCATTAGAATCAGAATTTAATACTCTTATTGTTTCTCTAAACAAAATAGCAGAATTAAAAGGAGTAAGTGATTTATATAAGTTCTTTGCACAAAGCGAAGGGGATTTTGTTAATATCCTTAGTAAAGAAGAAATATCGTTTGCAGAAGCTAACTATTTATCATCTTTGTTTAATGAAATATTATATAAATTCAATCCTAATTCTCCTAATTACTATTTGGATAAAAATGAATTTATTAATTTAGGTAGTTCTGAGAAGAAAGATATAATAGAAAAGCTATCTGGGTTTGAAGCGAGATTGAAAACAACATACTTGGAGCAACTTTTAAACCATAAGCGTAAAATGGTTAAAGATTCATTAAATGTTTATTCTCAAAATAGATTGAGTGATGAAAAATTCAAAGAGATAATAGATTCTGAATTAAAAGATATATCAGAGCTTCAGAGATGGTTTCTAGGAGCAGATCGTGTTGATGATGAGTTTACCAATATGGTTGTAAATAGAATGCAACAAGTAGCACAACAAGGTGTTTCTCAATCAGCAGAATACTCAAATAAACTCAAAGAATTATATCAACGAATAATCCCAAGTTTAAAAAAATATTCATCTCCTAATGATAAGTTTGGAATCATTTCTGTATTATTGGATAATTTTGGAAATTTTATATCAGATTATACTGAAGATTTTTTTGATTCTCAGAATAAAATGTTATCTGATTTCAAGCAACAATTAACAGCAGCAAACGGTGATAAATTTAAAATTAGAAATGCATTTTTAAAGAGAAATAGATGGAATATTCAAAATAAAGTAGCACTTAATCCTAAATATCTTCTAGAAGAAGATGAGTTGAAGGATTTAGGGTTAAAATTTGTTAAATCTGCTAATTTTGAACAAGATAAACAAAAGTACCTTGATTATATTAGAAGTACAGTAGGTATGTACAAATTTGATAGAATGGTAGAATCTGTTAGAAGATCAGCTAGAGATTATAATGAAGAATATAACACTCTAAAAACAACATTAAATGATCAAATAACATCTGGAGTAATTGATGCTGCTCAGAAAAAAGAAGCATTACGAACTTTTCAAGCAAAATATTCACCAATAATAGCTGCTGATTATAATTTTAATCCTAAACTTATAAATAGTGTAGCTCGTGAATTAGGTAAAAAAGATTCATCTGAACTATATATATCAGATAAGTATGTAAAACTTGTACCTAAAAAGTTTGAAGGTGTTAAAAGTTTATATGAAACCAATCAGGGTTATACTAAATTTTATGATAAAAACATTCAAAAATTTTATGACAATAGTGAATATGATATTCTTGATTTTATAGATCATGTAAATGATCTTTTACACATGGGTGTGCATTTGATTCCAGAAGAAAAACGTTTTGGAATTTCTACAAGATCACTTCCGTTTATCGAAAAGGATCTATTAGAAAATCTCATATCAGAACCAATATCTTTATTGGGATTGAAAAATCGTGTAAAAGATATCTCTGCATCAATTCGATCTTTAGGTGCGTATAAAACAACAGATCAATATAAAGAACTTCCTGTTGATTTTGTATCATCAGCAGCAGTTAATGATAAAAATCAGGAAATTAAAGATAAGATCAATCTAAAGATAAAAGAATATTATCTTTCTAAAGATATACTTCCCGATGAAATAGCAAAAACAACCGATCCTAAATTAAAAGATAGTGATTTATATTATCCAACAGTTTATAAAAGAATCAAACAAGAAGTTTACGATGAAGTAAATAAACTTAGAAGTTTTGATATCGTAAAAGGATTATCAATGTATGCTCAACAAGTTTATAATTATAAAACAAAAGCTGAAAATTCTGATGAAGTTGGGTTGTTAATAGATATGGTAGAACAACGATTAAAGAATAAAGGAGTAGATTCTATCAATGGTAGTATTGTTAAAGATATAGAACACTCTAAACATTCAAGTGCGCAAGAGAGAATAAAAATGTTTACCAACTTCTTAAATAACTATCGTGAATTATCAACAAATAAACCTACAGCTAAATTTAAAAATGTTAGAGGTAAACATTATAGTAATTTCGAGAAACAACAGTTGGAAGAATTAAAACAATATTTATCTAAATTAGAAAGTATAAATAAAGATAAATTATCTGATGAACAGAAGATTGTTATCGAAACTGAGATAGATAAAATCAAAAGTAATATAGATGAACTTGGTAAAGATGTATATTTGGTAGATTCTATAATAGCTCCTTTGATTATATTTACTCAACTTAAAGGATTAGGATGGAATTTCGTTAGTTATATGTATAACCTTTCTATTGGTCAATTAAATAACTATTATGAATCTAAAGATGGTAGAATTTTTACAGCAGATAGTTATAAAGATTCTATAAAAGATGTTTTAAAACATTCATCTGGTGCTAAATTTGGATTTGGAATTCTAGGAATGTTAGCTGGAGGTATTACATCCCCATTTATGCTTCCTGGTTTAATGCTTGGTTTCACATCTGGTATTGCAATAGGAAAACTTGCTCAAAAATATTATGAAACATTCGATAAAGAAGGTAAAACAGATGTAGATAAAATATTTAATTTTTATGCAAAACACGATGTACTTAATAAAGTACAAAATGAGAATTATAGAACATTTACTGATTCATCTCCAGTTGTATCCCAAAAACTTCAAAAATTAAAAGATACAAGTTTGGGCAAGTTTATATCAAATTATCTTTCAATATATAAATCTACCGAAGCAGCAGAGGATATTAACCAAGGAGTGATAGGTTTATCATATATTAGATCAGTTGCTATAGATGATATAAATGGTGTAAATAGACCACTTATAGATTTTATAAACCAAGATGGTAGTATTAATGAAGAACTACTACCACAAAGAGTTCAACTCAATGATGTAAATTTATCAAAAACAGAGTTTGTAAACAGAATGGTTACTGAGATTAAAAATACTATTCGACGTACACAAGGAGATTATGAATCTTTATTTAAATCAGATATAAAATCAAAAATTTTAGGTAAAGCTGGTATGCAATTTAAAACTTGGATGCCTGAAACTATTATGAAAGATTTTGAAGTAGCTAAAAAAGATCAAGGTATTACCGATATTTTAACAGGAGAAAAATATACTCGAAAAGGAGTATATGTGAGTTTACTTGAAAAAGCTGGATTGTTTAATACAAGTATTGTATTTACAAGCAATATTCTTACTCCTTTAATGCTAACATCTCTATTAACAGGAGCATTTATACCAGCATTAGCTTTGGGTTCTGGAGGAGCAGCAGCGTTGTTTTATGCTAATAAAAAAGCTGATAAATCGAAAGTAGATCCTCTTGTTACAAAAGCATTAGTAAAATCAGTATTTAATGAGTTACCTTTTATTAAACGATTTATAGGATCAAAAGAACCAAATAAATATTTTTCTGATCTTTTAAATAATGAAGATGCAGGTAATTTTAGAGCTTTAGCAGCGAAATTAAAGGTGAATATTGGTTTATTATCCGTCTATATGATATTCTCAATTTTAAAAGAAGTTGTAAAAGGAGATGATGACGATGATGATAAAAATAAAATGTTATCAAAATTATCATATACACTGTTGAATTTAGCAGGAAAAACATATTCAGATAATAGTTTAACTCTTGATCCTACAAGTTCATTCGATAGATTCTCTGAAGTTAAAAATATTATTCCAGCAATTACTACAGCAGGAGAAATTGGTGAGATAGTACTTAAACCAGGAATCTGGGGAGAACAATACGAAAGAGATCAATATAAAGGTTCTCCTACTGGATATAAGAAAGGAGATTTTAAACAATTGGTTAAATTAGAGAAAATAATTCCTGGACCAAATAGGGTATCTCAACTTGAGTATATGATGACAAATAAATATAGAATGTTTGATTTAGGTAATTAAATATATTAAATACAACTATATAGATTAGAATCTGGTATAAAAAAAATGTGGAGTTATTAAAAATAATAGATTAATGTAATCAATATGGATAACAAAGATAAAAGAGAACAATTGATAAAGATGTTGGAGAAAATATTGGGAGTAAAAGTATCCAACATCCATATTATAGATCTTGATAAACTTAAAATTAGTGATGAACAAATAGAGGAGAGAATGATTGAATTACTCTCCTCTAATAATTCTAATGAGATTGAATTATTTCTAAACGAAGGATTAGCTAATATGGATAATTCCATTAAAGAACGAGAATTATTAAAAATATATGATCTATTGGAAGAAAGAGGTGTTGATTCCCCAAATTCTCTAGGTCAAGATTTAATCATTAAAAAACTTAAAGAAATTACTGATAATAAAATATAATTAGAATATGATTAAAATGTACTTGATTAAGCTGTAACCAAGAATAAATTGGGATTTAACGCATCAGCAATAAGTTCTTTATAAAATCCATTGCTATATATAGATATATCTTTATGTTCTATTCCAAATTCGGTTTCAAAAGTATCATATCTTAAACAAAACCTGAATTTTCCTCCTACTGGTATATTATTATACAAAATATGAATAGTAAATTTTTGAAACTCCACTCCCAATACATTCTTTAAATATTTTTTCAAGTGATTCATATAAGGGATATGATATATTTTACCATTACTCATTAATTGTAAAAAAGTACTTGTAGTAAGTTTATTGCCATCAAGATCGTTTATAATATTGGATATGATAATTTTATGTAAATTTGATAATTTAATCAATCCATCATCTTTTTCTTCTCTTTCTTTTTTAACATCGTCAGGATCATGCCATATATTCTCGAATAAATCTTTTATATTACATATAAATGCATCATCATAATATTGACTAATATTTCTATAATATATAGAGTCTGGAGTTCGATTAGAAAAATCATATTTGTTAAATATATTGAGAAAATTCTTTTTTAATTTTATAAACAAAACATGAGTATCTATATCAAGATTTGCAATATGCCGTAAAGGAATTACTATATAATTATTATTCTTCTTCATTTTTTTAACATTACAATCGTTACATCTACATCCTTTAATTCTTCTTGAATAATGGTTTTTACATCTTTAAAACCTTTTTGTTGCAATTGAACATATTTTCTACTAGATTCAGCATCCTTTATCCCAAATTCGTTAATATCCCAAATACCCCCAGCAATACCGCAACCAATTAAAGGTAATCCAATATGTTTACCCATAAATTTATGATTAATCTTTCTCAGACATAATCTAAGAGCATTATAATCTAAATTAGGTCCTGGTCCATATTGTGTATAAGCATTTACTACGGTTAATTGATTACCTAAATCATGCGTAACTACTCCAACGTAATCTTCTCTGAAACACCCAGACATCTTTAATTCATAATTCATATAATCAATCTGACCTAACTTATTTATATCACCTTTATATATAGGTGCTTCTAACTTAAATGTATCTGTACCAAAAGTTTTTTTCATTTGTAATGCTATACCTTTACCCTGTATATTAAAACAATTTATACCATGACAAATCACATCAAAAGATCCTTCTAATGATAATTTAATTAGGTCTCCTTTAACACTATTGAATTTTCCCATAATTTTAAATGTTTATAAATTTTATTAATTTTAATAATAAATTCTTCATAAGAATAATCTAATTTTATAATGTTACATTGTGTACAACAAGAAATTAAATTAGTTATTTCATAACCTTTAGAAGAATCTATTCTATCTAATCCTATTGTAGATATTTCACACCCACAATAATTACAAGGTTTTCCCCAAAAAGATTCAAATTCTTCTTTTGTTATATTCCATGAAAAATTTCTTTTTTTAGCACTGCGTACATAAGAATTCCATCTCCCATTAATAGTAGTTTTTCTCCAAGTTTTACCAAGTTGTAAAATATAATCTTTATTCTCTGTGTAATATTTTTTCTTTTTAATACTATTCTCTTCTTTATGATCTTCTCGATATTTTTTTCTTAAAGTATTATAAGATGGTTCTCTTTTTCCATTTTCTATTTTTTCACAATATTTACACCATGCTCTTAACCCATCTTTTCTTTTTTTACATCTATAAAAATCAGAAAATTGTTTTATAATCTTACACTTAGGACAAAATTTACTCATAATGATTTTTTTTTACAAAAATAGAAAAAATTACCTATTGTACAAGGATTTTATAATTTTTATTTTTTTATAATTACATCCATGAGCTATAACACTAAAAGAACCTGCAAGTGCAAGCTCTATTAAATCTCCTTGTATTTCTTGGTATTTCATATCAATTAGATGTATTTTTATTAAGATTACGTCTTATATCATCAATTGCTTCTTCTTTAGCTTTAGATCTCTCTTCTTCTAAATACTTATCAAAGTTTTCAAATGTGATATGTTGAGTTCTACTTTTTACTTCAAGACTATTTTTTATTTCTTGTTTATTCATTTAATTTGATTCTTTATTTAATTCTAACCTTATTTCTTCTATACTATCAAAAGTTTCAACAGCAAATCTTACAGGATTGTGACGATTATACAAAAATTCAAAATAAGCTGTATCCTTTACAGGTAAATCATACTTAAAATAATGGTATATTGGTTTACCTGATTTCTCTACAATATCTTGATACTTATGTTCTAATTTTAAATACTTAACTATTGTTCCGTAATATAATATCTTCATATCGTGAGTAATAGAGATAGTATTTTTATCCTTTTTTAACTCTGTGATAATTGATATAAATTTTTTAATTACTACATCTAAACTGTTCATATTTTAAGAATTTTGTTCTAATATTTCTAACCAACGATCTTTCAACATTTTAAAGTAAATATCGGGATCACAACCATAAGAACCAATTGACCACATATCATTTACTTCTATGTACTCAGTTTCTCCGTTTGCTAATAAACAAACATCTAAACTGTAAGCTACAGGTGGGTTATAATATTGATTTATAAAATGTTTGATAGCATTGTAACTAGGAGTTGCTAATGGATTAATTCCGTTGTAGTAACTCATGTTTACTGCTTCACCTTTATATACAAATACTCTCCATTCAGAGATGATTTTTTCTTTGAAAGGTTTAGCACATAAATATGGACCATCAAAATCTACCAATTCTGGATAGAGATTCCACTGAGATTGTTTAGTAAATACAGCTCCTGTGAATTTCTTTACATCTAAAGCTGGTTTAACAAAAACAGGGTACTTTAGTTCTCTTTTAAATGGTACAATCCACTGATCAAAAACTTGAGTAAGATTAGATGTCCATTGTAAAGGTGGTGGTGTTTTTATACCATACAAACCAAAGAAAAACTCCATGAATTCTATGGAACCGATTGGTACAGGGTCTAGTGGACGAATATATTCTCTATTAATCTGAGCTTGTTTCAGATCAGTTAAAGAAATTGTGTGTCCTGCATTAGTTGCTCCTAACCAACCTTTAAAACAATAATCAGAAATTATCTTACCACCAAGAGATTCTACTATTACATTCATACTAATTGGATTTTATTGTTTGCAAATTCGATATCCCATTCTGTTTTCGGAAGTAGTGATTTGATATGTTCATCAAATGAATTACTTCTTAAGTATATTTTACCTTCTGTTGCACAGTACATACCTCCAGCGTGAAAACAGTTTTTCATATCTTCAATAGTAAATAACTTATCTTTTGAAAGTTCTTGATGTGCTTTGAAACCTTCGATATAACCGATCATTGCACCAGGAGCTTGCGAACTCATTTTCAATTTACCAACAATAAATTTTTCAGCCATCTCCTCAACGCTATATTCATTGATAAGTTCTTCTACTTTTGATAAAGGAATTGATTTAATTTTATAAAAAACTAACATATCCCCTGTAACAGTTTTTGTTGATTCTAACGGTTTAGTTGAATAAGTGATTTTCTTACAATCCTTACAAAAAGTATCAGATTCTATACTTTCTTTTGATAAATATCTAGTTATAGCTTTATCATTCAGACATATTTTAAAATCTCCTTTTAATTTCGGAATCATCCACTATTACGTAATAAGTATCTGATATTTTAACTAACTTTGTTTGCATAATATGAATTTAAAAATGAGTAAATTGCTTCTACTACCCCACCTTTATTAAAATTTAATAAAACATCGGTAAATCTATAGTTAAACTCAGATTCACAAATCAAAGGTTTTATCTTAGTTAGTACTTCCATTATCCAATTCCAATCTGAATGAAATTTTAAGGGATGAAAAGAAGGCTCGCATAGTGCATACCAATCATCTTCTACATAGTCTTGAAGTCTATTAGACCATTCTGACCAAGCTTTATCGGGTATTCTTACTACATTTCTACCATGTACCTTATCTTTTTTATAACCTAAAAACTCAGCACATCTTTTATTATACTCCGATGTTTCAATAGTATTCATATTAATCTAGTTATATACACTTCAATAAAAGAAGTTTGTTTAAGTAAATTGGTTTTTAATTTTCTTGCTTTTTGTTCTGTAGAACATCTTGTAAATTTATACCTAGGTTTCCAATTACTTTTACCTCTATTCCAAATTATCCAACTGACAAAGTATGGTTTTGTTGTTTCCATAGTATGAATTTAGAAATGAATAGATTCTTTGTATTACTTCTTCTTTAGGTGTTCTAAATTGAAGATTCCACATGACTATGGTATTAGTATCCAAAGGTAAAGATTGTATCTTGTATATCACTTTCATAAGTGCATTCCAATCAGATGCAAAAGGAAGATAACCATCTCTACATAGTACCTTATCTTCTACTCTTACAGTACCGTTATTTCTATCTTTGTGTTCCCAATAAGAGTGTGTCCAATTACTAGGATTCTTACGCATACAAGGAGAAACTAATTCATAATCTAAAAATATAGCACATAGAAAATTAAATGTGTTTTTATCTTCTTTACTCATGGTATATCCATTTTAATTTTGTTATTGAACTTTCAATTTGTTGATTCCATCTTTGTATTAACTCAGAGAAAGAATTTACACCCCAATATATTTTTTGCTCAATTAACTCATCATCTGTTAAAAACTTTATTTTGTTATAACATACTCTATTGTCTTTTAAACAAATACAAGTGTACTTATACATGATTAGTTATTGATTATCAACTAAACTTCTGTACTGTATAAAACCACGGAAATCAATATTTCCAAATAAAACCACCAGACGATTTACTTCTACCGTTAGCGCAATTAGAAATACCTTTACCAGTGCTTTTTTCAGCTTCTTTAACTGAACTCCATTCCTTAATAAAATTATGTTGTAAATCATATTGTTTAACTTTTTTTGATTTATTATTATTTGTTTTTAACCCTTTGTTCCAAGCTTTCTTTTCTTTTTTATATCTCAATTCACCAATAGGATTTTCAGAGTAACACCACCTATACCCAAAAGCAGAGTATCTTTTGTTTTCACAACAAGATGAGATTGTAGAACAAAATGTCTCATCTTTACCTATAAATCTACAAGCTTGAGCAATAGAATCGAAAACATGTAATATCTCTAGTGTTTCATACTCTAACATTCTAACAGATTTTTGTTTATCTATCCATGTTTTTGCTGGAGGTTTCACATTGTTTTTTATTGCATAAATTCTTTTTTTATTTTTTTGTTCATCTGTATTTTTTATACCTATTGTACTCCCAGCTTTTTTTGCTATATTATAAAGTGGGTAAAGTAAATCAAAATAATATTGTTCTTTTTCAATTAGTTTTTCTTTTTTACAATTTTCTATGATTTCAAATATAAAATTATCTATCCCATATTTATTAACAGCTCTCTGTAAAATTATGGAGTGGTGAGTTCCTTTTCTTAAAGATCTAAAATGTGTGTTTTTTCTTTGTTTTAAGTTGCAAGAACTACCAATATAAAAATCACCAGTTATATTATTTAATATTTTATAAATACCTATCATAATTTTAGCACTTTGTATTATAGAACAAAGATACTAAAATTATGATAAATTTAAAATTATAGTTTTCCTTCTAATTCTAAAATTTTACGGTACTGATTCCAACCTTTAAAATTACCGTACCAATTAGAATTATCAACACATATTGCAACATGTTCTGTAGGTGATGCATGCCCTGATTCCACCAACATATCATGTAATCGGATATCAGCTTCATAATCAATCTTTGGATTGTCTCCAAGTGTTTCATAGGAAATACGAGCACAACGAGCAACGCTTACCTTTATCATTAATTGCTGTAACTCTTCATTTGTTAGACCTCTATCTGCATGTTTAAAACTGTCAAAACTTGAATGAGATAAATCTATACCATCACCAAAAGGTAAATGATACTCTCCAGGTTGTAGCTTCTTAGGGGTACTCCCACTCATTACATCCCACATAGCTTCTGCTAGAGCCATCATGTGAATTTCAGCTTGACCTTTGTTTATAGATAACCATTTTTCTTCTGACCAATTACTTGTATCTATACCTTTTTCTGCAAGATATTTACTTACGTCTTTTCTGCTTCTAAATTGATGTTTCATTTTTTCTTTTTATTTCTGATTCAAAACTATTATCCCAAATACACTCTCGTAAATTTTCTCCCTCATAAACTTCTATTGTACTTTGTCCATCATTTTCAGAAGGAGTAATAAATTCTTCTGTGTCAAAAAGAGTTTCGCATTCTATAAATTCTAATTCAGGAACATTACATAATTCAGCAGGTAAATAACCTTTTTCTAGTTTTTTAATAGCTTGTTGCATATTAGCAGCGTCCTCAAAATGAAGTCTTTGCCAAATTGTTACTTTTATATCTATATATTTACTCATTTTTATAAATTTTTAAAATCCATTCTGCGTATTCAATTAAATCTTCTGGTCTTTGTCCTTTTGGTTGTTTAGTTACCCATAGCTCAAGATTTTCAGGTCTATTATCTGTTTTATTTCCATTTTTATGATGAACAGACTCAAAAGAATGTAATTTTCGACCTAATATGTTTTCCATAACATACCTGTGTTCTAAATTCCAATCTCTAGTATTAAAACCTTTTCCTTTTTCTACTTTTATAAGTACATAACCGTAAGAATTTATTTTTTTACTACCTAATTCTGATTCACGTTCTTTTGATATTCCGTTAGGATAACGTCTATTTCTTTCGTGTTCTTCGTAATGTAGTTTTCTATAACAGTTTTTACATAAACCTCTGCTATGTACTTCTCTTTCACAACCATTGGAACAATTTCCTATTCTTGTTTTCTTTCTTCCCATAATTTTTACATTTAGTGCAAATGTAACTAAATTATTTAGAGTGTCAAGTTTTTCATCATCAATTTCGTAAATTGGACACCTGAGTTCAAAAAAGTTAGAGAATCCTGTGGCCGATATTATAACTGTATGCCACATAAAAGGTTCAAGAAGTCTATTACAAAGTTGTTTTGTTACATTAGAATTATGTAATCCTGTTGCAATTTGTACAGCAGAATTTCTTGCATCTAACCACCCTTCTACTAATTTATGAACGTTTTCTCCTGTTTCAGATTGAAAATATTCGTTCCCTTGCATACCTTTATGGTCTTTTTGCCATGCAATAGGAATAAAAGGATTTTCTTCAACCATTTTAACCATCTTTTCAAATGGTATTGCTCTACTACTTGCAGAATTTCTACTAAACATTCTATGAGTATTTAATTCCGCTAATATAAATCTGGGGAATGTTACTACCATTGTTGTTAATCGGTCACCTTGTGGATTAACACTATCTGCTAAAATTTTTGCTGAGATCATTTTAATATTTTAAACTTGTTTTTAAATAATTATTCAAATCCATATCTGGTAAACACCTAGTTACATATTTCCAATTACCTTCTTTGGTTACCATCCAGATTTGACCTTGATATTTAGAAAAACAATCCCTACCACCATTTGCAACTAAGAATCTTCGTAATTCAGCAAATGTAGTAGGGTGTTTTTCTCCTTTATCTTTTACCATACTATCTTTGGGTTCTATCTGTAATACCATCGACATTATTCCAAATACATTGTAAACCTACTTTACCTTCTTGGTACTCCATCAATTCTATGGTAGCATTACCACCATTATCTTCAACCGATAATTCTTCTTCAGTATCGTAGAGAACAGAGAATTGACTGTTAATATCATCATCAGGATAACCTATATCGTTTGGGGATAAACCTTCTTGTAATTTATCTAAAACTTCTTCTTTGGTAATCTTGGATTCATCTAGTTCTATTCTACCCCAGATTGTACATTTATAATGTATCTCCATAGTTAATTACTATAGTTAAATCTTTTTAAAAGTGCTCGTTGAGAAGTATCAAGAGCATCATACATTTTTCACAAATTGATAAATGACTAGCATACCAAAATTCATCTATGAATTCTTTTGATTCTTTTAATCCATTTTTAATTTTACTATCATGTATCAGTTTTACAGCATTTAACTTACGATTATGATCAAAGTGATCATCCATTACTTCAATAAATGTTTTTTGATTCATTTTAAATTATTTTTTCGTTAACTAATATTGTTCTCACTTTCTCTACAAGCTCTTCAATTGTACCTGAATTATCTATTACATAATCCCAATCAGTTACGTGATCAAGAGCTACTTCTGATTCATGCTGTGGTTTTCTACTACAAGGTGTTAAACAATCTAATGAAGAATCATCTACGCAAACACAAGTACTGCTATATCTGTTCACTCTAATAGTGATACCATTTCGTTTCTTCACCGCTTCTAACTCGTTGGGGAATCTCATGTCCGCTATGATCCAATTTGGATATCTATTTTCATAAAGACCTGTATCATTTCTCCAATTTTCTCTATAAGGACTACCTTTATAATCACTCATTAAAGCATTTACCCATATATCATGATGAAGTTGCTTTCTGAAAAGTTCAGTACCTATAAATTGAAGTAATTTTCTTGGTGTATAAGATTCTTTATAAGCTGTTTGATGATTAGTTTTCAACTCTTCTTCATATTTTTCCTTATTGCAAGCTTCGTTAATCATGATGGGAGATTCTCCAGTATAATAAAAACCATTAGCATATCCGTATCTGACCCATTCTTCCCCTAATTCTTTATTCTTAAATTCTTGATTTTCCAATTCTTCTCTAGTGCAACCAATGAGTAAGCAAACTATGTCTTTCAACTTACTTGCAAAAGATACTTGTTTCCAACCAGACATTTGATAACCAAAATCGAATTTATCAAAATCTTTTAAACTATAATTTGAAAAAGATATTCTACCAGATTCTACTCTATCCTTCCAAACTAAATATTGAATTATTGAACCAACTGTGTTTTTCCCACTCCCTATCTTACCGCTCAATGCTATTAATGCCATGTTTTTTGTTTTAATAAGTTAAATTTAATTCTTCTTCTAATTCTTTTATCAAATCTGGTACATCTTCTTTAAGTACAAATCTGCTGAACAGGAAGTATTGATAAGGAAAATTACCTGATAGATCTATTTCTTCTACTTAAATACCTAATTCTCCACCTATCTGATGTATTTTATCAAAAGCAGATACAGTATATGTTTTACTTCTTTTTATCCAGAGAGAAGCTGGAAAATCTGCTGGTCTATTTGCATCATTTATACAAACAACTTCTTTACCTATCATACTTTATTCTTGTTATAACACCATTTAATAGTTCATCTAAAGAAAGATAACCAACACCAATGAACGGTATTTTACCTTCTTCTTCTACGTTCCAATCCCATTGAAATCTGATACTAAGTCTGTTTAAAGAATCTAATTTAAAATGGTTAAACTCTTTAAAACCTACAACACTTTTACTAAGTATTTCAGAAACGATTTTATGAGCATTTAAATCTTCTTCAGACCATTCATTTTTATTTGGGTAAGTGTACCCTACATTTTGAAAACTTAGGTTTGGAAACTCTTTTTGAATTTTTATTAACTCACTGTATTGATCTTGATTGATTCTGTTGATTGTCATACCTAGATGATTTTACCTTCTTTTATTTTTAATTGTATTAAATCTGATATAGATACACTGTAATACTTACTTGTTTTTGGTAATTCAGAAATTATCAAATCTCTTTTAACATCTAACATAAAAATACCACCTTGAGTCTGTATCCTATTTTTTTCATCTAACCACTCTTTAACTTTTTTATCCACGTATTGATTTACATCTTGATCAGTTTTAAGTATTATCATCAGTAAATATTTATTTGATTAATTTTAAAGCTTTGAATAGACCTGCTTCTAATGCTTCTTCATAGGAAATAAACCATTCATTATCATTATTTTTAGATAAGGTAATTAAATCTTTATCAGCATGTTGTATTTGAACTTCCCAAGTAATAAAATCTGTTATTGGAGTTATTATTATTGGAGTAGGTAATTCTCGCAACCATTTTTGTAATAAACCTTGTGTTGGCGCTGAATAATTATCCCACTCATTGTGATTATATTCATCGTTATCTCCATCTTCACCACTACTAAATTGTATTGCACTATCTTCCAAATAACAATAAAATGTTTTGTAGTCAAATCCTTTTTCTTTAGCTAATACTGCTGTATTAAAATCTATTAATTCTTCTTGCATAATTTTATTATTATTTATCATAAACTATTTAATTAAATTAGTTAAATATAAAGTATCTCCTACATCAAAATTACAATTAGCTATAAATGAATAATCATTTTTATCATAATATATACAAGTTGCGTCATCATATACTTCAGCACGATCAATATACATCTTTTAATTGTACCTACTTAACAGCGTATATAAGAAATGGCACATAAACATTCGTGCTAAATTTCAAGTTTCTGCAAGTGCCACTTCTCATATACGCAAACCGAGCACCAATACTACCTTTCGTGCGGATAAGGAACATATCTAAAATCTCTTATTGAAGAATGGTAAAGATTTTGAATTTCCCCGTCTAATGGATGATAAAATTTGCCAGATTCATTTGCAGTATAACAGAATGTAGAATCTAATATATTCCCACCATCTCTATTGCAAGAACCTCCACCAAAATAATACCTTGTCCCTCCAATACTTTCGTGTAGTGTTTCTTTAACACCAATTACAAATATATTACCAGTACATTCAATAATAATATCTCCAACATTCGGTTTCCATTTTTTCTGTATCTCATCATTAAAAATACATTCAAGTAAATAATTTTTACTTAACCCTTTGAATGTATCAGGTAAGTAAAATTCTAAATCTTCTTTTTTAAATTCTTTCATATTATTTAATTTTTGTTAATAATCCGTACTGGTGCTAACAGCGTATATGAGAAATGACACATAAACATTCGTGCTAAATTTCAGCATCCTACAAGAGCCACTTCTCATATATGCAAAACGTTATAAGCAAGTGCTACATTTCGTTTCCAAATAGAGTTCCTGCTTGTAAACCTTTTTCTTTTCTTTTTCCCCACCCACTATTTAGATTATCTTTTGGATATGGAATAATTTTGTGTTTAAGTTCAGATATTATACGCTTTCTGTCTTTTTTGTGAAGTATGTACAAATATCTGTGCTTTTTTTTCATTTCAATCCTCTCATAATTTGGGTCAATTTTTATTAGCTCATCAGTTTTAATCGTTCCATATAGAGCGACAACACTTCTTGGGTGCATTACCTCACCATTTATCTTATGTAAGTAGCCCTTAATTAGCATAGTATTGTTACCTTGATAAAGCCAATTAGTTGCTTGATAAATTATTCCTAAATGGTCTTGCATTGGGTCGCTATAACTTATCAAAACTTTTACTTCTGTATTTTTTCTTAACCAATCAAATGTTTTACCTAAAAAATAACTTTCACTATTTTTTGGTGCTTCATCAATCAGCCAAAGTCTTGTAAGTTCTAAAACTTCGCTATTTTCTAAATTAGATGTAATTGATTTAACTGTTTGTCTTCCAACAGGAAATCCATATACAGCAACACCAATCAATTCATCTTTATCAAACAAACCAATAGCGTATCTGCAAGAAGTCCATTTGTGCGAGTAATGGTTTTCTATAATTAGCTTCTTAGCTACATTCTTATCAATTAAATCAATTCTATAATCCATATTTTAAATTTTTATTTTCCCACCGCACAAAAAAGAAAAGAAAAAGGTTTCGTCTTTCAATTCAAGTTTTGTGCTATAAATCCGCACCAGCTTATAACAGCAGTTTGGCAAAAGCTGCCATTAAAAATTCGTGCGAAAATTGAGCATCCGTTAGGCAGCCTTCGCATGTACTTGATGTTATGACACATCAAGATTCAAGCTGTTCTAATGTCATTTTTAATCCTGATGCAACTTCATATTCTTCTATATCAATATGATTTTTTATCATTAATTTTAATTGTTTACAATATTCTTCTATCGTGCAATTATCCATTGAACACATTGATTCGTAATTAATTCTGCCTATAAATCTTTTTACATCTGGATTGTTATTTTTGTCAAGAAGAATAGATGATGTGGTTTTAAAATACAATTTATTATTCATGATAATATTAATTCTTTGCCAGTAAGAGAAAAGTATAAGTTTTGAAGCTGATGCACATACTCAATATTGTGTGGAAGAAAAAATAATTGATCACCTGTAACGTTATTTACTTCTCTTAATAAAAACGATGTATAAGAATGTAAAGATTTAACAGATTCTAATTTATATCCATCTTCTATTTCAATTTCATAAGTTGTGTCATATTCGTTTTCATATTCGATAAACCCTAATTTTTTAAACCATTCTTTTGTTAGTCCTATCGGATAATGGCAACTTCTATCTATTTGATTTTCTTGATTTGTTAAAATAGACAACAACTTATTATCAACTATTTTAATTTTTACAATTAGGTCAGCTCTTAAATATTTAATTATGCTTCCTATTCTTAATTCATTTAATGGTATCATTTTTATTTAATTTAGTGGTTAATAATTGACGTGTCATAACAGTGTATAAGACGATATTTTCTTTCAGAAAAACATCGCTTATACTTGTACGTTATGTGACAGATAAGGTTAGTTCTTCACCTATTGATGAATAGAAATTTTGTAATTCATGGAAATATTTAAAATAAGTATCCAATGTTCGCCAATTACGAATACAATGAACTCCAAGCGGTAATGTATAGCCTAATAAATACCTATGTCTTTCATCAGACCACTTTATAAACCAATTACTATCTTGTCTCTTAAATATAACCATGTCTCCGCCGTTTATTTCTTCAAATCCAAAATTTAATAACCACTCTTCAGTAATAGGAATAGGATTATCTGGTTTCATTCCTTTCTCCATATTAGATAAGTAATGTCCAGTTATTATCAAATCTCTACCGTCACTTTCTAAATAATTTCCGATTCTTAATTCATTTTTATTTATCATTTCAATTTTATTTTAATACGTTAATTTTATCCGTCACATAAGAATGTACATAACGACATGATCTTATCAGATCACGATCGTATGTACTTTTACGTTAGCAAACATTAAGAATAACTGATACCCATAATTGGCATCCATTCTTTTATGTCGCTTTTTGGTACTTTGACCGTTCCGCTCCACGTCATCACAGTCCATTCGTTACCCATCAAAAAACCTCTTGTCCAGAAATCTTGATGATGAGATGTGTGTTTTACAAATACATTGTAGCCGTGTATCGGCTCTTCTAATTCGGTTTTTTTAATTTCCATAATAATTAACGTTTGCTAACACAAGCTATGCATGTACTTGACGTTGGCAGCAATTAAAAGAGCGACAGCTTATCCGTCAAATACTTTTTAATTATTGCCTTTTGTTCATCTGTGGTGTCGGACAAATCCATTTGCACACCATTAATAATTTGAGCAATGTAATTCCAACGTTTTTTCATCGGGGCTTCATTTATGCCTTCAATTACATCTGCAATGTGGACGGTAACATCCATATTTCTGTCAATTCTTACTTCAATATCTATTGTTTCCATTTGAAAATATTAACTGCTGCCAACAATATATTGCCAATAGTGGGGCAGACGTGCCACAATTGAGCATTGGTACTACTATTTAACTTTGTGCTGATGATGGGCAGTAGTGCCTTGAAACCCCACCATCGGCAATACTCGGAACGTTATTTCTCTATCTTTAAAAGTGGGCCGCCCATGAGCAGACGGCCCTATAACAACAATAAAAAACAACCGTTTATGTGGGGCCACCATTAATAGCCCAATACCGAAAAGCCAACTCCGTATA